TACTGAAAAGAAATTAGAATATAAAGAAGGAGAAGTTGTTTATGCCGATGCCTTTAATGACGACATTAGGGTTGATTGTACTTCAGGAATTCATTTCTTTATGACAAAAAAAGAAGCCGAGGAGTGGTATTCATAGAGTAATATTATAAATATCATACTCAAACTCTTCTTCATTGTATAATTTCACTCTTTCTATAAAGTGGTTTAAAGTATAATTCTTCCCACAATCATCCGCAATATCATAAAGAATACATTTATCTTTGGTTTTTGACTTTCTTAATCCTCGACCAATTGTTTGCAATACTCTAATCTTTCCTTTACTTGGAAATCCAAAGATGATGTTGTTAAGATTCTTAATTGAAATTCCGGTGCTAAAAACTCCATAAGATGCAACAATAATCGCATTATTTTCTCTCTCTACAATACCGCGAACTTCTTCTCTTTCTTTTGCCTCTACTCCACCATGAACAAAGAATATCTTTCTTTTATCATCTGCGGCATTCTTAATTAAATTGTAAAGAACTTCCCCATGAGTCTCTACTCTTGAGAAAATCAAAAGAGTGTTTCCTTTTAAATTCAATGCAAGATTTTTTAAGTAATTATTTCTCTTCTCACTAGTAATCAGAAACTGAACTTCTTCTTCATAATTCGCAAACTTTTGTTCTTTGTGCTTTAATACCAAACACTTAATATCTAATTTTGCGGCTCTACCCTTTTCAATCAATTCTTTGGTATTAATGGCCCGATAAGGGGGACCAAATAGACCAGTAATTGTCAATTCATTACAGGCTTTTCCATCATCATTGTTACTGAGAGTACCAGTAAAACCAAAACGGTATTTGATCTCATGGCAGTTTTTCATAATATTGATGAGACTCTTGGACTTTACTCCGTGACATTCATCAACCATGATAACGTCATAATTATCATAAAAGGACTTTGGATTCTCGTAAATCCCCTGCCAAGTACTGTAGGTTACTGATTTATCTGTCTTATGATTTTGCCCAGCATAAATCATATGAATGTTTGATTCGGAATCATATCCATACTCAATCCAGTCATTATACATCTGATGTATCAGTGATGTGGTAGGAAATACACAAAGAATTCTCAAACCCTTCATCAAGTAATATCTTGCGATACAGTAAATCATAAAAGATTTACCAGAAGAAGTAGCCGAAACAATTGTTTTTCTATTGTATCTTAAACATTCATAAACAGTTCCAATCTGATAATCATAAGGATCCAGACCTGATTTTTTTCCTAGGGCCTTAACAAACTCGGCCACACCTTCTTTGGTGATTTGTTCATTAACCTCAAAAGGACAGCCAAAGAACTTACTATTTTTAAATTCATAAGAATAGCCATAAGCCTTAATTTTTTCAATAATCTTATCAATTAAACCACAATAGATTTCTCCATTGGTCTTGGACAAAAGACTAATCTGGCCATTCCAACCACCTCTTTTATATGCCGGGGAAAACTTGGCCCCCGGAACCTCAAAGGTAAAATAGGGAGCCAATTCGTATAGAACATGCGGTTCGCAAATGAGGCGATTATAGACCTCATTTTTCTTTTCAATAATTACGTCTGACATTTACTGTCCTGCGATAAATTTACTCCATTCAATTGAATCACGAATTTGAAATGATCGATTATGAATCATTTTCAAAATGTCTGTTAGGTAAGACATCACAAAACCCAAGTATTCAACCTGAGTCTTAAGTTTGACTAGCTCTTCGTCTGAGTTTAAGTAGATCGGAAGATCTGCCTTTATAATTCGATGACCAAGAGGTTTTTCTATGTAGACATGAGGATCGGACTTCCCCAAGTAATAATGAGTCTTTTCTGCATATAGATTATTATATTCAGACTCTTTGAGTTTCTTTTTTATATACGTCTTATTCTGCATTTCATGATACCTACCATGTAACTGTGGAATTCTCAGGGCCTCTTCATGAAGATTATCCGGATCAATTTGAGAATCAATTTTCCACATTTCTTCAATTTCATTTATGTTCATAGGGGGTTTCCTTTATTATCAGTAATAATGTAGTGTGAATACTTGAATTTAACTTCTGCTGTAAATGGATCGGAAGCAGTCAGAGTGGCATCAAACAGCAAAGTGGTGAGACCATAGGGGAAGAGATTAAAATACTTCACCAAGAAATTAGGTCTCTGACTGCTATTTAGTACCTGAAGAGTACCGTCCGAATAAATTCCTAGCCCTGGATTGATACTTCCATAACCACTTTCTACATTGTCTCTTTGTAAATCATAAATTTGATGAAGATCTTCTGGGTATCCAAGACCTTTAATCCACTTATGAATCTCTAAATAATTTTCTAGATTTTCATCCACCAAGAACTGAAGATTCAAGTCCTCAAAGGTAATCTTGTCCCCAGGTTCTTGTAGGTCTCTGAAGGGAGTGGGGAAATCCGCAATTCCCAAATTCATTGAGGGGATGTTTGCTCTGTTAGAATAAAAAGAAACTTTGGGAGTTCTTGATAGAGTAAATAAGAACTGAGTGGGCTGAAGAAAATTTCGGTTCTCTATTTGTCTATCTGGCTTCAAATAAGGAAATTCAGGCATTTCATAAACTCTTTTAACTATTTATGGACAATTTCAAAGAATTGGTTAAAGCCTCATGGAGTGATAAAAGTCTCTTTGCGTCGCTTGTAAAGAACAAAGAATTTGTTTCTGAATTAAGAAATCAAACTTTCTTTATGGATAAACATTATGAAAAGATTCAAAACAAGCACCGAGCCTATGTTGTTCTGAATGACATCAAAAAAGTTCCTTTATGTGAATGTGGTTGTGGCCTAGCAGCCAACCTTAACTATACCTATCCAGAACAAGGATTTAGAAGATTTTATAATAATGACCACTCTTTAAAAGTAAAATCTCCAATCATTACAAAAGAGACTCTATATAATGAAAGAATTGTTGCTCAAAAATCAGTAGACCAGATTGCAAGTGATCTAAAAACAAGTCCGGTCACGATCCGAAACAAACTTAAAGAATATGGCCTAGATAATCTTTTTGACGCAAGACAAAGAAATCTAAATGCCAATCGAATTCTTCAGTCCAAGGAAGAACTATCTGCTCTTTATAGTTCGGGTCTTAAAGTAGAAGAAGTTGCCGAACAATTAAATACCACAAAAGGAACCGTTTCTAGATGGATGCAGGTTCATGGAATTGAAACCAGAAGTTCAAATTCTTATGAAAGAAAAATCAAAAAGATTAGTAAAGAAGAAAATGAGATTTATAATTGGTTGAAAACAATCTACAATAAAGAAATTCAACAATCTAATCGTTCTGTTCTTAATGGGAAAGAATTAGATCTTTATTTACCTGAAGATAATCTGGCAATTGAGTATAATGGGTTATACTCTCATCTTTATCGTCCTTGGGAAGAAAAAGAATGTTTAATTAAAGGTCCTTCTTATCATTTACAGAAAACAATAGAGTGTAGTAAAAATGGAATACAACTATTACAGTTTTATAGTGATGAGTGGAAATTTAAAAAAGAAATCGTTCAAAATATTATCAAAAGTAAATTGGGTCTAAATAAGAGACTTTATGCACGAAAATGTATTGTTAACGAAATCGACGTTTCATTAAAGAATTCTTTTTTAAACCAAAATCATATTCAAAGAGAAGACAAAAGTAAAATTAAACTGGGTCTTTTTTATGAGAATAAACTAGTTTGTGTAATGACTTTTTGTAATTCTAGATTTAATCGAAATTATCAGTGGGAACTTTCTAGGTTTGCCTGTCTCGGTGGAATTACTGTTGTTGGTGGATTTTCTAAGATGTTGAAGAATTTTATTGATTCTTATGGTGGTTCTATTGTAAGTTATGCTGATCGAAGAATTTCTAATGGTGATGTTTATAAGAAAAACGGTTTCAATTTAATTCATGTTAATGGGCCTTCTTATTTTTATGTCGATAAGAATTGTTTAGAGCGGCACAATCGAATGAAGTTTCAAAAGAAATTGATAGGGGCGTATGATTGTTCAGAGTATGAGAAGGCCAGAGAAATGGGATTTGAGAAAATTTGGGACTGTGGGAGTCTTACTTATGGGTTGGGACCTTTCGGCCCTATAAATTAGTCTAGTTTTTTTTACTCTATAGCCTTTATAATCGTCCTGTTTACCATAAGCAACTAATCTCATAGAACTATTATTTAATTCTCGTTCTCTACAATACTTTGAAAGATTTACAATAATTTCTTCAGTTCCATCTGGAGCAATAATAAGCCAACATTTACTGCTTGCTTCTTCTGCTCGTTTCTTTTGTAAAAACTTTAGTCATAATTTTATTGCAAATGAAAAAGAGGTGGTTTCCCACCTCTTTATATTGGCTAGTTTTAGCTAAGGTTTTAGATATTAAGATAAGTTTCGGATGGAAACTCTACGATAATAGCGGTTGCTATTGATTTTCAGACGGCCCAGGCCTTGATCCAAGCCCTCAGCGAAGGGGTTTGCGACCATGCCATAACGAGTCTTAAATCCGATAGCAGGCTGGAAAGTCTTAGGATCTACAGCACGAACCATTTGCAATGGCAAATATGGAGCATAGAAAATCCCCGCATCATAAGGTGAAGAACCCTTGTAACCAACAACATAATACTGATTAGCACTTACGTTGGCAGAATAAGGATCAATGTATACACGGTACTTACCCATAAGAACGCCAGCAAAAGTATTGCCAGTATCGTCTACGTTTAGGTTAGCATTTAGAGCAGGAGTATAATCAAGTACACCAGCCATGGTTAGCGCGGAGGCTACGTCAGCAGAGCACATGATTACGTTACCCTTCCCTCTACGAGTACGCTGGGCGATAGCGTTTGCATCACGCTCAATCTGGAAGATTAGACCCTTAAACTTCTCAACTGACCAACGACCGTTGGAGTCAATATCAAGGTCAAAAATACCAGGAGTAGAAGTGTTTACGGCTGCACCTTGTTCGGCTACCTTATAAATGGTACGAATAACCTCGCGGTTAATTTCGGCAAGAATTTCGGTAGACAGAATGTTAGCCAGCTCGGCTTCGGCAGAAAGACCATGAATCGCCTTGAGATCCTGGGCCATTTCTAGAGTGTACTGAGCCCGGAGAGCGCGGCTCTTAGCCTCAACAAGAACTTTCTCAATCGAGAAGCTCATTTCGTTGAACTGATTATTATCACCATTGCCAAGATTCTCAGCATCACCGGTTACCATACCCTGACCTAGGTTATATGCAGCCTGATTGGCTGAACCGGTTGGGTTAAGTAGACCAGGATTGGTGCCAAGTTGACCAGCAGTAGTACCCATACCAGAGATGGCAGAGGTGATACCGGCAGTCAGGCTACGACCACTGTTTTGAGCAGAGAATGAGGTGTCTACTTCATCGAAGAAGGTCTCATCACCACTTTGGCCTTCATAGCGAGAGCGCATGGCGAAGATTAGACCAGTAGGACCAGTCATGGGCTGTACACCAGCCAGATCATAGGCCACAAGATTAGGCATAGCACGACGAATCATGCTGATTAGAATTGGGTCAAAACCGGCTACTGGACCAGCAGCATCGGCTGAGCCGCTAAAACCACCAGATGCACCAGGGGCATTAGCAATAGTAGGACTTTCTAGAAGAAGTCCATTGTTGAAAGAATTGGTTTCCCGAAGATCATGTTCGGCGTTTTCTAGCAGGATAGCGGTGATCTTTCTGCGATGAGCATCCTTGATGGGATCAAGGCCGTCAAAGTTCAGAAGCGGAGCCCACTTTTCCTGCAATTGGCTTTCGTTAAGTTGAAGCATTTTGCGTTTACCTCTTTAGAGTTTAAAAGTTTGGGTTTGATTTAAATATTGAAATCAATTTTTAGCTATCATTGAAGCCATTCTGAGATAACGATCCATTGAATTTGAGTAAGACTCAGGTGCAACAAATTCGGTATCTTCGGTTAGTACTTCAGAGTGAGCGATTGGAGAGACATAATTCGCGGGGAAATAAGATTCCCGTAGAGTCTCTAGTTTTTCACGATAAAGATCTTCACCTTCAAACTCAACACTTTCGGCAAGTGAAGCGAGCTTTTCTTTCTGAGTTTCGGCTAGGCCCTCAGCAACATCATCAAAGATTCCATCAGCAACAGCCTCACAGAGACGCTTGCTAAGTTGAATATTTTTCTCAATTTGCTCGTTGAGTTTATCTTCCATTTCATCTAGTTTAGTCACCATGTTCTCAAGAACATCATATTTCTCATCAGGCATGGACACATAATGTTGCTCAAAAAGATTCTTGAGATTGACAAGGAATGACTCGGTGAGTTCTTCCTTGATTCCGCGAGTGATTACTAGCTGATTCTCATGCATCCACTCGTCTGCAACATATTCTAGGTAGGAATCAGCACGTTCCTGTAGTTCTTCGGCAATAGCCTGAACTTCTTCTTGAAGAGCCTGGGTATAGCTCTCTTCTAGAGATTCTTTGATCTCGGAGACTTTAGAACGAAGTGCGGCTTCAAAGATGGTCTTGGCCTTTTCTTTGAATTCTTCGGAAAGATCTTCGCCACCTACAAGAGCCTCGACATCTTTATCAATGTCGAAGTCTTCTTTCATTTCATCTTCATCTTCGTCATCTTCTTTTTTCTTTTTCTTATCATGCTTTTCTTCATCTTCATCTTTTTCTTCATCATCTTCGCATGATTCCTCAGTTACGAGATCCTCTTCGTCATGCTCATCCTCTTCAGGAAGAGACATTTTTGACATTGCCACATCACCTTCTTGTGAACCTTTACGACCGCGAATAATCTCGGCAACTCGCTTAATGTTTGAAGCGGGATCCTTGAGTTTTGCGCTGTCGTCATCAGGCTTGGCATTTTCTGGAGTTGGGCCACCAAGATCTTCCCAGCTGCCTGTTTGACCATCAGGAATACCAGTGGTGAGTTTGGGCATTGGATCGCCTGGCTTGGCATTTGCATTCACCGCAGTCTTAGACTGGGGATTCTTTGCTTCCATTTCATCTAGTTGTTGCTTGCGAGCCATTTAAAAAGTCTCCTTAACAGTTGTATTTAATCTATTATTATTTAGAAAAGTTGACACTTTAATAGAGTTATTTAGCATCAGAGCATGTTCAAGTAGTTCTCAAAATGCATAATCATACGCTCTTCACTCAATCTTTTGCTTACTACGTCACGTTCAATCTTGTTTTTAATATTCATTGCGACATATTCTTGCTTTGCGGAGTCATAAATCCATTCTTTTCCTTCATAAATGCCATTGACAAATGCGGCAGCACCAACAGAAGGATCATGAACAATGTCCACACAATTAATAACAAGATCCGGACCAACTACGGAATATCCTTCGTTAGTTTGTTTAACACTACCCAGAGCCCGTGAACTGACTCCAAGAACTACCCCCTCATCAATCAGACCCTGGGCAATTTTACCCATTGGGGTGTTTAGAATTCGGGCCTTACCATAAAAATAATTACCATTCTCTTTAAGAGAGGTAATCATATGAGATACTTTTGTTAGATCTACTCCTGGAATGGAATTATGATTAAGTTCACCTAGAGATCTTTTTGATTCAATAAAATTCTTAGTATAGGTATTCACTGCATCTCTAAGAATTTTCATTGGATATACTCGATTATTTCTATTTGGCTCATTGGCCATAAGAAAATTTCCTTCAATACAAAGAGCCTTTTTACCGTTAATTTCTTCGGTAATGTATTTTACTGATTCTGCTTCTTCGATGATTAGTTTCATTTTTATGCCTCTGATGCGATTTGAATTTCTGTAATATGAACTTTGTTGGGGCCAAAACCACCATCAAGAGCCGATACCTTAACGGCTTTCCTAATTTCTGCAGAATCAGTAGCCGTTATGACTCCAGTGACAGAAGATGTATTCCAGTCCAATGCAATACGAGTAGAATAATAACCACCAACACCGGATGATGTATAAATATTTGATACTCTTGCATAATTAGTATTAATTCCAACTGGTTGAATCCCAGAAAGGCTCACATAATCATTGACCTCTACTGGAGAACCAGTTCCTTGTGGAAAGTCGATTAGTGTATTAGTTCCAGTAATAACACCTACCACTCTTTGTGATGCTATGTTTTCTTTAAGGACTAAGGTTTCGGCCCTATCAATCCAAAGACTAGATATTGTATTAATACCGACTGGTGTATATCCAACTTCAAGATAACAATCAGATTCGGCCCTGATTCTTAAATATCCACTTTTTAGAGAAATGGGATTACTAGTTTGTACACCGCTCAGGGGTAAAATAAGTGAATTCACTTCTTGTACTATTTTGAATGCAGCCATGATTTCATTTAGGGTATAAACCTATTTAGAAAAAATAGACATTAAAAAGGCCCCTTAGGGTCCTGTCGTTTATAATTCAGGCATTTCAACCAGCGCCATATTCATGAGTATGGCCGCAGGGCTGTAGCTCAGCCCCCTACGGCTGCACCAGGTCAAACACCAGCCAAGCGCAGACGACCGCGACGCCCAGCGCCAGCGGTAGGGGCACGGCACTCAGCAGCCAGCCCAGCAGGCCGGCCACCAGTGTAACGGCGGCGGTGAAGCGGATTAAGTGGGGCATGGGTCAGGGCTCCAGTAGCACTGCGACGGCAACGCTGGCCGGGAGCATCATTGCGGCCATCATCGCAACATCAGTCCAGGTCATGGGATAACAGCTCCGAACGCATTGACTAGGGTGGTGACGCGGGCGTCGAGTAGGACGAGGTCTAGGGATTCGCCTATGCTGTAGAAGGCGAGGCGTGGGTCGCTGGATCCAGCATTCTCACGGGCAAACACATACACCTTTCCAGGTGAAGGGGTTGCTGATGTATGCGTAAGCGGGTAACCAATGCCTGATGCCCTTACAGTATAGCCTGTAGCACTATTCCGGCTTGTACCGAATAAATTGATCGGCGCTGAGCTTGTGGACCCTGCAATTTGATTTTGAATAGCGGTTGATCTATTCCGAGCGAACAACGCGACTCCAGAAGAGTTAAACCATCCTAGATTGTTCGCCCCCAAGCCGGTAGAGTCGGCTCCCATTATCGAAGCATTTAGTGTTTGCGCTTCCGTTATGTACACAGCATTGTGACTATTATTCCGCAGATCGGTGCTGTTATTTCGACCAGAGTCAATTCTGTTGTCAGTCCCATTTGCCTTTAAGCCAGTTTTTCGGAGATAGTTCCAGCCTCCTTCTGTCCCAAGCCTCTGAGGAGTACCGTCTGCCGCCTGTTTTACCAGCGGCACCAGCGCACCGTTCAGCGTGCGGGCACCGGCAAGGATGCAGGAGGCTTTGATCGCTGGCCAGATGCCATCAGCCTTACAGCCCACCACAAACGCCTCGATGGCAAGAGCCACAGCAGGTTCCAGTGTTTGGCCTTCTGCGTTGTGAACCCTTGCCAAGTAGTCCCTAGCATCAACATCCGCGATGTAGCCATAGAACGACGACGTAATAATCCAGCTCATAGCAACACCTCCGCGCACTTCGTAGTGGCAGTGGAAAATGGGTGTTTCATGGGATAACAGCTCCGAACGTGTTGATCAGGGCGGTCACGCGGGCGTCGAGGAGGGCGAGGTCTAGGGATTCGCCGATGGAGTAGTAGGCGAGGCGGGCGTCGGTTGGCTGGCCTGCGGCACTAAACACCAGAGCATTTGCGGCTAATGGCGCTTGAGAGGTGCTGGCATCAGAGATTGTTGCCCCTGAATACCTTCGCGTTGAGTTACTCGACGACGAACGGTTAATGCCTATAAATCCCGTGTCAGGATAAGATCCTAGGGAGAGTATGATTGAAGGGTTTGTATTGACTCGATAGGTATCGTTGCCTCCACTAAAACCTTCAAAAATCCATGATGTACCATTTGCGTTCAACGCAGTGCCTAAGAGGCCCCCCAGCTTGCCTGCGTTGCTTGATTTGAATACTGCCAGATGCTTGCTATCTTGCGGATCAGCGTTGTTATTCCTGCCGCTGTCCAGATACTTCGTCGTCCCATTCCCCACAAGCCCCGTCTTTCTGTTGTAATCACCAGCCACAAAGTTAAAATTCGTCGGCGCAGTACCCACCAGCGGCACCAACGCACCGGCCAGTGTGCGGGCACCGGCCATGATGCAGGAGGCTTTGATCGCTGGCCAGATGCCATCCGCCTTGCAGCCTTTTACAAACGAATGAATTGCCACCTGAACCCCAATCTCCAAGGGCTGGCCATCTGCAATCTCGACCGCTGTGATGTATGCCGCAGCGTCAGGGTCGTCCAGGCCAATATACGTCCGGCGAAGTATTAACTTTCCTGGAGTGTAAATTGGGCTCATGGTATTACGACTGCGAATCTGTTGATTAGGGTGGTGATGCGGGCGTCGAGCAGGGCGAGGTCCAGGGATTCGCCTATGCTGTAGAATGAGATGCGGGCGTCCGAGTATTCAGTGATAGTTGCTCCTTGGCGCCTGTATACGAAAAGATTTTGGTTCAATGGGGTTTCCGAAGTTACCCCTGTAAAAGAAACAGTTTGGTTGTTTCTCCGAAGGTCAAATGTTGCAGATGAATTGCGAGACGCCCCGGCAAGGCACGGGGCAACAACGGCAGTAGCAACGTTGAATGCCGATCTGTTTACCGTAACTTGAACGAGATCATTGATAAATGTCCGACCTGTTCCGGCTGATGTCGCAACAAACGGTCGCCCACCACCGCTGCCAATTGAAACGACATAGGCAGCAACATGTTTACTATCCTGCGGATCCGCATTATTATTCCTATTGCTATCCAAATACTTATTGCTCCCATTCCCCACCAGCCCCGTCTTCCGGTTGTAATCCCCCGCCACAAAGTTAAAGTTCGTCGGCGCAGTACCCACCAGCGGCACCAACGCACCGGCCAGTGTGCGGGCGCCGGCCATGATGCAGGAGGCTTTGATCGCGTTCCAGATCCCATCAGCCTTGCAGCCCCTAATAAACTCATCAATCGCCACCGCTACGGGGTATTCCAATCTCTGATTATCGGCCTCCTCTACCCTTGTCAAATACGACTGAACATCAGGATCGGCAAATGTTGTTATGTAGCCTGGGCGCCATATCAACGTCATCCGTCGCCACCTCCATCTTCGTCGTCCTCTGTGACGCGCACCCAGCGCATAGCCGATTCCACGGCCTCGGTGGCAGGGTCGTCCTGGGCGTAGGCGCCGTCAGCGGCGCGGGGCTGATCCCACATCCACTGGCTACCGTCTGGGGCTGTGAACACGTCAAACCGCTGCGGATTGGTAGGGCGCTGGCCTCCGGGCTCAGGACGCGCATACGCCAAAATCACCGGGATGCGTTCGGCAGCGATCAGGCCAGCGGCTGCCAATGCCTGCAGGCCAGGCTCAAGGCGGGGGTCGTCAAGCGCCACTGTGGGAGAGTTGGTCAGCTCATCTACCAGGGCGGCCACATGCGGGGACTGCTCGGCAGCGGCAAGAATCGCTCCGTACTCAGCGGCTGAGAACCGGCGAATGAATCCAGAGCTGGTGATCAACCCGATGCGATTCAGGTCGGCATAGACTCGGCCTTGATGCTGTAGAAACTCCAGCGCAAGCTGCTCAGGCGTGGTGCCGTTACGATTGGCGGCCTCTACCCAGCCATCAATTAGGCGGGTGTCGGTGAGGGTGATCGTGAGAGAGGAAAGGGGCATGGTGATTAACCGGCGGAGATTTTCAGGGTTCCGCCGTCGTTCCACAACTGGCCCGCGACGTTCGGGTTAGAGGTGGGAATACCTGAGAACAGGATGGCCCCGTTAGCCTTCACCGTGATTCGTGTTGTGCCATCGGTCTGTAGCTCCATGTCGCGGGCTGTGCCGCCTGCGGAGCCTTTCTCGGTGCCGATGCGCAGGATGTTGCTGGCCCATTCGATTTTTGCCCGCTCGAAGTTTGTGGCGCTGGTGAAGGTGTTGTAGATGCGGCTGGTCTGGGCGTTGGCGTCGTTGCGTTGGGCGAGGGTGTTAGCGGCGTCACGAGCAATAAAAAGATCGCCCCAGTTGACTGTGCCGACAAGACTTCCTGTAAAGGTTATGTTTCTGGTATTTACTAGCGTAACGCCAGTACTGCTTATAATAGTAGATCCAATGTTTGCAGTAGTAGCGCCCAGCAAACCAGCGGCGGTGGCATAGACAGTAGTTACTCCATTCATCTGCAGGTCCAGCAGGTTCCCCGCAAACCCGCTCGGCGCATTCACCCCCAGGCCTGTGCCAGACGCGCTCCAGGCGGTAGACGTAGTGCCCGCAGGCTCGATCAGGAAGTGCGGCTTGGTGGTTGTGCTGGTGCCGCCCGTGAACCACGAGCCGGTGAAATGTTTGGCTGGAGCACTAGCCAGACTTGTATAGCTGTTGATCAAACGGCCAGCCAGAGTAACTGACGTGCCATCAAACGTCATCGTGCTGACGCCTTGATACGAACCATTCAGGTTGTAGACAAGCTGCCCAGTAGAGCCGCCCACCAAGGCCACAGTCCCCGTCTGATCAGGGAATGAGATGGTGTTGTTCCTGGTCGGCGTTACACACTGAATTGTTGTAGTGAAGCCGCCGCCGTCATCAAGTTTGATGTCACCCGGAACCTGCAATTCACCAGTGATCCAGCGAAAACCGGAAACAGCACCGAAGGCGCCATCCAGGTTTAGCTGAATGTCGCCACTGTTTCCAGCAGGGTTGCCGCCGCCAGCCGCATCCAGGGTTCCAGTAAATGGGTTGAACTTATATTGCATAAAAATCAACTCCTAACGACCGAAATAAGGTTATTACTCCCATCATAAGAAAGAGTTAAAGTAGCAACACCGACATTATTAAAACTGTATGCAACACCAACTAAATTAGATCCCGAATATGCAAGGGATACTCTATTGTGGTTTGGAATATTTAGTCCAGAAATAACCGGAACTGGATTAGAAACGGTATTAGAAACTGTTACTACCCCGACAGTTGTAGAACCACCTCCACTACCCCCAAATGAAGTAACTTGATTTCCGTCACTATCAACTACAGCAACTCCCTGAACAAGTTGTCCAGAATTTAATTTTACTGAGGATTTTTTATCAAGAAGCGACATTTTTAACGGGGTTTCTTTAGTTATTTATTAAAACTATTTAGTCAATAAATCTCTTTCCACCTCAAAGAAACACCAACATTTGTTGAATTAGAACCAATATTGGTAACTATTACAGAAAAAATCTCAGAATTGGTTGAATTATAATTCTGAGACAAGAAATTTTTCTTTGATGTGGGGCCAGATTGAATGTTAGAAAAAGTTGCGGCTGGTTTATTTACATTTTGACTGTCACCAGAAGCATATCCACTCATAAAATCCTCAAATAGAGTTGTTCCAACTCCGGTTGCAGTTTGGTTGTATTCAACAACAGATTCGGGGTGTTCAGAAATCCAGGTCCCGGTTGTACTCAAACCCACGGCACTATTAATTTTTACTACCTCATACTTTATATTTGATCCAACACTAAAAACTGAAATATCCTCTAATTTTACCGTAGCTCTATTTGGATAACCTTTAAAAGAATTTTTAAGTTTAATTGCCAGAACAGGAACTGTTGATCCAACACCAACAGATCTTAAAGAAGTTGCATGAGAAAATTCTCTTCCAGCCTCTGTATAACCACCCTCACTCATCACAGTAGAGCAAATTTGGATAAAAGACCCCCCAGCACCAACTTGAGTTCCAGTGTTTCTAATTTCACATCTTACTGGGAGATTGGGATTTGACATGTAAACGGTATCAACATTATTAGAATTATAAAATTCATGTGCAACAATATTCTTACCATCAAGACTAAATCCACAACGAACTCTACCAACACCAAGCCATTCAAAATCGGTAAAGAAAAGTTGAGTTTTTGTAATGTCTAAATCAAATCCAGAGACGCCACTTCCATCAAGTTGATCTTTGTTCCATTGAGATTGTGGAATTCTTCTTTCCGAATTACCAATACCGGCATTAACAAAAGAACGAATTACAAAATTAAGATTTCCATTTTGATCCTGTTCAAAATAAATTCCGTCCCTATCATCAAAATAACCGGTCCTCTTGATTACATTTTGTTGAGGTTGTCCAAAGTTAAAAGAGGAGTAAATCAATTGAGATTTACCTGGCATATAATGATGATATCTTTTTGTCTGATGAATTGTATAACCATTAGTAGAAATACCAGATTGAAGATTCGCGGCTGCCTGGTTGACGTTAAAAGTCAATGTGGCGCCGATTCCAGAATAAACATCAATAAAATCTGGATCAATTGAATAAAGATGTTTATAATCACCTAGGGTAAATGGCTCAGAAACTCTTGCCCTACCAAAAGCATCATCTTGAGGTTTATATGGTTCATAAAGGTGTGACATTTAGATGACTCTCCAAGAATTATTTCTCCAAATGAAGGTAAGAGATCCAAAATTATAAGCAAGAATTGCCCGATCTCTTCCATCAATTAAATCTGAACTTGATGGTAAAATAGTGATGTATCGATTGGTTCCTTTGGATGCTTCTCCTAACTCGTCCTTTACAACAAAAATCTTCCCCTCTCTTTCGGCTTTAGGAAGTACAATTGTTACTGCACCTGAGAAATTTACTCCAATATAATAGTCTTGTGGAACTATTTGATAAAAAGAAGAAGTTACGGATGTCATTGGAACATCCATAAAAGTCAGATTAGTTTCACCACCTCCACCTAGGGTAGAGAGCTGTTGTTGAACCCGATCAATAAAGATCTTATAGTGCTTTTGGAATTCTTCTAGAGTAAGAAAGTTTTGATTAAGAGGAGTTAACGGATCAGAATTATTTGTTTTAATTGGTTCCGCAAGAAGCCCCAGGGATTTTTGAATGAGAGTTGGTTGACCAAAAGATGTCTCTTCTTTTTTCTTCTTTTTTGGTCTAGATTTCTGTTCGATTAGGGGTTTAACAAAAGATTCTTCAAAGGAATTGGATATTAATTCATCCAATTCCTCCTTGGCCTTTCTTTTTTCTTCAGATACTAGTTTAAAGAAATCTGAAAGATCACTCATTTACGTTAAACATACTAGCAGCAACTTCTGGCCGGTATTCATCAATTTTTTCTACTGCCTTGACAGAAAGAATATTTTTGATTGCATCGCTGATAGCAGAAGGAGATTCATCCTCAATAATGGCATTAATTAGTTCTTCCATGGTTGTTTATAATGAACTGCTACTATTTAGATGTCGCCACCTTTTGGCATTTCTACTGCCTTTGTTTTGACTTCTGGTTCTGTTGGAACCTTACCCATATCACCTTCAATTTCCTCTGGTGGTGGTTCTGCGAGAGGCTGCCCGGTTTCTGGATCAATAGGAATAGAAGGATCTGGGATAACTCCGGTCTCAATTTCCTTTTGAATCAGAGCATCTTGTTCAACAATTTCTTCATCAGTCTGTCTAAGAACTTTCCTTCTAACATAATCCTGGGAATAAAATCTTCCAATATAAGGCTCGGCCATTGAGACCATATTCAGTCTTTCGGTGAGAAGCTCAGATTCTTTGAGTTCTGCAAAATGATTATCATAAAGGAAATCAAATTGAATATGCTCACTCATCTCGGCCCAATCTTCTGGAGTAATAATATTCTTAAGAATCAATTGAGTTCTTAGAAGGTCCACAAACAACCTAGAGAATCGTTTTCTAAGTCTCCCCACAAACTTTGAAAACTTAACTTCGTCTCTGAGAATTTCTGAAGACCTACCTAGGTTAAAACCACTTTCACCATCAATTCTTGAGGACGGAACATTCAATGACTTATAAAGTTTTCTCTGGAAATAATTAAGGTCAGTTAGTTCTCCAAGATTCTGTGATCCAGGGAGAGTAGTTACCTCAGTTCCTCTTCCACCTTCTCGTCTTGGAAGCCAATAATCATCCATAAGACTCTGGAATCTTCTGTCGTTTGAAACTTCTCCGGTTTCAATATTATAATTCATCTTATTTCGGTATCTCATCATTGTTTCTCTGAGATACTGCTCGGCCTTGACTTTGGGCATATTACCCACATCAATATAGAAAATTCTTCTCTCGGTCCCTCTAACCATTCGATAAATTACAATACTATCCTCAATCATTCTAAGTTGATTAAGAGATTTAATTGCCTTATTGAGATAAGAAAGAGTAATATTTTTATTGCGATCAATCAGACCAGAAGTACAAAAAGTTACACTATCTTTGGCTAGTTTAATTTCACCATCATTATCATTTCTTGCTGAAGAAATATTGGTTCCAGAATTTGGATAAGATGGTCTTGGACTATAAAGAAAATATTCCTCCATTTCGGGGAACTTATAAGTCATTGGATCACTATTTCTAGGATCGTGTTGAAGAATTCTATTATTACTCTTATCTTGCTTGGCCTTTCGGATATACCTCATCTTCAGGCTGTCAATATACCGAAGTTCTTGAATTCCTAGTTCTGGTTTTTTAAGATCAATAACCTTATGGTAATAAAGTCTACCATCAACATACCAATTTCTATAAATCTCGTGACATTTTTTATCAAAATCAAGAAGTTTTAGAACGTGTTTAAATTCCTCTCTGATTTTTGTCTTAATACCATCACTAGCATTTAGATTAGACAATTCAATCTGAACCGGACTGTCATAAGTATCAGAAACAATTGCCTCATTTACAATATCTTCAATGGCCTCGTCCACCTCTGGGTGAAGTGCCATTTCTCGATAACGTTTGATTAATTCAAATTCGTTTCTATAAACACCCTCAATATCAACATAAGAGCCAAAAAACCCAGACGTTAGATAATAATCTGCCCCGTCCTCGGCATTTTGAGGAACGGGGGAGATTGTACTTGGGGTTAATTCGGTGCGATCATTAATTGAGAAACCAAATAACTTTGCCATAATTTAAATTTTAAGATCACCCTATTTAGGTTACTTAATTGGCCTGTTTGCCTGATCTGCTGGACTACCGGCTTCCCACCAGTTTACTTGGAAATCGACAGTAAACCGCTCGATTTCATTGTTGGTTCCATAAGATAGATCAATTGCTGATACATTGGAAGGCCAAATATCATACATTTTATAGGTTCTTAGTGGAGTAAGAGAACTATTATTTTGGGCAGTACTAGCAGTATCAGAAAAACTAGTAGAACCCCGACCAAGTTGATGGACCAAGGCATCAACCATATAAGCATTTGGTGAAGTAGCGCCAGTTGCATTTTCAAGTTTGTTGATTAGATTAGCCCAGAGTTCAAATGCAGAACGGAGCCTGAAGTCCTCATCGTTGATTACGGTTACTGACCAGATATCAATAGTACGGTCTCCGGCCACTTTCATAATACGACCCCTGAAAGGAATATTGATTGGATCAATATTTGATGCTGGCATGGAGGTTGCATCACAAAGAAATTTGAAGGATGTTTTTTCCTCTGTTCCCCAAATACCACTAAGGGAATTTGGAAAACTTGGAATTTCAACCTCAAACAGATTAGGGCGAGCACCACCACCTTTTAGGGCTGATTTAAAACCGTTGATTGTGCGTAAAGTAGACATTTTAGAAAATCCTCCTTAAGTTAATGGGTTTATAATTAAACTCGTCCAGTCACTTCTTCAAAGCTAACCCCAGTTCTAGTAGCAACGAATGTAAGAGTTACATAGTTGATAGACTTGGTGGGCTTTAGGAAAATGTCTGCTCTAAATTCCTTATTATCAATAGCATCTGGAGTGTTATTAGTTTCGTCACAGATCACCCGGAAATCAATCAGACCTCGTTTTGCCTGAACATCCCTTAGATAGGGCTCAACAATGTTGATAAAGTTTGCTCTGGTAATGGCATCATTCAGCTCAAAGAGTTGAGCCTGAGCAGTTCTTTCAAGAGCCTGTTCAACAGTAAGGAATAGCTTTCTGACATTGATACGATCAAATGCTGAGGCAAATCCAAGAGCAGTTCTGTCACCAAACAGAAGAGCCCCGATACCAGGCTGGTTTACAATGGAATTGATCCGTAGAGGATACAAACGATCTCTCTGGGCCTTGTTTGGATTGTAGGCCAGTTTGATAGCATTGTTTAGGATACCTCTTTGCTGACCAGCAGGAGAGAACCAAGGATAAAGTTCAATCGCGGTTCTTACCATTAGACCTGCAACGTCAGCATTGCAAGGAATGTAACGGAACTTGTTATTGAAACGATCAAAGGTGTACTTATAACCGCTATCAAAAACAGCATAGGAAGAAGAACTCAATGGGGAGAAGAACTCAATAATCTCATCGGTTTGCTGATTTGAGTCACTGATGTCTACTACATCGCCCCGATGAGGAGAAATCACTGCAATACAATCCTTACGATTATTCGCAATTGAAATCAGTTCTTGGGCCTTTGCCTGTGATTCAAATTTATTACCAAGACCAGGACCCATAATTAGATAATCAACCTCAATTTCATCTCGGTTAGAGAAGAGGCGATATGCACTAACAAGACCACCCAGAGTTGCGGTGTAGCCATCAGTTGGTGTGTAGTTCTTACCACCAGAGAGATTGTAAGTAACGTTTCCTAGGGCACTGAAGGTCTTGTCTTGGGCAGGAAGATTCCATTGACCCTGTGAAGTGGAAAGACCAGTAAAACCAGAGGCAAATCCAGTTTGTACTACTACTTCATTTGGATTAGAATTGTCTGAAGGGTTATCGCCAGCATAAACATAATTGGAGAACTGGGCGATGTAAATCTTCCAGAAATTCTTCTGCGCAGGATTTACTGCAGAAATTGCATCAGATGCCTTGGAGAGGAACAGATGCTTCTCTATCAGATTACCTTGAATTCCGGTTACGCTACCGCTATCGTCAACAATGGCAACATGAATGGAATCATTTTTGGCACTACGCTCTAGGGCAAACTGAGTAGTGGTTGGTTTAGGAGCAATAGAACTCCATAGAATTCGGCTATTATCCAGCTCAAGGAATTGCTCATCATACCAGTCTTTTACTGAACTAGCAGCAAGAGTATGAGTAGTGGTAGCAGAACCTGAGCTGTTTACAACTGAAATGGTATTGCCAGCCAGAATAGAAGCCGCCTGATTTCTTTGCTGATAAGTTACTGGGATATCTACAGTAGTACCAGAGGCAACAACCGAGGTGATTTTTACGTCAAGAGTGGAAGCCCCAACTCCGGTAATAATACCCTTCAGGTGGCCATTAAAGAGGCTAGTTGACCCGGCTCCGGCAATGACCTGATTAGTAAGAGCAACTGTTACACCAAAACCAACTGATGCGGCAGATCTGGTAGAAGAGTTTACAGTCAGAATTTGGTCAGCTTTGTCATCAATCACACAAACTTTTAGGCCATTTGCCCAAGTACCAGGAGTCTTGGCAGCAAAGACGTAGTTGGCCAGATCATCATCATAATTTAGTTCATAATCATCAAAGTTTTTGATTTTTAGAGTCGGTTCTCCGGCAGTAGAAACACCAGCAGCATTGCGAATTGCATTCGCAGTAACCAGATTGTCGTCATCAACTCTGGCTACTTTAAGAATACCGCCATAAGATAGATAAGAGGATGCTGAAATCCAATATTCATATTGAGAGTCTTCATTTTTTGGTTTACCAAAAACGTTGATAAGTTCCTGTTCTGTGGTGATGTCTACTGCTTCTTCGACAGGACCAATTGGAAAAGGTCCAGCAATAGCGCCAATATTATCTAAAATATTGTCAACACGACCTACTGTGAGATCAACTTCCCTAATTAGAACCCCAGGAGATAATTGAGGTGTAGCCATTTGTACTCCCTTTATATACTTGCTATTAATTATTTAGAAAAAAGGAGAGCTTAATAACTATAATCCCACAAAGAAACAAGTTCATCCGGAGAAACTACATTCCAGAGTAAATCTTTTTCAACAAAGGTCTCGGGCTCTATTCCGGTTTCTATAAAACCTATTGGTAAAATACTGTCATCTTCTTCACGCTCTTCATTTTCTTTAAATAATCTTTTTCTTATATCGTCATCAGTGATTTCTCGGAAGTATTCTTGGGTGGAAGCCCAGGAAAAAGTAACAAGACAATCAACCAAGTCGTCATTTTTCCCTTCTTCGGCCTTAAAGGTATTTGATTTTTGGACAAAGGTGAAGAGTTCGCTGATCGTGTCATAATCTTCAATGATTAATTTATCTGATTCAAGTAACATTTTTAAATTGAGAGATCCGATTTTCTTCACATTAGCGGACATTTTTACACCATAATCAACTCTGTCTCCACCAAATCCCTGCCCCAAAACCTGTCCCTTTCTTCCTTTAATAAAACAAGTCAATAGATTTGGATACTCAAGATCATAATGAAGTCCAGTTGCGATCTGATCACCCACATCATTTGTTTCACAAAGTACAAATGCCTTATTATAATGTAAACCAGCATCTTTAATGATATATGGAAACATAATTGGTTTAATTTGATTGTCTCTATATTTTGCTACTAATTTATAAGACATTTTCGTTATGTCAATAACTGTAAATACAGAATAATCAAGATCAACTCCTCTTGCTACGTCAACATTAATCATATATTGATGGCCTTCTATGGGATCTTCATAAATATCCAGACCTTTTTTAGATCTTATTGGGGATTTATGAGTCATTGATGACAGTTTTGATGCTGAAACCAGGGTATTTGATGATCCCAGGAAAGAACATGAAAATTCTTGATCAAAGGCTCTTGCCCCCACTTCTCCACCACCCAAGTTTGCGATGGTTTTTATTTTCCATTTTTCATCTCTTCCAGGAACATCATTCCAATTAATTTCAAGAGGAACATAATCGTTTAATTTTTTTATTGCCTCATCCCACATTTTATAGAAATAATTTAATCCCTGGGGAGTGCTGCATATGATAACTTTAGTTTCTTTACCAGAAGAAATAGTAGGATATACGGAATTCATAAAATTGACAGCTATATTATTTGGAACGAAAGCAAATTCGTCTAGAAAAATAATATTATAAGAACCACCACGAACCGATGATGCTGAGGTAGAGGCTGTGATGATCTTAGAACCATTATCTAATTCCAATGATGTTTTATTCCAGGACTTAACTCCAGGTTGCATCCAGTTTGGTAAATTTTCAAATGATACTTGAAGCCTAGAGAGAATATCCTTTGCTGATGATGCTTTGTTTGCAAGAATGGCTATGGATACTTTTTCATTAAAAATAGCATAATGAAGTAGGAAAGAAACGCTAGTAGTGCTTTTCCCAGAATTAATAGTTGGAATAAAATTCTTTCCACATAAAAAAGAGTGGTCTTTATTTTCTACTTCAATACAGGAAACACTAGTTGGTTTAACTTCTTTTATTGATTTTAATTCAATATTTTCATTCCAATTATTTACTAATGTATTAAATTTTGTTCTTTGTAGAGTGATTTTTTCTTTAATACAAGAAATCTGCTCAGCAGTTAATACAATTGGTTTTTCATTTATATAAACTCGCCAGAAATGATCCTTGTCACAAACAATATCTTCCTCAAAATGTTGACCTTTAAAGGATAATTTATAGCACTTTTCTGTGTTTTTATAACTTACTTTGTTTAATACTTTTGTTTTATTTCCACTTAGATCATAAACAACATCCCCTATTTTTAGGTCCTTAATTTTGGTATAACCATTTGGTGTTGGAATTGGGGTATTATTTTCTAATGGTTGTCTAGGTAGTTTACAAATGGTAAAACGGTTCTCATGAAAAGTTCTGAGCATCTTTTCTTGAAAAGGCCACATATCAAATGGTACAAGGCCATCATCAACGTTAACAATTTTTATATAATTTTTGGCAAAATAAACTGGATCAACCGCACATTTTGCTAATTCAAATAATTGTTCTTGAGAAAACTCATTGGCAACATTCGCTCTTTTTAAGAGCGGATTACCCATATAATGTTTATCAGACATAATAATTAATTAATTTTTACAATTCCAGCGGCGTCTTGCTTTACAAATTGGTTTATCTTGAGTTTTAGAGCAACTAATATTATGCATTTCTTGCTGACCTTTGGATCTTGTGCAATAATTAGTCCTTCTCTGCATTCTTTTACCAGTTGGATTTTTTTCTGTAACAGCAGTTTGTAATTTAGAACCTGGATTTTCTCTACGGTAAGTATTTACGGCTTTCTGACTCATTCCATCAACTCTGTCTTTTTTATTAACTTTCTGCCAGTCTTCCTTAACCTGAACAATCGGAGTACTAGAATCCATCTCACAAGGAACATAAGAAATTACTCTAGCTTCTGGATAAATCTGATTTACCGCATAATCAATCTCATTTCTTTTTGGAGTTCCAAGTTGTGGGAAGAACATTTGAACCGATAGATGCTTTCCTCGCCAATTGACCAAAACTCTAAGAAGCTGACCAGTTTGCATTGGAAGGCGAGTTGTCGCTTCACTCACCGGAACACAATTAGGAACTTTTTTACCCCTTTTCTTTTTAAATCCGACCATTTCATAACCTTTCCAACAAGGATCCTCATCTTTGGTCATGTATTTCTTAGCCTCTTCCATCTCAACACTTTTTTCCATCTTATTGAGATGGGTATAATAATCAGGAATTTCTTCTAAGTGATGAAGAGCAATAATTTCGGCCTCCCCCTTATCAGTGGTGTGCTCCATTTCAATTTTGATTCCTTTTTTTAATTGCTTTTCAAGGTATTCAACAGATACTTTATGTTTTTTTGCAATTTTATCTAAGGATTTTGTTTTCTTGATATCTATTCCAGGCTTATCGCCTAGCATTTCAGAAAGGATTTTATCTACAAGAGATGTTTCTTCTTTGACAATCGGTGGAAGTTGAGTTCCCAATTTTCCTTTGGCCACTTTAGCTTCATTAGGATTTGGAGATCGTGTTAGTCCTTCTATTTTTTTTGTCCTGTTTGCGCTAGATTTTACTTTTTCATGCTTTTCTTTATTAATAGTGAATGAAGTATTCTCTTCCATTTTTACATCAGAAGCCAAATAATCAGCAATAATATCCAAATAATCACTCGATTTTGTGAGTTTCATCTGCACCCAGGCTGGAAGTTGCATATCCGGTTTTTTAATAATCTTCCGAAGTTTTTCTAAAGATTGCTCTATTTTATCCATCTCCACTTTAACCATATACCCTTCATCATCTAATTTTTTTCCTGACTGAATTTCTTTATGGTCTTCTGAAAGATTTTTCATTGTTGATCCTTGTTCTTCTTATTATTTATGGTTTTATTAGGCTTAATTTTCAATTCATTTTTTAATAAATTCAATACTTCACTTGTTGTTCCAACAAAAAGTGCATTATTGGTTACATTTCCAGAAGTTTTCTCCTCTTCAAGATCACGAAGTTTCTTCTGGTTTTCCATAAGTTTTTCTGTAGCATCCGCAACAGTTTTGATTAATTGTCCAACCACTTCAAAAGATCTTGCTGAATCAGTTTCTTGTGCTAATTCTAAAACACTATTAATCGCTTCTTGTCCCTTTTCGACTAGGGACATTAATGTGGCCCTAGAATACTCATAGTCTGCTGTAATATCAGAAGAACCCTTGACTATTGACTTGGGTTCTACCTTTTCAATTTCTGTTGAAACAACCTCGCTTTCAATTTCAAAAGTGTCATTAAGAGCCTGGAATTTTTTAGTTGCCATAATTAATTAAAAACAGAGAGAAATCCAAAATTAGAATTTGGAGGAATGAGTATGTTATCTACTGTAGTTATATTTAATAAATCGGAGCCAAGAACATGTAATTGGGGTTTTGTATCAAAAATTCCTCTTTGAACTCTAATTGTTGTCCCTGTAATTTCTTCGATATAAAGAGTCTCATTATTAATTTGAATAAGAGTATCTTTTGTAAGATTTACAGATTCCTCTACATCAATAAACTGATCACCAGACAAAACATCTTTAGAAACTTTAGTAACCACCGTTCCTGTATAATTTTGAGTTGCTCTTGGTGTTACTGCAATTCTGATATCATTAGAAATAGTAGAAGAATCACTTCCAGCAGCAAATCCAATAGAAACTCTGTTAATAATACTGGATTCAATCGAGTCCGAAGAGACTGGAAGAAACATATAGGTCTTTGCGGTGAACTTCAAAGTCCAGATAAGAGCCCTTCTATCCTCAAAGTTTCCTTCATAATTATCAGTAATTGAGATATTATCAAGATTAAACTTAATATCTTTTTTCTCTTGAATTTCTTCTATTGCAACGATTGTAATTGTATAATGTGGTTGAAAATAAGGAAGAATTTGTTCCACAATTTGAAACATATCATCCTCTAACTTAGTAAAAATACTTAATTCAAAATTTACATTATAGGGAACCGGGAGATATGATTTTCTTGGCTTATCTTGTTCATCTTTTGCGGTAAATCCCCTCATGGTATTTCCTTTTCGTTGGGAATCATAAGAAAGCCCAACAATCTCCATTGACATTCTTGGGGTTGTAATTTGAATTGGCTTACTTAAATCGGGCGATTGCTCAAGCCTTGCCAGAAATTTTTGGGTGGGACCATAAGCAAAGGGAACCCTTTGAGTTGATACAACATTTCCTTCATCATTTTTGTGCTTTATATAGATATTATTAAATAGAGTGCCAAAAGCAATTACAGTTTTTCTTATGGCCTCGTAATAAAAGTGCTCAAACATTATGGTGTACCAAAGGGGTTTCTTTCACTAAAATCTAGAATTTCATTTGCCGCAATTTGAATATCATCATTTTGTTTATATTTATCAACAATTAATCCTTGCTCTTCTCTCTCATCTACTGTCAACAATTCTGGAGACTGGCGGATCTGATAAGATGCGCCAGATTCTTGACCAACAATTAATTCTCCTGGTAAAAATTCTCCAGATGAATTTCCAAGCTGGAGCTGTAAAGTAGTTGCGTTCCAGTCTCTGACCCTTGCTGTCATACTGGAGGCACTTCCAACTACTTCTTCATTGAAAATGTAGGTTCCAAAACCAGAACTAAATGGAGACCCTATTACAACTTGTGGAATTGTGGTATAGCCAAGACCAGCATGGCTTACAAGTATTTGTGAAACAACTCCATTATTCAATACTGAAGTTGCAGAAGCAGTACTTGTTGCGGCTCCGACAAAAGTAACTAGTGGGGAGGAAGAGTATCCAGATCCACCATTGATGATTGTTACAATTCCAACAATACCATCGCCAATTGTTGCAAATCCTTCGGCTCCGGCACCACCCCCACCAATAAAAGTTACTCTAGGCGCAACAGTGTAACCAAACCCGGCATTTGTAATTTGAACTCCCTGAACTCTCTGTAAAGTTTCGTCAGGTTCACAAAGATCAACAATACCAGAAATCATGGTTGCAATACCAGTTGCTGTTTGACCTCCCGGTGGAGGATCCCCGAATACAACCAGAGGAGCGGAAGAATACCCATCCCCTCTATTTGTAATTGTTACAAACCGAACTCCACCATTTACAATAGTTGCCGATGCAGATGCTTGGGATCCAATTCCAATCATTGTATAAACCTCAATGAATCCAGAATCCTTTATATTATCGTCAATATTGATAAATCCAGTATCAATAATTTCATCTTGATACCTAAAGAGTTCACACCTTAGGTTGTAAACATAATTTTTCTGTAACTGATAAAATGGGGTCTCATGTTCAACAAATTTAATTTCAAATAATCTATCTCCTAATGGAAACCAAATCAAATCGCCCTCTTTTGGTCTTTCTGGGAGTGGTATTTTTGGATTAGTCTTTGAAAGTGGAGTAATATAGGTTTCGTATCTTTCTTTTGAAATAATCAAATTTAGGTCCGTATTAGGCTGAATTCCAAACTTACTGAGAAGAACCCCGGCTCCTTCATAACCTTCATAGGTGTCAATATAGGCCTCGATTGGATATGCAGAAGAAAATTTAGATTCTATAACCTCTCTAATTACAGTTCTTTTTGTGACATATTCTCTAGGAAGATAATAAATATCTATCCCGTGAATTTGGATCGTTTCTTTTATTAGGTCGTTTATGAGACCCTGCTCGGTTTTTGAGCCCTGAAGAAAGAATGGATTTAACATTTTTTACTGAATTCTTAATTTAGGTAAACTACTGAGAGACTAAAGAATAAAGAGATTTATAAAACATAAATTATCCAACTAAATCGAAACATGGCATCTCATACGAGGAACTCATGCGTTCAATAATTATATCAATTTCTCTTTGGGCATCATCATAAATTTCCCGACCATTTAATTCAACCCCACCAGGAAGTTTTACACCTCTAAACTTAATAAGATTCTGTCCCCATTGCCTTTTTATGAGGGCCGTTAAGTATGGTTTAAGAAAACTATCATTCCATACTTTTGTTGAATCAGTTGGATCCAGGACTCTATAACAATCAATAAGTAAAATATTTCCAGGAGAAACCGTTGCCCAGTCAACATCGATATAAAGTTTAGAGTCTCTTTTATTAAATCTAACCATAGCATCTGGACTTAAAATCCAGTCCATGTCTTCAAGATATCTCTTGGTCATAAAATAGGTTAAAATATCAGTAGATCCCCAGTAATAAATGTCATTAAGAAACAGTTGATATTTAAAATTGAACATTCCATAACCAAGACTCTGACTTCCAAATAATTTAAAGACCTTATTAATACCTATAATATGATCTGGAATTTCAATATAATTGGAATTTTCTTTATATGTATAGGTTTTTGCAATACCAACTTGGGTGTATGTACCTTCTCCGGTTCTTCCTCTGGCGCGGTCAATATCTTCTTGGGTTATCTCATATTTTAGAATAGTCTGAGAAACTCCATCAAAGTGTCTTTCTTGGAAGAATTGAACTGCATCATCAACCAGATCATCAATTTGCTCTTCAGCAACATTTATTTCCAAAACCGGTGCTCCCAGTTTTCTTTTGCAATAATCTACAAGTTCTTGTCTAGAAGATGGTTTTGCCATTTTTTTAACTATTTAATAGTTTTAAAATTAGTTCTTTGATTTCTTTAACATCACTTCTAATATCATCAACCTGACTTTGCAATTCTTCTATTCTGGCCTTTGAACTCATCTGCCTGATGTAGGCATTAACATAATTTTTATATTCTTCGGTATTGTTATTAATAATACCATTAGAATCTACATCTCTTAGAAGATGTTCATTATCCTTTACCTTGATATAAGACATAATTAAATCCTCGGTTTAATGGTTGCGATTGCCCTGAGTTGGCGAATCAGAGGGGGTGTCGCCTGGTTACTACTTGCCATGACAATTTTGATGGCAAATGCATTGAAATCAGGAAGATCATCCACTGAATATTCATAATCCTTAAATGTTCTATCTGAAGTTTCTTTGACAAACGAATCTGAAGATCCATCATTCTTAGAAACATCAATAACTCTCTTAATTCCAAACCCATCGACTACATAATTTTTATAACCAGGAAATAGTTCAAAGGAAGGATTAACATTGGATTCATCATCTCGGAAAATTTGATAAAGAACCCGAACATCATTTAAATCATTGCGACTTGCACTTAAGATCACCTTGATCGCATTGGCGGGGATTTTCAGACGAGTTGGTTTTGAAATGTAGATAGCCTCGTGAGAATCATTATCTCCTCTCACTAAAGTATCGGTTGAATACGTTGCTAATTCGCCAATTCCATTTGAATTATTAATCAAGTTTGATGTTAGAGCAACAGAGGTATTAATTGTATCAACAACCGGAGAAACCCTAGTATCATCGGTTGTAAATAGCATTTCAAAAGACAATGATCTATTTCCAGGAGAGTTAGTAATAAATCTTTCTTCATTTACAGAAGAGCAAATTAATTTTGGCTCTGTGAAATAGGTTTGCGTATCAAGGGGAATAATTTCAAATCCTCTGTCTATAAATGGCTTTTCATTTCCACCAACACTAGAACCAGTGAAGGTCCTAATTTTGGTTGAAATATTTGTTTTTGCCGGAATAATACTTGCAATATTTGGAGTAATTGATTCGTACTGGATGTTATTAGAAATAACAGTTCCGGTTTGTCCACCTTGTACATGCTGCCTGAAATAGAGATTGTTTTCTCTGTTAGTTCCAATTGATTTTCCATCAAAATCGGTATCACTCATGTCAATCTTAATGAAGTAACTATTCAAATCAATCGGGAATTTTCCAGTATTGGCTGAATCTACTTCCGCAAAATTGTGAATTTTATTAATTCTTCTCAGTGATACTCCATTAAATTCATACTTATAAACAAAAGTATTATTCGCATATGCAATTGCCTGAGTTCCATCAACTGCTCTTGTAACACCAGTTAATGTATTCCCGGAAATTGCAGTGTATCTGATGACCTCATTACCGATAATTGCATAACCAGGATTTATTGGACTTACTGTCACCCCTTCAAAAATATTGAATCCAGCTGATGATTGAAGTGGAATTGTATTTTGGGTTGATGTAATTTCAGATGATGTTGTAGAATTAGTATCAGAATTAAGTGGTCTAAAATCATTAATTTCTACATAATTTTCAAATGAATGCATACCATGATTTTGTTGATAGACCTTCATGTGAAGACCATCAAAGAATTGATCCTCGGTAATGGAAGTTACTGTAATACCTGCTCCAATTGCACTTGATATTCCAGAAGAATTTATAAAGTTGACCGTTGATACCCCAACATTAAAGGTTCCTTGTACTTCATCGAGAACAAATGTGTTAGGCGATGCAATATTGGTAACGGTAATTCGACCATTAATTCCTAGGCCTTGTCCAAGAGGTGGAATCAGAAGAGAATCGCCCACCTTATAACCAATCCCACCATTAGTAATATTAATAGAACCAATAACACTATTAGCTACACCAACAGTTGCAACTGCACCTAGACCAAATCCAGTCTCTGTAACCAGATTAACATTAGTAAAGGTCCCATTAGTATAACCAAAACCAACATTGCTTATGGTTGTTCCGGCTCCTGCGCCGGTTGTGATTCTACCAGAAATTCCAATTAGAGTAGCCGAAGCACTACCCTGAGTAATAGTGACACCTTCTTGAACCACAGAAGAATAACCAGTTGAACCTAGACCAACAATAATTCTCTTTGATAGGAATTCAAATTGATTAGGGCCGGTGACGGTTTTCTTACCATTTCCAATATCAAGTTTTGGATTAAAGAATTTTAAAATACCTTCATTTTTAAACTGTGCCCTATAAATTTTGTATTTTAAATCCTCCAATTGAGATGGTGTCCACACAGTTCCATTCTGGGACTTAAACATACTTCCCAGTGTAGGTTGTTTGGTTATTCTAATTCTACTTTGAATATCATTTTGACCAAGCTCAGTAACAAATACCCTATAATTTGGGCTGTTTGAAATCAAAACAATTGCATATTCTGCTGAAGATTCGCTTGCAATTGGCGCCTGTCTTACTGTTTGTTGTTGAGGACCTTGTAAATAAACAGGAGATGGGAATGTAAATTTGGTTGGAACTGAGCCATTAATAGAAAGATTAATCTGATCCGGAGTAAGAGTAACCTCAGAGAAAGGTACTACAATATTACTAGGAACCCCAGCAAGAAGTGGTCTAATTTGAAGAGTTACTGGAACATTATCCGAATCACTAGTTTCAAAATAAACATCAACAGAAGTTAGGAATACACCCGTATCTTCAAACACATAGAATGATTGGGCCAGAGGATCATAAGGTTGTTGAATTTGAACAGAGCTAGGGACAACATTTTGAGAAACTGTCGTTGTATTGGTTGTTACATTAGTAATAGTTGTTGTATTAATATTTCTTGGTGGAATAATTTTAATGTTTCTTGTAGTGAGAATATTTGTCTCTGCAATATTAGTTATAGCACTAGAAGTAAATTCAGCCTCGGCACTACTTTCATTGATTCTTGAATTAGGAATAAATTCGACTAATTTTATTTGATCAAGTGAAGGAGTATCAATTAATATAAAATTATTTTCACCATTAATCCAACGGGGATTTCCTCTTACATTTGGATCAGGAACATTAAACGAACCAATTAGGGTTCCGCTATTATCAGAAAGAAGTCTAATTCGTCGAATGGTAGCAACTGCACCGGAGGTTCTTCCAATAATTCTCATTCTTGGAGCAACCTGCCCAAAAAATCGAGTCTCTGATGCAAGTTCCATAGATCTAGTATCTACATTAAGAACAGCAGAAGTTTCACTATATGATCGTTCAAATGATTGTTGATTATAAGGATTAAACCTGAATGTTTCAGTTGGGTTGTTAAATCTACCTTCTTTGTGATTGGGAGTACAAAGTCTAAATGAAACATTTTGGCTGGTAAAAGTCGGATCAGAAACAACAGTCTCACCAACAACAAACTTACCAGAAACCATTTCAACTTCAAGTAACTTAGGAGTTACATAGTTGCTGATATCTACTCCCTGGAAGAATGGATAAAATCGTGTTCTTGGTTTTAGACCTTTAGAAACAAATTCTATGTTTCGGTTTCTTAGGTATCTTACTGGCTCAGTATAGTGAGACAGTGAAGATGTCTGAGTCTCGCGCTCAACTATTCTTTCTGGGGTAACGGTGGTAATAGTATTGGAAGTGCTCTTTGTTGTAGTTGAAGTCTTTCTGGTTTCTGCGATTGTTGGTGGGGTGAATTCCAGTGCTCCACCTCTTCCTGCAAATCCCCCAGCCTGCATTCTGTTTATAAATTGATTTGCAACATCTGCGGGAACATATTTGGTCAATAGAGCCAGATCCCCGGTTCTCCAGTGGAGACCATCGATTCTAATAGTATTGCCATTTACAATTTCAAGAGTTCTTGTTTCTCCTCTAAAATTCTTACCAATAACAAGTGCTCTTCTACTACCTTGAGATGCCGCTCCAGCAACATCAAATTTTCCACCTTGGGCTAATCTTTTCTGGGCATTTCCAATCCAATCAAATGGTTGAATACCGGCCTGAGAATTTGGGGCCTTTCGGAAGACCACATCATTTTCTGTTACATTATTAACAACCGTTATATTAGCATTTGGTAAGCGGTTAACTGATCTTACTCTGTTAAAACTATTTGTTGTAATAGCCTTTTCATCAACCCATGTATCCAATGGAGGGTTTAGATTTAACAAACCAGACCAATATCGAACAAGGAATGCGGTAACACTTTCAGTTTTTGTGGCAAATTGTTGTTCGTGGAAAACAACCTCATCATAATCAAGGGTAATCAAATCTCCGGTTTTTTTAATTCCAATAGACCCAAGATCACTTACAAAACTCTGGTCAGCATTTGGATCAAATGTTTGCCCTATACCTGAAATGGCCTCAGATCCAAGTTGCAAATCTAGGGATGTTGTATAGTGTAGTGGTCTTAAAATTTTCTTTTCTTTATCAATTGAAGATTTAAAATTTGGATTTTCAAGATCATGGTACGCATGATTCTTAAAATCATCAACAAAGAAGCCAGATTTAAATCGGTCTAGTCCAGTCTCAGCATCTTTAATAACAAAGTTCTCTGTTTTACTTTCTAGGGCAGAAAGTACAGTAAATTCTTCAACCCTGCTAATTCTTTCTTCAAGAAGAGAGATATCATCCATTCGATATCTCTTGTGTTCTGACATATTGACCAGAATATTCTTTACATCATAGACATAGGGAGGAATATTAAGGACCGCAATATCAAAAGCATTTGCCTTGAATTCCGGAAGTTGTGGAGTATCGGAAGGAGTCCCCTGCACAACCTCAAAGGTTCCATTAGGATTCAGAAAAACTACGTCTATCCTTGGGAGATAATAGGAGTATGAAAGAATTAGATTATTTTCTGGGGCAAGAACATAGTTTGAATATTGACCATCAGCCGCAAAGTTTCTTGAAATAAACTCAAATGGAGATCTTGAACTTGCAGAGTATGGAGCAACTCTTGGCCGCAGGTCAATGTAATCACTTAATCTTACATTATTAATATAAGGAATATTATGCTTGAAATCTTCATTTTGGTAACTATTTACTGATACAAATTCTCCAGTATCATTTGCATCAATAGTGTAATTTTGGAAGACGATTTTTAATTTCTTTGATGGTTCAATTACATTCCTTTTTCTGACAATTCTAGAATAATCTAGAATTGTTTCTCTCTGCCCATCATCAAAAATAAAGTTTTGAGTGACATTATTATCACCTAAAGTTCTTGAAAGAACTGTTGCTTGAATTTTGGATTCTTTTGACGTAATAATCTCGTCTTCTGCAAATTTAAAAGTGTTGAGATACACATATTCAATCTCATCTACTCCAATTCGGTTGATAATTAAACCAACTGCTCCGGATGTTTTTCCTATAATTTGTTCCCCAATAAACAAGTCTTGGTTACTATTGGTTTGTCCGCTAAACGATCCAAATTGTAGTTTCGGAAGTTGTGGATCAGAAGTAGAAGATGATTCGTAGACCGCAAGAACTCTAACTACATCTGGCACATTAAGTGAAATCTCATCATCTTGTACTCGGGTTCCATAGACCTGACTATATGTCAAACCATCATTTAATGTGGTAGTTCCAATACCAGAAGAAGTTAATTTAGAATTACTAATAGTAAGAACATTTGCCTTATTTAAGGTTTTTGCCTTAGAATTTGGTTTAATATTTTTTACGGTTGCGATTACTGTTGCGGTTCCAGATGCCTTGGTAAGGCCTGTAAACTGCACTTGCTTTCCAGAATTGCCAACAGGACTAAATTTATCCCGCCTCAGTGGCTCTATGGTCCCATCGGAATATGAAATAAGATACTTATCCTCATCAAAACCATCAAAAAAGACATCCTCATCAGTTATTGTTAGAAGAATGGTTGATGAAGTAATAGTCTGATTAGAAAAAACTCTTCTTTGGAAAATTTCGCTATTGTCTAGACTGATAGAAGAGATATTAGAACGGTTTAATTGAGTCAGTAGTGAAGAATTTTCAGAATAAATTGAAGAAGTTAGTTTTACAATATTGGTTACTGTAACATTAGAAGAAGGAAGTCTTCCATCACAAATACCCGGAACAGTTGTTATTCCGGTAATGGTAAAACTTCTTCCGGTTGGTGAAATTGATACTATTCTGTTATAAACGACATCATCAAGATTTTGAACAGCGTATGAGACAACATCTCCTGCCTTTATAGTTCGTAGAAAATCAGTGCTTAGACCTGAAGATACTGTTGAAATTCCAGTCGATGCGGCAGTAATATTAAACAGAGAACCAGATGGGGCAATAAGAATTTTATTTTCTAAAACAAGATCCGCATTAAAAGTGTTCCCACTAAAAGTAGAATATATGGATTTAATATCAGAAGTTGAATAATCCTCTACGCTACTAATAAGTCTTCCATTATCAATTCCATTGATTGTAATTGGTTCGTTATTTGAAAATTGACCAGAGACCTGATAAAGAAGTAGTTCTTTACTATTTGATGTATTTTGATACAAGAATCCAGAAGCATTACTCCGTTTTCCTTTAATTAGTGCAGGAGTTGCCTGTGTGATTTCAGTAGTCAGAGTAATTTTGGTAAATGTCTGAATATCGAATAGTCTTAGATCAAGAATACTTGTATTGTCAGAATACGAACTTTCAGGAACATAATCATAAACTCTTGCCACACCAATAGTAGTACCAACCGCAACTGATTTGTTGGCCCCAAGTCTACGATCAATCAAACTAACAGTAGTATCGGTCTTAATCCCGATATAAGGAGCCCCATAAACATTGTTGAGAGCGATCAATTGACCAGCATTATATGGAATAACCTGCCTCTCTAGTGTTTTTGTTTCCCTCGTCTTAGGAACTTCTAAGAGTCTAGGGGAAATTGTTTCAACGTCATAACCATTAACATAGGCCTTTCCTGGGCCAATTTCATACACCATCACATCTTCTGATGGTGTATTTCCATTTACGGTTCTTTGTTCCTCAAAATAGATACCATTTGTTAAGGTCCTATCATTCAGGGAATCTCTTACGAATAGCGTAAATGGCCTTACATAATAGTCACCATTAGTTTCAGCAGTTCTTCTTGCAAGCTCATCCCTGATAAGACTATATTGAGAATTTCTTTCAAAAAACTGAGGCTGACCATTAATTACCCGAAGAATTTCAACAAAATTATCCGGATTATCATTTATATTATATTTTTTAAGTTCTAGTTCAATTTGAAATCTATCAGCACCTGGAGCCGCATAATTAGAAAAACCTTGAGAATTATCATAAAGAGTTTCATCTTCTAGAGCATTTACCACTCTTTCAATAATATTGAAGCCAACTCTGTAAGATGGCTGAGTTCCATATTGATCAAGAAGAATTCGCTGCGAATTTACTCTTGCAAAAACCCCCCTTACAAAATAAACACCAGAGGCGACATTTACAGCCGAACCATCTGAGGTTGAATTTGCCGCAATTGTTGTGACAATTTCTTGACCAGCCTGAATGGTGATTCCGGAATATGTAATTGAATTTTCTGTGATTATTGATTCACCATCTAGGAAAACCTTGTTTTCAAAGTTTGGCCCACCGCTTTCTAGATATTGAACGTAAAGAGTATAATTATTTCTTTCTGATAGTCTTTGATCTAAAACATAAACAACCTTTGCACTGACTCCACTTAGAGATCCTCGGATTGTTTTTCCTAGAATTTCATTAAAATATGCAGAAACTGGAATTCCATTGAATTGGGGCTCAATTTCCACCGCATGAAATGGATTATCAATTGAAAGCTGACCTGGGATTACAACGGATCCTTCTTTAAAAATATGATTCCCAAACTGCTCTACTTGATTTTGTAGAATAGATTGGAGACTATTTAATTCTCTTGCCTGAACAGGTTGAGTTGGTTTAAATAGAACCTTGTAGTAATTCTTATCCGCATCAAAATCATCAAAATATGGAGATACGTTTAGATTGGTTTCCTGTGGCATGATTAAAACTGTAGAATTACCTTAATGTCTTCTTTTTGATTCTGAGATCTTGTAATAGCCGGTCTATTATCAACATAAATGACAGATCCAGAATGTTTTTTGACCTCTGGATTTGCCAGGCCATTAATGAATGATTGACCTAATCTATATGTCCTATTATTTATGGTGGTTGTTATGCCAGGATTTGCAATAGAACCGAAAGAGGTATCAATATTTAAATCAATACTTCCACCAGAAATTGTGACACTGCCACCGGTTGCCGGAGTTGCAGTAAATTTTTCTAGATTAAATCCATATGTCGCTGATGTTTGAATTCCTGCTGTAGTAAATCCGGCTAGTGTTTTGTCTTGCCAATACTTAAGAACTCCAGTGTTTCTATCATAAGATACCACTCTTCCAACAGCCGTGACACCTAGACCAACCGTCTGGGTGATAAAGGAATCTGGGATGAAGGTTGCTGATTGATAATCACTCTGATTTGTAATTCCAACAAGTTTAATTGCATTGAGAGCACTTACTTTATCATCTGTGAGAACCTCCGAGGAATCAAATCTAAGAGGATTTTTTACTATACCAATCCTGGCGATTTCATTTCCAGTGATAAAATCCGGGTTATCAAAATCATTTTCAATTCTAGAATAAACTGAAACATAAAATGCTCCTAGTTCATTATAAATATCAAAACCATGTCCCCCTTTTGGTGGAATAATCACATCAAATTGTGGTAGAGTCGTTGGATTTGGGAGTCCCCCAGCCTGAATGTCAATTCTTCCATAAGTATAATTTTGTCCACCATTCGCTACGAAGACATTTTCTACCTGAGCATTATTGTTAAACGTGATTGTGACTAGACCCCCAGAGCCATCACCTTTTATTGGAACATTTCGGAAAACTCGGTTCCGGATTCCTGAAACATTACTGTAATCACCTCTATTTGTAACAGTACAAATTTTGATTTGACCACTATTCTCCGCATTATTCTTAATTAAAAACGACTGCTCATCCTCCCCCCAATTTTGTGGGGTTGGAATGAAGTTTATACTATCAAAACGAATAATATCAGTTGCACTTAAAGTGTAAAGATACTTCCAAATATAACCATCTACTCCGGTTCCGACTGCTCTAGGTTCTAGATCTGTAAATTTTGGTTCAAACTGAGATTGCCTCCCACCTGGATTTTCTGGTGAAATCCCATTGTTTAAACAAATATAAACCTGATAGTTACTATTTACAACATAATAATTAGAGGAATATAAACTAGTCGCTCTAGAAGGAATAGTGGTTTTTGTTCGACTTACATCATGACGATACATATCATAAGTAATTCCACTTTCCCATCTAATTTTTCTGACTGCCTGGCGAACATCAGTTGAAAAAATCTTCTTTAGAGCAATCATTGTATCCCAATAGTCGGATTCTTGCTCAAAACTATCCTTAGGCGCCAATGGGGAAATATTCCAGTCAGCAGAATAATCAGAAGGATTAGGAAGCCCAATAAAACTGTAGTAGTTTGTAGTTGCGGCAGTTTCAACAAACTGTTTGGCTCTCAGAATTCTTAGATTATCAGTTATAATTGCAGACATTGGTTATGATTTTTATTAGCTATTTAGACCAAATAATCAAGGTATTTTAGAGGATTAAGCCTCTGAATTACTGTAGAAGTGGTAATTCCTGGTGCATAGTAATCAAATTCGCTAGATCCAGATTTAGATACATTATATATTCTTCCCCAACTATAATCACCATAATATCCACTTCCAGCCACACCAACAAGAGAAGAGTTATTATTGACCTTAACAACGACCTCACTCACTGTTGTTAGTCCAACACCAATTACAACTTTTTGCTTTGTTGTGGTAGAAACTACCTGATAAACATTGTCTATAAACTGAGTAGAAATACCTATTACGTTATTTCCAGAATCCAATGAAGAAATAGTGGAACCAACAGAAGTATTGCTCACATAGAAATAATAACCAGTAGAAATTCCACTTGAACCAGAAATTCCGGCTCCAACTTGATTGATGGTCGAATTTCTTAGATAGGATTCTTTTGGAATATAAAGATCAAATATGATAGATCCTGTAGTAGTTCCAATTCCAGAAATAATACCAAAATCTCCTTGATAAGAGACTTCTTCTACAATTTCAATTATTTGTCTTGGTGATTCTACAATAACATAAACAGGGGAAGTTGAAGTATAACCAAACCCTGAATTAATTATATTCACTGAAGTGACAATTCCACTAGAATTTATTTGAGCCGTTGCAGTTGCCATCGCAGTTGTCCCCAATCCAACTGGAGGTGAAATTGAAACTTGTGGGGTCGAGAAATACCCAAATCCTGGTTTATCAATATTAATTGATGAAATTGTTCCAGCGACAGAAACAACAGCCGACAATAAACATTGTTCCTGTACTGCTTGAGAGATTATTCGTATGTTGTTCGTTACAGGAGATTCATTTGCATTATCAAAAAATGTTTTGACATTATCAACGAATATTTCACTAGAAGTGCTACCAATACCAGAAATTGCAAATGCGGTTGGATAGATTAGTGATTCATAGATTATCCTGTCTTTGGTAACTAGAATTCCAGAGATAAATTTATCAACATTTTGAGGGCACCATTCAACAGGACGAACCTCATCATCTACTGAAATTCCTTGTCTATTATAAATATTAGTTCTTGCGGTATCCGCAGAAATAATGTCTTGGACAGTTCTTGAATTTTGATCTCTAAATCGATCTACATTATCAAATATAGTAAGAGTGTCCCCAATTTTAACGGTCTCAATCACTTCTCTGAGTTCAGTATCTACATTATCAGTTCCACCATAAAAAAGAATTGTAGATTTTGAACCAATTCTTGGTGGTTCTTTAAATGTTAAAATACTACCACCATCAAATTCATAAGACTCTCTTGGAACTTGTAGTACTGTATCGATAAAAACCAGAAGAGAGTTTTCTACATTTAAATCAGATCCAACTTTAGCAAGAATGGCAGTTTGCTGTCCATTTAATCTTAGAGAAAATGCTCTTCTTCTTCCATTAAACTGATTATCTATTGGGTCAAAAATAATCAACTCTCCAATTGTTCTAACTGTAGAATCATCATTAAAGATTTTATCAACGGTGATTTTAAATTCTTTGAAGTTTGCGCTGCTAGTAGTTGGAATTCCAGCAATAGTTAATATATCTCCTCCCTGATAACCATAACCAAAATTATCTAAGGTAAAATCGATAACACTAGAGCCCTGTCCCACTACTATGTTAATTCTTGCTTCCGTTCCAACTCCAGAAGATCCCGATGAATAAATCAAAGGAATATTTGAATATGTTAGAGGCGCATCAAAATAAACACTTGGAGGGTTTGTAGAAGTGTAACCAGAACCTGGATTACTAATTACAACTGTTGTGATTCCACCACTTGAAATGGTCGCAGTCCCGATAATTTCTAGATCTACTCCGACTACGTTACTATAACCAACCCCAACGTTGACTGTCTGAATACCACTTCGATAACCAGAACCACTATAACCAATTGAGATTGATCGAATTGTCCCTGCAGCGGAAACGATTGCAGTACCACCTGCAGAAATCAGAGGCTGATAACCGAATCCTTCAGTAGAAGCAACAGAAAAAATGATACCTCCTCTAGGGAGTTCAGTCAAATTAACGTCATATTCTGCAAAATTTGTGTTGCCTGTAAATGTAATGGAAGTGACTCCAACATTTTCTTCTAAAACATAGGCTCCCTGAATAGGGTTGCCAGTTAATCTAGAGGGTGGTTGGAATACATCATTAATTGTGAGAATTGTATTGTCTGTAGAAATTCCAGTGACATCACTTTCATTTACTTTAAGATTAAAACTTTTAGTCAGTCCATCAAACTGTTGTGAAATATCATCAAAGATGTAATTGGTATCATAAGGTCCCTTATCGGTATTTTTTATTCCAGATCTCAAAAAAACCCTTCCACTGAAAGTAGATCCATTAGTTAGACCATTTTCTAAATCAAAGAAATTACCATAGGGCGGATATGTAAAATGAATAAAGCTATCTACAATATTATAATTCCCTTTAACTTTTGTTACAACAGAATTTGAAGTGTGGGAAACCCCAACAGTCCCTAGAAGCTCCCTTTCAAAAAATAGATTATTAGTTGTCCCTACTCCAACTGAAAGAACTCTAAAATATTCATCGTCAATTTTAAATAACTCACCGCCTTTAAAAATATTGGGATTATTTACAGGAACTGATAGATCAGAATCATTTATTGATTCCAAAATAAAGGAAGTAATTGCTGTTGATACGATAGGATCTTGAATAATATTGTTGAGTGTAATAATTGTATTTTTATTTGGATCTTTAGATGATATTGAGTGATTGCCAGATCCGTAATCATCTAAATCAAGATAAATTGGTTCGGCCAGAAGAGAATCTTCTTTTGTTGCGGATACTCTTATGGTTGAAACATCAACTTTCACTGCATAAAGTTTAGATGGTAGAATATCAGTTGTTATACCAGAAATTACAGTGGGAATGATTTTAATTGGTGAAATGTCTGATTTATAAATCAGCTCTTCCCCGGTTATAAAATTGTGTTGAGTAAAGATGAACCAATCTTCTGTCAAATTTATAAATGATGAAGAATTTCCAAGAAATTCTCTAGAAAAAATAAATCTATCGTTTGATTTAAGTTCAAACGCAGTCCCACCAGAGAACTCACCGCTAACATATTCACCATAACCAGAAGAAAAGGAAATATTGCTCATGGAATTAATGTATCGGATCTTCTAAATCGTGAAATTAAATTACTAAAAACCCTAACTTCATAATCAGAACTACTAAAGGGGGTAAAATATATTTCTAAATCGCCATTGACATTTGAATATTCTACTTCCAATTGTCCTATTGAATTTTGTATATTTAGATCACCAAATTCCACTGAATATATTTCTTGATTTGAACTATTTAACATGGTTAATAATTCCGTATAATTGATAGAACTTGAATTATTATCTTGAATTAATATTTGATGTGAACCTGCCTTAAAATCATTATCATAAGAATAAATCAGGGTTTTTGAAGTAGTAGCCACGCCAACATAAGAACTATCTAATTTATTTCCACTAATAATAAAAGAACTAGTGCTAGTAGATGTTGTACCTGAGATTTCAATGGACAAAGAATTTACTTCATACGGTGTGGAGCTGTTCGGTTCTACATCAATTTTAACTTCTGAATTTTCTAGGTAAATATTATATGATCCCACACCAGAAGGATTTCCCATATTTAAACCACCATAAGAATTATAAATTATGTTTGTCCCATCATGAACATAGTTTATTTCATCAGAATAATAGTTTCCATTTTCTTTATCGGAATATACAATAAGAACCTTTGCTGCAGATTTTGAATCTGGAATACTTAATATTGTATTAGTACTTGTCCCAACTCCAACTGTTTTATGTGAATTAATTTGTACAACATCACCTAAAGAAATGGAACCAAGTTCATCATCAGAATCACTGATATTGAATGAAAAAGTATTCACAGAGTAGACTTTATTAGAAATATCAAATGGGAAAAATTTAAGATTAATATTTAGACCATTAACCTCGGCGTTGAATGTTCCTAATTCCTTTATGGAATCATTTACAGCATATTGATTTATTGACACAATGATGTCATCGTGCAAGAGATTAATCAAAAGAGACTGAGAATCCTGAGGTTCATTTCTATCAAAAATGTGAATAGTGTACTTTTTAAATCTATATAAAAATTTATTAAAAGTATCAATATCTACATTATTTTCTCTTATAACTGGTAAAAATTTATCAGAAATATCGTCAATGAGAACAACTTTATTACCAACTGATTCAATATAATTTTGGATTCTTTTATTATTAAAGTAGATTTCATTTGAACTTGTTACACCATCAATATCAAAATAATTTTCCGTGACCAAATCAAAGTCATAGACACAATTCACATCTAAAACATTTTGAATATCATTGATAACCTCAACTGTTCCAAGACCTTGTTCCGTGTTGAAACCAACATTATCGTGAGTCGTGTTGATTAAAAGATTTCCAAATTTTTTAAAACCAGCAGTGTGATTTAATGAATCAACGGTATCAGTCCAATCCACATATTGTTCTTCGGATCTTAAATCATATGAAAAATATTGATAATAATCACTATCATGCAGTCTTTGAAGAGAATCATTTAAGAACCCTACATTGCTATTCCAGCCTTTTTGTACGACTGAACTTGGTTCAATATCAATATATGCTTCCGGTAAATATGCATAAGTAACCTCGGAATAGTTCTTACTTGTTACTCCAAAAATTATATCATCAGTATTGATCTTATCTACTGAAATTACCTTGAGAATAGAATTATCAACATCCCAATTAATAACTTCACCAATCTTATTAGAAAGAGTTCTAAATTTTTCACCCCGAAGATAAATATTGGTTTTTAGTTTAATATCGAAAGAGGGTAGATATTTCTGAGGAATAGCGAAACCACTAGTATAGAAATCATCTACTGTTCCTGGATTTATTTGATCTAGGGCGAATGTAAAATTAGCCAGGCCACCAATATTAGCATTTCCGGAAAGAATTTCAAAATATTGATACCCATAATTACTTGAATTATAGCCAGAACCACTAATGGCAGAAACTCCTTCAATATAAACAAATTCGCCAGTAGAAAATGGAAATTCATCAACACTATTAAAAGGATTTTTTAATTGAACCGTTACAATTTTTGTTCCGGAGTTAAAAGTGATTGCGGAAATTTCAAACCCATTATCATTATTTACTGGAATTATTTCAGCACCATTATCTGTAATTTTATTTGTATTTTGAATTATTTTAACCAGATTTGAATCTAGATCATAATCTAACTCCGCAGTATGAGGGATTCTCGTTGTTTTATCAATCAGAATTAAATCTGGAGCAAATGAATATCCAAATCCTCTTTCAGTTACTGTAACTGACTCCAACTGGAACAATCTCGCAATTCTTAAAATTTGAGGAAGATTTGCCTTTGGTCTAATTGTATAATCAACAGTATAATCAAAACCAATATCTAACTTCTTAGTATTTTCAATTTGGCCAATATCGCTAGAAATTGGATTTATTACAGCATCAGTTCCAGATTGTGTTTCAATTTTATCTATTACTGGCAGGGTATTTGAATATTCTATATTAGTTACTTTAATATTGTGAATAGGTCCAATAGCAGTCTTAGAATTTGTTGTGTAAGTTATTGAATTTTGATAAGAATTTGCCTCTGGATAATCAAAAAGTTCATAAGAGAAAGTGGTGGAGCCAACTGAAATGATTTCATGTGGCCCAGAATATTTGCTATCTATTTTTTGTAAACCAAAGGCCTCAATTTGCTCTAAGTCAAAAGATATTTCTCTTTTAATGACCGGGGCTTCCGAAGTTGGGATGATAGCATAATATAAATTATCTTTAATATTTTCAGTGGTTAATTTATATTTTGCAGTACTATCAATTCCAACTATTCCTTCTTGAGCCAGATTATATGTAAAGTACTCATTAATCAGGTCTTTATCTTCATATAACCTTAATGTAAATGCCGGAAAGATTTCCCCAGAAATTGTATAAGAAAGTGAGGAATCAGAAACATCAAAAATAATATTTTGATTTTTAATAATTTCTATTTTTGGATTTATTGAATAGAAGAAACCCGAACCGGAAGAAGTCAGATTAATTTCTTCTAGTGGGGGTGTCACCGCATCATAATAGGAATTGGCCAGTTTAAACTGATTTTTAGTGATGGGAATGACATAATACATTCCCTGGCCTGTTAATCCACCAATAGGAGAGGTTTCATTATAAATTACTTTTTCGCCAAGTCTAAATTTATGATTATTTGATGTAATAACATTAGTTAAAACATCAATAGAATCTATGAATCTTTTATTGACACAGAATCTTCGATTATGATCATTATAAAAAATACTGTAACTTGTGGTAATTCCACTTACAACATTAACATTTACTTGGTCAAGAAGACTTAAACCGTGATTGGAATTTGTGATTACATTTACTTTATTATTTGAAATATTTGCAATAAAATTACCCTCAAAATTTGTTTTGAAACTATGATTATCACTGGTTCCTATTGAAACAAAACTTAATTCATTTCCTGATTGTCTTGTGGTGGAAATTGAAATGAGATCGTTGTTAATTTTGTTTACAAATAGTTCCTGATTTTCTAGGAGGGTAGTCGTCCCAATTCCACTAAATGAAACTTGAATTGGACTGCCACCGTTACTGGAATAGAATAGAGAATTTCCAGAAACTAGTTGATGATTTTCTAGTAGTATAGTCTTATTAGGAATAGTGAGGAATGTAACACCAAGACCAGGATTTGAGAAAAATACAGTAGAAATACCTACTGTTCCAATTCCTAAAGATTCTACTGGATTAAAATAGTATTCCTGATTTAATTTAAAATTATAATAAGTAGAAATACCTATATTAAATGTAAGTTTTCTTGAATCTTCAGAAAGAGTTGTATTTATTGGGTAAGTAGAAATGCCCACCGAAGACCCACCATATCCTCTCTGCACTTTAATTCTAGATGCTTTTGAATCAATTGAAAGAACTCTTACTTTTTCGTTATTAATAATAAAAACATCATTCTCTTTAAGTGGGAAATTTAAATTACCATCTACACTAAAATATGTGACGAATCCAGTAACAGCCCCCGGTTCAACAGGAGCCGATAGTGACAGAGTAGTTTGAACCGGAGTTGCTTTTATTTTTTTGTTGAGTTCAAATTCTGAATTTAGTCTAAAGGGGGTAGTGGTTTCTATATTATGTGGATTTTCAAAAAGGCCGATATGTGAGTTTTTAAATGGAATGATTTCTAGACCAGAAAATGTTGTATGAGAAACACCAATTGAATAAACCCCGACACCTTGAATTTCATTAACTCTCGCAATTGTCCCATCACTTAAAGTAATAGAATCTTCAACTTTATAATTACTTCCAGATTCAACAATTTCAAAACCATCAACAAAAGAAGTTTTGGTTTTTATGATCTCTAGAGATTCTTCTTTTATTTTATTCGGATTTAAGAGGAATTCATATCTACTTGTATCATTTAATAGTTTATATGGGGTGGTATTTCTTAAAATCTTATTTCCCAGATCTTCAAACTTGTCAATTTGTGATGTTTTTTTATTTTTATATGTTGGACCAATAATATAAGGAAACACTGGAGTAAAATAATTAAAAAATGGCCCAGAACTTGCAACAATATTTGAAATGGTGCAGAAGTACGCATAGGTTCCTTGGGGAAATTCTGGAGTAATACAGAATCTTCCATTATTCTCATCGAGGTCTCCACTACCATCAAACAAGTAATCATCCACAAAAAAGCCAATAGGGAAAATAGATAATGGGGGTCTATTTTCTTGACTTAGTTCAGTTGTGGTTTTTATTCTATAGCTAGATTTAAGAGCCCTTACCTGTCCAGAATTTCCATTTGCATAACTATAGGGTCCGTAGATGGGATTTCCATCATAGGCCCAGCCAATAAGGGGGGAATGTGCATTTGAGGCAATTTCTTTCCCCTGAACAACGTTTAAATCTCTGACATTTACATTTCCGACTTTTCTAAGTAGGGATCTTCTTAGTGATCTTGGAGCATAAAGATGGGTATATTCAAGAGAATTCACGTTTCTTGCCAAGAAACCATCATCTTTTGTTATATTTTCACCCGATATTAATTTTTGTACTAGATTGACTCTTCTTGAGGCTATATTTACATTAAACTTTGCATTAAAGCCTTTTGGAATTACAGAAATAATAGTATTATCTGGATTAAGATTTTGTCCACCATTAACAACAATTACTTGAACTAATTTTCCTTCAACAATAACAGGAGTTAAATTGACCCCGGTATCCACCGGACCAACAACTAATTCTGGAATTTGCTGGTATCCACTACCAGAGGAGTTGACAATTACTCTAGAGATAGAACCGTTTACGATAATTGGAGTTACTTGGGCATTTCTTCCTTCTTGTATAATTAAATTGGGCTTTCTTTGATAATTTAAAATATTTGCTGAACCATAATTCTGCCCGCCTTGATCTATTTGGATAGATTGAATTTTACCAGAAAATACCGGCTGAATTTGCCCTCTAAAATCTTGCCCCAAAAAAGTGGAAATACCTATTCTTCCAGAAAGCTCTACTTTAATTTCGGGATAATTTAGATAATGATTTCCAGAAGGTAATGATAAAATATCTACATACTTTTTCTTTTTATAATTGACATCGGCTCTTTCAATTGAAGAGGTATCTGAAAGTCTAATTTGATCGTTATCAATGACAGTAACGTAATATTGAGTAGTCTGGGCAAGACCAACAATTGGTGATCCAGAAGTCTTGTATTCAACAATCTCACCAGAAACATATCCATGATTATTAATAATCAAAGAATCTGATGCAGTATTAATTCCAACAATTTTTACTCTCTTATTTTTATACCCGGAACCAGAATTTGTGACTTCTATTCTTGAAATTTTTTTCTTTGAACTAATCGAAGTCAATGAATGAATTCCGGTCCCAATTCCACTTAAATTAATTGGGGTAGATTGATCAAGAGCAAAGTATAACTGAACTCTTTTTGCATCAAGAGGCTTTACATAGTATTTTGAGTTTGTATCAATACCGACAACATTCTTTTGGTTGTCGGTTCTATAAATAACCTCTTCATTATCTGCAAATTTGTGATCCTCGGTAAATACAATAATGTCATTTATAGTATCAACCGCTGTCTCTGAATTAAATTCAACAGAATGAATAAATGAAACCAATTTTACTGTGGCTTCGGCACCCGCACCATTTCCACCTGTGATTTTAATTTGTGGAACATCAAGATAATCAAACCCTGGATCAATTACATCAATTCTCTCAAGAGAGCCCTCAACCGCAACAGATAATGAGGCCCCAGTGCCAACTGTGTCAACAACATTTATTGTGGGTGGTTGAATTACATTGTAACTATCACCACCATCTAGAACATCAACAGATGTAATAGGTCCATAGAAAGATGAATCTTCTGATTTAAAGTTTGAAATTTCAACCCCATTAATTAGAATACCAACAGTTCCGGATTCAGTAACCTCTTCTTTGTCCTTTAAGATAGGAGATTCTAATTTTTTAATGATATTTTGTGGTCGAAGTGGAAGCCTATTGAAATTTAAGTCATTAAAACCTAGGGGCTCAAGAGAACCATTTGAGATTTGCCCAGAGAAGACAACAAATTCATTAGAAATAATATTTTCTGGGCTTTTTGCTAGTCTTATTGTATCTATAGAAACAACAAAAACAATATAAGAACCATCCGTTGCGATTGAATTTTGGTTTTTAAGAACAACAGATTCCCCTGTAAACAGGCCGTGTGGTCTGGAAAATACTATCTGATTTAGGCCATCATAATCACCAGAAGGGATGGTCAGAGTAAAATCGTTGATTTCAAGAGGAAATCCTAGATATGTTGGGAGAGACGGCGACGAAACATAAACACTCTTATCATAATCAGTGTAAATGTTTTGAACATTTGAATTAAAGATGCTTATATTAGAATATTTTTCAGACTGGACATTTACTTTTGAAATATTCTTTCTTATGGTATAAGATAAAATCTCGTTTAATGGACCAGTACCCGTGATAATTACGATTTTCTCATTTTCTACAAAGTTTATGGTTCCATTATAGTTTGAACCATCAGAGGCGTAGAGAGTAAAGGAATCGCCAATTACGAAATTATGTTCATCAAAAAGAGAAACCCTATAAGAAAAATTAGAAGAATCTTCTATTATAATTGCCTGAACATCATAGGTAACTGAAATATTAAAGAACCAGTTGTTAGCCTTCAGTTCGGAAATGTCTTCGCCTAAAGTCTTGATTTTAATTTTTTCTTTTGGCTCATAATAGAAGGTATTGTCAATATAATCAATATCACCAAGTACCCCATTTACAAACAATTCAACTCTATTTCCATTGTTATCAAATCCATAAATCAAATTATCAATTTTAATTTCTGATTTTTCTGGAATAGTATTTGAAATACCAGAACAATCTAAAAATTGATTTAAAACCTTACTTTGATAAGATACTGTTAAGATTGTTCCATCTTCTAGGTTGATTTTTAACTCACCAGAATCTGGAAACCCAACGGTTGAATCAACATCAATATGGGCTGATCCTGAATTAACTCTAGAAGTGGATAATGTTTTGGGGTGAATACTGAATTCACTTTTTACTGTACCAGATGCATCCACATCTCGATTATAATCAAAATCAAGACTAATAATAAAATATTCTTTATTGTCTCTTATGATCTTGGTGGCCTCAATAACCGTCCCCTGGGCTGGTTCTATGGATGAAGTAGCATCCTGATAAAGAGTGGAATTGATCAGACCATAAGGATCGCCAGAAATAACCTCCACTACGAGGTCCTTGGTGACCCTATACTGGGCATCTGATGGGCGAATTAGAAAATCTCTTGGCTTGATAACATCAACAGGCTTACCATAAAGAGCCCCGAACAACATTCTAAAAGATTCATCAGAACCCTTAGAAGAATAAAAAGACTTGGCATTTTTTGCAAAATTAGATGCATTTAGACCGGAGAAGAATTTTCTATCTTCAAATCCTGGAATAATTTTCTTTTTGGTTTGTATTGCAAATTGCTGAAGATATAGGGCACTCAAATTTAAAACAACAGATTCACTTGAATGTCTCTCACTTTCTGATTCAGAAAATTCTAGGAACTTTCTATCAAGTTTCGTAATTCCACTAAATCCTCTGACACAACCGATAAATTGAGTCTCTGATTTTGATTTATAAAAGATAATTTCATTATTGATTTTAATTAGACCATTATTATCCGGAAATCCTTCTGTGGAATCAACAGTAATTGTGGTATCATTAAAACCGACATTTTGATCTAATATTGCCTCTAATCGAATATTAAAGACTACATCTAGATCAATATTTTTATCTAAATTTTGAATAAGTTCTTCCGATTTGTCGGAAAGATAATATTGACGAAGGAATTCCGAAAATAGAGGATATTCTTCTCTTACAAAAAGTGGTAATTGGGAATCTACAATCGTTGAAACGGGAATTCTCATCGTCTAATAATTTTTTCTTCTAGGTAACTTGATGTAGATATGTAGTTTGATCCTGTGATGTCTGCGCCGGATGAGATATTGTCAACAATCATGTTTACGGTACTATTTGAGGTATCCAATTGTAAATAGAGATCCTGTAATCCAATCACATCATTGGATCTAGGAATTGCTGCAATTTCTATAATATTATCAAAACCAAACTTTTTAACAGTATCTCTAATATTTATTGGGTATAAAATTATTTCTCCTTTGGTGTAATGGATTTCACCTACGTTTCTTCTAACGATATTAATTGATTCATCATCAGAAAGAGTAAACAGATAGAGACTTCCAGAATCATTAGAAGAAGGAAGGTCGGCCAAGTAAACGACTGAATTGATCCCAGGAATATAAAAACCAGAGGATTTTATATTATTTCCATTTTGATTTCTAATATGAAACGCATTTCCATAACAAATTTCATATGTGGCGAATTTATTGACCTCCACTTTCAAGTTTCTTCTAATTTTGATCTTTGTGATGTTAGAAGTAATTGCCTCGGATGATTCATCAATTAAATTAAGAAATTTACTATACTTAAATCTTCCACCATATTTGTTTAATTCGGTTGATTTTGCATAAGACTGAATAATCTCAATCAAATTGGACCTTAGGGCCTCTGGGGAGACCGTAAAATTGGGATTATAGTAAACAGACGTGTCAAATTCGATGTAAAGATACTTAAGATCAATAATTTCAGGAACAATTCCGGCCACTGCATACTTTCTGAGAGCAGCTTTAATGTTGTCTTTTACATTATTTGATAAGAATTCGCCATTTATGGGCTTTATACTGATAAAAACCTTACCAAATTGAGGTGGAGTCAGGTTTTCACCTCCAAAGGCCGAAATTGACTCGACTTCGGGATAAATTTGAGGTACTATGGCCTCATAATCAGCCGCCGTGACAGCCCGATTTTGGGCCGAATAGAGCCTCGGGGCGTATCTTTTGATAGAATCTAGGCTTTCGATGGATTTTCCACCAAATGCAGGGGTGTTGACGGTGATTCTGGAGATGTCATTGTTAACAATGCCTCCATTATTATCAAAAATACGACCAGAAAATGAAAAAGACCGAGCACCATTAGCCTCTTCACCTGATGATGTTAGGTAAGTTATGTCAATATAGTTATTATTTTCTAGTTTTTTGCCAAAAATACCATCTCCAAAGAAAATTTCATAATATTCATCCTCAATTTCTTGAATAAAGAACACTTTTGAATCAGATCTGACCTCAAAAATATCCCTACTAAGGTTATACTTAGAAGAAAAGTTTGATTGCTCACTTTCTCTTACAGTAACAGAAATCAAAGAAGTGTCAATTCCAATATTTGAAAGAATAAATCTCCGATTTCCAGAAAAAGTGAAGTTTTCTACAATAAAATTACCTTCATAAACCGTGATATTATCAAAAAAGGCCAGACCATCAACAACCGGAACAGTAATATCATCTAAAATTGAAAAAGTAAAGTTTCTTCCATTAAATTGAGAAGAAGAAACCGCCACGGTTCCTCTTTTAAGAGTCAGAGTTAAAGGATTAGTAGTTAAATTATTGGTATCTACAAAAAATGAAATATTAGCCCGCGCTGCGGTTCTGGATCTTGGAAGATAGCCAATCTCTTTGGCCCTAGAGACGACATTTTCTCTTAGAGTAGCACTATCAAGAAAGACCTCATTTGCAATCGCATTTGCATTATAAGAATTGATGTAGGTATTATAGGCCAGAGTATTGATCAGAATACTAAAATTAGATCCTTCAAAATCATAATCAGTAAATTCTGAACTGGCTCTTAGATAGTCTCTAATAGAAACCTTAATTTGATCAAAATCTAGATTAGTAAACTGAGTAAGAGCCATTATCGTGTTGAAACTAGGGCCAAGGTTAACTGTTGAGGTGGAACATCAATTCCGATGATATCATAGGTCAATCTTACATTAAATGCATTGTTATCAAAATCTGGTGTAATGATGACTTCTCTGACATTTATTCGGGGTTCATTTGTAAGGGCATTTCGTACCTCACTTTCAAGTGCGGTTGAGGTGAAAGAGTCCATATTCTCAAATAGAAGTCTGTTTACAGAACTTCCAATATCGGAATATGGAATCTCACCGATCTGAGTAAAAATTAGATTACGAACGGACCTGGAGATGGCAGTTTCATTTTTAATAGCAATCGCATCCTTATTCAAGGGATTAATTTGAAAGGTTGCACTGATATCTTTAAACTGCCTACTGGTCCGAATTGCCATTTTTATTAGGTATTTAGAGTGAGTGAATCCAGGCCATAATCCCAGGCATCAAAAAGTTCGGTCTCTTTTTGTTCCTCTTCTTTTTTGAATTTTTCATCAGTAACTTCTCTTAGAAGTTTCTTTTTTTCTGGTTTATAATCAGTTACAAGAGAAGTGGTTCCCCACATTTCTTTCATGAATTGTGCATTACGATCAGTCATTGATTTGTCTCCTTAAATTGAGTTTTAAGAGAAACTTTTTGGGTGGTTTCTGAATCACCAGTGGTATTTAGGTCGATACTAAATAGTTTTATGTGTAAGAAATTTTTTAGGATGAAACCCTATCAGCAGTTTATTTTAGAGGTGGCCCCACAGAGAATGAAGAGAGTTATATTTTATCATGGGACTTCTCCAGAGGCTTCAAAAAAAATAGAAAAATCTGGTTTTAATTCTCCTGAAGTTTATGCATCAACAAGCAGTGGAATTGCCCGGTCTTTCGGCAGTAGACACGGAAAGGGTGTAAAAACTCTTAAGTTTAATGTCCCTAAAAAGGCCGTCAAAGAAACTCCACCAGGAAAGGTTGTAAAGACAGATGGCCAAAGAGGAACCACTGTATGGGGAAAAGATGAGTATTCTGTTGCAATGGATAGGGATTATGCTAAAAAGCATATGACAAAAGATTCAGACGGGGTGGTTCATGCTCCTAAAGTTCCAGTAGAATATAGACGCCATTCACCGTTTAAACAAAGAACTAAAATTAGGCCTAAGAAAAAATGAAAACATATTATCAATTCTTAGAAGAGGCCACCAAACGAATTAAGGTCTTAAGAACTAAACATTATACTACACCAGAAAATCAAAAAGAAATTTTACAAAAAGGATTTAAAGATTCTCCATCTTCTGGGACTTATCATCCTCAGGGGAAGTCTGTTGTTTATACTACGCCATCATCAAGAGTTGGTAATGATTACGGAACAAGGCCCGTAAATTTAAGAATGGTGAATCCTAAGGTCCATTCTACAAGTTCACCTAAAGAATATAGACAAAATTTAAAGTCCTGGATGAGAGGTGCATCAGATGAAGATGTAGTCACTGATAAAAATAGACCACTTGATCCAAGAAAACAGGCAAAATCTGCAATAGATAGAGGCGAAAAAATTGTCAGAGTTCCTGATGCTCATGAAAATCCGATGAGAAAAGTACCAAAGGGATCATACATTATGGTTAATAAAGACGTTGCAAATAAGTCAATAGATAAAAATCCACCGCCAACAATAAGAAAGAAAAAATGAAAACCTATCAGCAGTTTATTTTAGAGGCAAAACAACCCAAACCAGATGCTCTTGAGACGATTGTAAAAAATACCACAAGAGCAACCCCCGACATCAAATTTGTGGCGCATACGACATTTAATAATGATGATATCAGAGTTGACAATATGGAAGTTCCCAAAGACCAAAGAAACAAAAAAAGATTTTATGGAGGAACGGCAGGAGTGGGTTCCGCCCGTTTAAGAGGTGTAACAAAATATGCCGATAGAGTTGGAAAAAGAGTCTCGCTCACTCCAGCAGCAAAAAGAGGCTATAAACACAAATTAACAAATTGGTATAAAAAATTTGGCTTTAAATCAAACAAGGGAAGAAATAAGGACTTTTCTGTTTCTGATACTATGATTCGCAATCCGAAATCATAATTTCTTTATAATAGTCTTCGTCCCAATAAGAATAATAATCGGTCTTCTTTAATATTTCCCTAAACTTTCTTAGTTTCTCTTTAGGCTGTCCTAATATTAGATTATACTTTCCATTATTGGTCTGAACTCCGTTAATAAAGGTATCATAAGAGGCGCAATCCTCAAAGAATAGCCAGTTGTTATATTTTTTATTATAGAAGTCAACCCACCAATTAATGGCCTCTAGATCGGTTTCTTCTACAATATAAATTACAACATCAAAATCATTAATCGGATATATTTTATCAATATCAATTTTTAGAATTTCATAATTGGCTTTTTTAGAAAATGGGCATATAGAAAAGCCCCCGAGTTCTGGACGAATCTCGGAGACGTTTTTTATCCATTCTTTTATGTCAGCCCTTTCCTTGTCCCCTATATTTTTTAGAGGCTCCGTTTCTACTTGATGCGGCGTATTTGGTGTTTCGTCCATTACCCTGACGGCTTTTTTTCTCGACTGGTTGAATTTCTTGTTTCTTGGTGTTTTTCATTTAGACCTCCTCAATTTCAATGTCTTCTTCGTTTACTTTATCGTCCATGGCCAATTCTAAAAGAATTTTAGTGATCTCCTCGTCAGAGATGTTTTTATAGATTGGTCTTCCTTTATATAGGATGTTTATCATAGTTTGGTGATTTTTACAATATTTTTGTGTTTATGTTGCTTTCCTTGAATCATAGACCATAGAGAACCCCTTGAATATCCTCTTTCTCTGCAAAACATATTCAGATTCACAAAAATTTCTTTTGTTTCATCAACATAGGTTACCTCATATTGTTTCGCAACATAGTACATAGTTTCTGGATCTCCACCTTTTGCAGAATTAGCACTTGATGTCATCCATTGAAGATTGGATGGATGATTATTCTGTTTATTGTTGTCTATGTGATCAACAGTATCAAATTCATCGGGATTTGAATTTTCAACAAGTTGTTTTGCAATAAGTCTATGGAGCTTTTGAATAATCTTTTTCTCACCAGGAAGTTTCATGTTTAATTGATAATATCCAGTCTTATGAACATGTTGAGATGTTTCTCTAACAAAGTTCTCTGATAGAACCATTTCGTTTTTAACCGGTTTCCATTTACTAAAGATTCTTACTTGTTCTGAGGGATCATCTTTTTTATAAACAATATAATACCCAGGCCAATCATCTAGTTCAACAGTATCATAACCAGAAAGATCAATTTTTAATTCTTCTTTTTTCCTAGAACGGCCCTTTAGATTCCTTTCAATTTCATTAAAGGCAATAATTCCATTATATTCTAGAATTTCTCCTTTACGAAGTTTATATATGGACTCCTCTGAAAGGTTGTTCTTTTCTAGAAACTCAAGAAATCCTGTTACAATTTCTTTACGTCCATCTAGGTAAACGACTTCAAATTGTTTCGTTTTTCCCTTGGCCCGATTAATGTTTACGGCAAAGAGTTTATAGTCACTGTCTGAAACCCATTTTAGATTCGTTGGATGGCAATTATAAATGTTGTTGTCTTTATGAATGACTCTATTATAATTTCTTGGATTATCAATCAGGTAGGATGCAACAAGAGTATCTAAGTAGACTCTCACCTTTTTACCCATGGTTGCGATAGTGACGTATAGTCGGTCCCTATTGTCTGCGGATTTTAAGGGTCTTGAGTACGTTAAATCGATGACTGCAGGAGTCTGTCCGGTCTTTCTCCAGTTACTATGAATTGTTACAGGAACAGATGGATCATTCTCGTCATATGAGAAGTAGTAGCCATCGTGTTCTTTTATGCGAATTTTGTTCATGTCTATATAATATGGATTTACAAATCTCCTTCTTGCGGAAAGAGACCTGGACATTATAGCCCAGGTCTCTAGATTTGTCAAGTGTTTGTTGGATTTTTATGGGGAGTATTCGGTACTCTGATTGGTTTTATAAGTTAGAAATTTACTAAATAGTTAGAGCACACGGATTTTTTCGTGTCCTACTCTGATTCTTGGATCAACTAGAATATCGATACCCAATTTTTTTGCGTCCAGGTTCATTGACACATCTTCGCCGCAATAGTCTTGTACGCCATTCTCAAACTTCTGAAGTTTTGGACCCCACCAAGGATATTCCATATTCTCAAAAACACCCTTGGATACCATCATCCAACCACCACCGACATAATCAACAGAAAAAGGCTTCTTTCTCTTAGAAATACTTTCGGCGGTCTCATGATTCATAATACCCCCATTCTTCATAAAATCATCGGCCTCTAGCCAATGAGCAACAGAAGTAGTAAAACCGTTCTCGGTCATATAATAACCACTGACAATTGGATTGACATTCACCATAAGACGCCGAACCCGCTCCTTTCGTACATTAAAATCTGACTTGTGCATAGATTCAAGTTCCTCATCAGAAACTTCCCATAGAGGATATTCTTCCTTATCAAATTCTTTTTCAGAAGGAACGTCCTTTACGGCAAGATCACACAATTGCCAGAATTTTTCAGAATTAAAAACAATGTCATTATCGATCCATAATTGCCAATCATATTCTAGTTTTCCTTGCCAGGGTTCTTGCCATGGACCACTTGTGACATTCGCGCCAAGAACCTTACATCTTGCAAAGTTCACCATAGAAGAATAATCCTGAGAAATTTGAATTCCCATTCCATTGTTCACTAGATCAAAACATAGTTGAACAAAACTTTTTAGAAATGCATAAGAACAAGATCTTCCAGGAAGACAGAAAACGATTTTCTTACCCCTCATCTTGGCTTTTACTTTATTATAATATTCATTAAGTTGTTGCTGGTATTGTTGTAGTTCTGGTAAGAGCGACTCTTGTTTAGACGAATTTTTTTGAATTTCTTCAGAAAGTCTTTTGATATGATTTTCTAGATCCTGAAAATCAAGATTATCTGATGTATTTTTTGATTTAACTGTGAAACCTCGTGGCATTTTAATATTCTCCTAATAATTAAGTTAAATTCGCGTCATTTTTATGAGCCGACTATTTATGACGATTTTTACCCGGCGGAAATTTTTTGGTTTATGGGAAACAAAAAGTGAATTTTGATTTGACCTTTTTATGTAATTTTACCCGGCCGGGATTTTTTTATAAGACGTAAATTGGTTCGGGTTTTTGGTGGAAAATGGGGGTTTTATGTAATTATGGGATAATGGGGGTGGATTTGGGGTTTTATTTTAAAAGGGTTTGATTTTTTATGGTTAGGCCCAGGCCGCGATCATACCACACCCCGCCCATACTGTCAACTGCTCGTAATAAACTGTAATAATATCACGAACCCACGAAGATTAGGGGTGAGTTCGTGATACTAACTGTGTCAGACTCGATGACGCAAACCAGCAGGCAATTGTCGGTTCCTACGTGTTAGCTCCATCCCATAAGTACAGGCCTGGTCGATGTAGTAACCTTCCCTTACATCATTCCATCCCTTCATATTGCGGGCCGCAGATTGACAGTCTTTGATAACATGAACCAGACTGTAACAATCTAACACTTTAGCATGATCTTCCCACCGTTGGAAGTCTGCTGGAGTGGCGTATTCTGTGGCCATTGTTAACACTGGGAGATAGGAGGTTTGAGAGAATCAGGGGAGAGACTGTGCCCTCCCCTGATGTACCTAACTCAGATAATTTCGCTCACGATCTCATCACCGCCGAGAGTATAAGGTTCGCCGTCGATATAATCAACCGGCTGAAATGATGGGCATACGCTCCACGTTTCCGTCTCGATAAAGTGGTTCAGAGCAAATTGGGCAAACAATTTTGCGCCACTGTTTTTATAAAACTGCCCCATACAATAATGCAACTTATTGGTATCAATCCGGTTAGGATAAACCATAACAACCTCACAGAAAAGCAAGCCCTGTTGCCTACCCTCACCGATGTGGAATGATACCGCAAAATTATAATCATCGACAGTGCTAAAATGTACACAATCGGTGTAGATTCCACCGATGTCATCATCAGCAGGCGGCCACGTAGAGTAGGCTTCCCAGTTGAGAGTGTAACGGTTGAGAGTGGCGGTTGTCATCGGATCGGCTCCGTTTGTTTGACCCTTTAATAATCCCACGTTTCGGCTCGCCGTTCTGTATCAACCGCTACCGTTTCCAGGATTCGACTGATAAGATACGCTGATGGCCGTTTGGTATCAGCCGATACAGTGGCCTGGCCTGATCCGTCTTAGTATTGTTTCAACAAAATAAAAAGAGCGGGGGCGCCGCAATGATATAAAACAAGACACTTAATCTGCCATAAAATAATAAAGTATAAAGAACAAATAAAGACCCCAGAGTATAAAGAACTCTAGGGCCACTGATTGTTATTAACTCATGCAGGCAAAGTATAAGCAATCATTTCATTCGTTCCCTTGGGCTGTAAACGAACCACCCCATCTTTGACAGTTCGATTACATTTAACATTGGTAAGTTGAGTCAGTTCCCGCACTTTACGGGCAATACTCTGGTGGTTTTTAGTAGTCGTAGTGAACGAATATCCCCACACGGGCTGTAGTCCGGCTGGGGTAATCTCGGCCACGTCTATTTTAATGCGGAACATTTCACCTTTGGCAATGAGAACATTCTCATAATACTCGGTAAATTGTAGCCGCTCGCTGCCATCCTTGCGGGTTCCAATATAACCAGCAGAGCGAACAATGATAGCATTGCTGACACCAGCAGCACGGCGGGCCTCACGGTGGGCCAGGAGAGCGGTTCCGGTGAGTTTGATCATGGGTTGTTCCCTTGACTGCTCCCATAGTGTAGCAGCTCTAGAGGCTAGTGGCGAGGTTTTAACGATTAGCGGTGCTTATGGGTCTGATAAAATATGTTTATGAATAAAACCTTGACTTTATGGGGCACTGCTGCTATACTATAAACAACAAAAGAAAACAAAACGCAAAAGCGTGATAACATAAAACAGGACACCTATCCTGCACTTTTATATTATTATAAAAAACAAAAAAAAACCTGGAAGTATAAAACCTCCAGGTGGTTGATTATAATCAGCAGGTTGGCTGTTTCTTATTCTCCCACCGATCATAATGCGCGTCGATTACTTCCTGCAACGGTTCGTAATCAGTATAATCGGCGGCGATTACACCGGGTTCATTACCCAGAACCAGGAAGATTGCCACCTTTTTATTGTTATGTTGAAGCCGCAATGTGGATTCGTCTGTAGCCACAGTTTCCTCCAAGAACTCAGTCTTGGATACATCCGAATATCGAATATTTTCCTCTCCATTGTTTACACTCAAAGGTGTAAATCCGGCCCGTTTGAGGGACTTAAGCAGGCTGCGGACTTCAGGGCGGTAGTCTTTCATGGGGTGAATCCCTTTGACCCTTTAAGTATTGCAGACCCAGGCCGATCCGTCAAGACCCCAAACGATCAGAAATGCTTATGGGTCCAGGGCTTGACAATACTGGAAAAGTGTTTTATACTATAAACAACAAAAGAAAACAAGCGGAAGGCCGCAATAACATAAAACGAGACACTTATCCTGCACTTTAATAATACACTATAAACAATAAAAAAGAATCCCGAAGGATTCTTATAATTATTCGATTCATCTCTTGTAAAGATAACCACCACTCCAATCGGCATTTTCAAACAACCATTCACGATCTTTGATCAATCGCAGATCAAATCGAATACCTTTAGCGGGGGATTTCCAGCTTGCTGATTTATAAACTTCCCCGGTCTTTTTATCAACAAAACAATGAACCGAACGTGATCCACCATAAGAAATCATAATGATTTTGTGATACTTACTACCCGACTCAATTTCATAATCAATGTCGGAATGTCCCTCTTTCAGTTTATCAATACAAGATTGATGATACTCAACTGATTCTTCCCTATCGATGAAAATTTGATGTCCGCGAATAGCATAATTCCGATAATTATCCTTCAGGGCATCAATCAACTGGAGACAATACTTCCTGACATTCAATTGAATTTTATTCTGAGCATCCTGGAAAGCTGCAAAATCAACGAATGAAACAGTCATGGGGTGAAACCCGATTACCTTTAAAGAATACCAGATCAGCCCCACTAGGTCAAGCCTTTAACGATCAGCGGTGCTTATGGGATTGATAAGCAACACTAATCATAAAATGCTTGACAATACTGGAAAAGTGTTTTATACTATAAACAACAAAAGAAAACAAGCGGAGGACCGCAATAACATAAAACGAGACACTTATCCTGCTTTTTTATACTATTTTTTATACTAAACAAAAGTGACCCGTAAGTATAAAGAACTCGCGGGTCACTGTTTTTTATACTACTTCAGTTAGTATAATTTCCTTTGCGTACCAAAGTTGAACCAATGCATCATCCAATTCTTTAATCTTAGAATCAAAAGTAGCATCTTTAGTGATAGACGCGCACCGGATCAATTCTCTACGGCGATCAAGTAAAGCCATGCGAATACAATAACCGCTAAGTGTGACAGACATAACTATAAAGAATGAAGGAAAGTTGGTAAATTAACTAGATCAAGGTGAGAAATTCTTTTTCGTCATATCCCCCAGAATCCATAGCGTCTTCCAGTTCTGTAACTAGCCCATCAAAATCTTCACTAGGGGCAAGATGTTGGTCAGAACATCAACTAGGCTACCATATTCTTCGCGCAAATTATCAAGATACTCCCCACGATTAGCAAAACCGTTGTTCTGATAGGGGCAAGACATGAGAGGCGTTCCCTTGGTTGACTAGTCAACTGTAACCCATAAAAACCAGACGATCACCGTACCTTGTGCCACTTAAACAACTGGCACAATTAAAATAATTATCCTTGGAAGTTAGGAACACTAAAACCAAACTCAAACTTGAAAACTATAATGTTAAGAACATCGAAAATCTCTCTTAGTTTTTCCTTGGCCAATGGGTGCTCTAAAGCATATTTTTCACAAGGATAAAGATCATCTTCGTCTAGCTCTAAAAGATCCTCATTAACATCTGGAATCTCGTCAGACTCATGGAAACTCAGATCATATTTCTCATTACAAAAGAATATCTTACCCATACCTACCACAAAAGTTAGATCATTCTCTTTACAGAATGGAACAACAGTTGATTCAAAGTATTGTTCTGCAATTGCATCAATTTCCTTATAAGCCCTATTTTCAATCTCCTCAAGTTGTTTGGCTATTTTGTCAGAGATAGTGGCCATTGGAGAATTGTCTGGTTGACTGGATTAGTATAAGGGAGAGAATGGGTTAGTGGTCAGGGCCTTGTGACACTTATGGAACTGGCACACCATCAGTCACGATTAAGGTTTTTATGGATTATACTATAAACAACAAAACAAATTAACGCAGGGGCGTGATAACATAAAACGAGACACTTATCCTGCACTTTTTTATTATTATAAAAAACAACAAAAAAGAGTCAGAATTAACTAACTCTTTTATACGAATTATCAATAATTCAATACCTCATTAGCATTATCTTCGGCCTCTTCAGTTGTAACAAATGGGCCAAAAAACTCAGAATCAGGAATACAACCAGGCGAACAAACTACCCAATAGTAACCTGGTTCATACAAATTATCACCAGAAGTTTCACGCAATCCTTCGGCTTCATTATACTCATCACAATCGGATTGTGAAAACCAAGTGATCCAAACCGGGGTGGACCCTTCGTTATCAGTGTGTTGGATGGTGGTTTGCATGATCGTGTCCGGTTGACTTGCTTAGTATAAGGTGGAAAGGGAACCATAAACAGTCCCCTTGTGCCAGTTGTTAGAGTGGCATATTATATACAATTCCGGAACACATAACCACTCATAAAGTAGAAATCGTACTGCAAACTAGTATCCCATGTTGCCTGCCAATCTACAATAATCTGACTAGGAATGTCTATGCAATAAACTTCGGTCATTATTTCTTCGGCAAATTCTGCCTCGGAATCATAATAACCAATATAATAATCACTAAAATCTTCCAGGTCTACATCACACCAAGACGTTAGAAAGAAATCTACTGCCTGCTGGGTATACTGATCGCACAAATCATTATAAATTTCCATATATTCTTCATCAACACTTGGATGAGTATAATCCCACTCATCATCTTCATTATTATTCAGTTGTTCTGGGCCACCCTTTGCCTCAATTAGGGCCTCATAAAACGCGGTAAAATGTAGACGCTCACTACCATCTTCCTTTTGTCCAATATAACCAGCCGCACGACAAATCTCGGATCGCGTCTTACCCTCTGCCGTGAGAGTATCAACGAGAGCAACAAGTTGGGAACCAGTGATGCGAGTCATGGCGGTTGATTGCCTAACGACTCCCATACAATAACAGACCCATCACCCCCTAGCAACCATTAAACGATAAGAGGATTTTATGTGACAGATAAGCAACCCTAATACCAAATTCCATAAAAACCTGCTAGACTATGTTCATACCAAGGGAGAAAAACCTTGAATGTTTAATCTAAAACTTAACTAACGCAGGGGCGTGATTATACAAAACTAGACACTAATCCTGCAATTTTATATTATTATAAAAACAAAAAAGAGGGAATTATCCCTCAAGTGTTTATATCAATCTAGTGGTAAACTATACCAATCTGGTTTGTTTATCCGTTTACCTTTTTTACCATTGATTAAATGCTCCCAGCATTTTTTACCATCAGTGAAGAAAGATTTTGCCCCAAACAATGAAACATCTAAAGTAGTTGGGACAATTAGAAGAAGGGTATTCATTGAATTTGAAAGAATAAAGAATACGGGACAAATTTTTAGATCAAATCATCATACTCTCCAGAATCCATTGCATCTTCCAAATCTGTAACCAGTCCGTCAAAATCTTCTTCTGGACCAAGAAGATCCGAGAGAATATCAACCAATCCCCCGTATTCTTCACGGAGAGAATCAAGATACTCCTCGCGGTTGGCGAATCCGTTGGCGATGTAGGGGTTGCTCATGGGTTGGTGTTCCCTTGACGACTTCCATAGAATACGGCATCTAGAAGCCCTATGCAAGCATTTTATGATCAGCGGTGCTTATGGGACTGATAACTCATACTGACCACCAGAGGCCCCTAGGAGCCCGCCAGAGGCGTTATAATGGTCTTAAGACAACCACACAAGCGCAAGGGCGTTATTACATAAAACGAGAAACTACTCCTGCAATTTTTTATTATTATAAAAAGAAAAGAGAGAATAAATCTCTCCTTTATATTTTTAGACCCGCCCAACGTAATGCTGAACGCCAGATTCCAAAGTTAATTTAACCGCCAGCTCCCAGGCCTCGTTTATATCCTGGGAGCACGAAACAACTCCCACTGATTAGCACGGTAAATGATAATCATAATTCAGGCAGCCAGAATAAGGTTTGCAACTCTTTTTTCACCAGGCAATTCTTGGAGTTTATTATAAACAGCCTCGAATTGTTGAACCATGTTCAGATAATAAGCCGACAGATGCGGGTCATTATCATAAACTGCCTGCTCTTTATCACACAAGACTGAAATAATATCCAGGATTTCACCAGAGGTTAGAGTGATTTGAGTCATGGTGTTTTTGTGTTGACTGGTTTATTATAAGATGTGGTGAAATTGGTTTTTATTAAATATCCTGAAACCCCCTACCACTAACAAGAGCTATCTGGTCAGCATCTTCCGAAACAAGAAAAATCTGGGAACTGCCAATAATGTCTATACGAGTGCGTCGAGGATAATCATCATGTTCGGCTATTTGCTGAATAAAGAGTATTTTATTTGGATCTAGGTAAACTGGCTCACGAGTTTGCCAATCGGTTAATTTAAGAAATTCCATTGACGATAATGGTGTAATGACTAGCTTATTATAAGGGAGATAATGCGTGACTGGTCAGGACCTTGTGACACTTATGTAACTGGCACACCATCAGTCACGATTAAGGTTTTTATAGATTATACTATAAACAACGCAGGGGCGTGTTTATACAAAACTAGAAACTACTCCTGCAATTTTATAAGTTTATAAAAACAATAAAAATCCCTGGGTATAACCCAAGAATTTTATTAACTTACCAAGTTTTTAGCCGATAAGAAATACCAATTTGGTTCATAAATTGACCCAACTGCATAGGGCCGGATGGATTGTTTCTTTGTTGACCATAAGAAGCATAATAACAAAGTTCATCAATAGTAAACTCAGGTTTAGAGAACAAATAAGGATGCTCTTTTCGCCTTAGTTCTTGAGAACCAAAATCAAGTTTCCCATCTTGATCACGAACCTCGATAATATACTTTTCTCGGGCCATTGGTGAATCCTTTGGTTGACTCATACAGTGTAACCCATAAGAACCGGTCCCAGTGGTCACCAGTGGACAGTTCATAAAGTGACACATACAACAAATACCCCTAAAGATTTTTGGATTTTTTATCCAAACTGGGGCAAACCTAGTATTTTATTGTATAATAAACGATGTTCGACTTTCTTATAAACTTTAATACTTTATCCCGTAGGAGTATGTAAGAGGTTTATAATAAAGAGAGAACAATTGTCTTTTGTTTAGAACAGTGACCGAATCAATGATTCCTGGGTGTTCATTATAAAAAACAATTCTTATCACAATTATATTTAGCATCTTTATGTGGTGGACAGTTGCGAAAGTGTCTGTTTTTTATGATCTTTTCTGTTTTTTATGATATAATTGTGGGTTGTGTATTTTATGCAGGCCAATACTACTACATAAAAAAGACTAAATTATAAAATATAAAATAATACAGATATACTACTACATAAAAAAGACTAAATTATAAAATATAAAATAATACAGATATACTACTACATAAAAAAGACTAAAATATAAAATAATACAGACATAAAAAAGACTAAATTATAAAATATAAAATAATACAGATATACTACTACATAAAAACAAAATAATACAGATATACTACAAAATAATACAAATAGTACAAATATATTATACACGAATACTAAAAAATTGCCGTAAGGACGTATATTTGCCCAAATTTTAGACTGCCATAAAAATAAATAACTAGGTTAAGGAATTATAACAATGAACAATCTAAAAGAAGTCTCTAAAATAGAAGGTCTTGAAGATTTCTCAGGGTATTTTGTAGATATTCATGGGAATGTATATTCCAACAGACAGAAAAATAAAGGACTAAAAAAGAAAGCATTTTTTAAGAGTGGAATAGGTCCCAGTTATAACAAAGTTATACTATGTGGAAAGAATGGTGTAACAAGAGCCTTTTACGTGCATATACTGGTAGGGAAACTTTTTATTCCTAAAAGTAATCATAGAAAATACTTCATTCACAGATCAGATGATGTTTACGATAATTCACTGGAAAATATCATAAGCGTAGATAAATACCGCGTTAAAAAGGATCATAAGATGGGGCGGCCACGCACCAGACCGGAAATGATAAATGATCTGGAAAAAGAATCCATCCTATCCGATAAATTAGTGGCCGAATTGAAACTTTTTTATAAGGCAGCAGTGATAAAAGGAGCCTATCAGGGTAAAGAATTTGACTTTATAGATGAAATGGTTACAGAATTGATGGATATGTACGCGAATCAGAGAGGTTTAAAAAAAATCCTTCATCAGATTCGACAGGAGGAAGGGTAGCGGTCTGGGATCGAGAAAAAGTGAAAGAATCCCTTTTATGGGAAGCTGTCTAACATTTTCCAATGAGTCACATTTTCAACGTCATAACCATCAGGACCTTTCATTATCCAATAATCTGCTCCCATTTCAAGTTCAACTTGCTGATAACCAATCCATTGTCCTTTTCCATCAGTGAAAATAACTTCCACAGATCGCCATTCATCAGCATAATTATATTCAGGATCTATTGGTGGTTGGACATTTACTGGGATCCAATTGTTCATAATCAAGAATAGTAATTTTCAAGAGCAATTTCTACCTCGTTAGAGTTTATTCCATGAACATAATTGTATGCCGCACGTAAATAAAAACCACTCCTAATCCCCTCGCCTTTTTTCATTGAAGAAACTGCCTCGTCTAACATATAAACGAGTTTCAAATCATGGGAAGATTTCATAATCAAACAGAATAAATTTCAGGATAGAAATACCAAGTACCTTTATTATCATCTACCAATCTAAGATCAAATCCATACTTATCTGCAACTGCCTTTAATTCTTGTTCGGCGGATTTGAACAGTTGCATCTGGAGGATAATAATTCATAGTTCTTGAATAATTTTTGCTGCCTTAATTGCGAGTTTATCGGTTTTTGCATTTGTTTTCAAGAAAACATTTGCCTCAGGTGCATTTTGTTTGATTGGTGTTACCTTGCGAATTGGTGTGGAATTAGTGGCCAGTTGCCTCAGAATAACATCGGCCATTTGTTCTACTTTTTGTTCGTGGGCGACTTTAATTTTGTTCTTGCGCCTAAGGGTGTCATTCATAACCCTCCCCTCTTTAATCAGTTGACTCACACGTTGGCGGCGAAGTTCTAGGGTGTTCATTTGAGTGGTTGTGAACTGAGGTTATTGTAGCAGGTAGAATGGTCTGGTGAGTCTGGTGGTTGTGCCAGTTTGGTGACTGGCACATTATAAAAAGGAAGGGATCTCTCTTATAATCAATCCTCTACAATAACCTTGGTCAGATGGTGCTTTGCGCGAGTTACCTGAACATAAAGAAGATTATCTTCTTGTTGTAATTCCCAGTCCTGTTTGGCCCATTTGGACGGAGAATAATGATTCATTCCCAGGGAGAATACTCGATTCCATTCCCTACCTTTGGACCTATGAATCGTGGACAATACAAGAATCTTTTTATTCTCGGTATCATCAAACAATTCCCGAATCTTATTGATTAGAGTAGAAATAGGATCATCAAATGCACACTGATCAATAAAGACCATAAGTGTTTCTACCTGATCCTCGATTACCTGACACTTGGTATCATTTCCTTTTTCTTTATACTTTTGAATCTCTTTTTCCTTATAAATTTCTAACTTATTGATCAGGGTCTTGACGGTGTTTACCTTCCACCTTGTTGCAAGTTTGATTAGACCTTCACCGATCTTTCTTCCTTCTACCTTACAAGGAATTTTGTTTCGGATAAGATTATAAGCAACCTCCACAAGAGGCTTAGTATTGCGGCAGATGATTGCATCCTCTTGAATTACAAGTTTGGCGAGATCTTTTAGGGTACATTCGTCTACAATTCCATCCGGGGAATCGGGGTGAGATTCAATATGCGAAACAAATTTTTGGGCCTCTTTTACTACATTTTTGGGGCAGCGGAATGTCACAGAAAGAGGCAGCTCAACTGCATTAAAATCTTTCTTGATTAGATCCAGGGCATTAGAATCGGCGCCCGTAAATCCATAAATTGCCTGATGTGGATCACCAACCGCAATAAGCCTACCAGACTTTTTAAGCATCATTTTAACTAATGCCCTGCGAGTTGCATTAGTATCTTGGGCCTCATCAAGAAAAATATAATCGTACTGCCAGATTTTGAGCCTGTTGCGAATCGGCAGATAAATCATGTCTGCAAAATCCACCACACTTGTAATCTGGTTAGAGATACTAAGAAGATATTGACACGCATCTACAGCAGTATCATCAGAAACAGTGGTCGGCAGATTATCCCACAGATCATAATGATCAAACATCTGGGTCCAATTATTATAATCATCGTCGATACATGCACCGATTCCGACTTCTTTGGCCATTGCAACAGCAGATGTCACAAATGGGCGCAGGATTTCGTGCTCATTATTAAATTCTTCCCTGGCCAGATTTTGTAACTTATTTCCGTCTACACTGATTCTGGAATAGGCCCTTCTAAGAGCACCAAAACCGAAACTATGAACAGTGCCCACCTTTACATCTTTATTGATATTCTGTTGGTTTACTTTACATTCAATTTCTTTTGCAATTGCCTTATTGAATGCACAAAAGGCGGTGGTGCCTTTTGTTACTTTTAACATTTCAATCAGCGTGCTTGTCTTACCAGCACCCGCGACGGCAGAAAGTATAATCGATCCCTTCCCACTCTCGACTTCGTTAATGGCGACAGACTGCTGGGGTGAAAGTTGCATGATAGGGGTGTCCCTGAACTGAGGTTATTGTAGCAGGTAGAATAGTCTGGTGAGTCTGGCGCTTGTGCCAGTTATTCAGGTGTCCAAAAGGGACTTAATTTTGTTTTTAAGTTCTTTAAGTTCTTTTTCTAATTCCTGAATTTTCTTGTCCTTATCATCAAGAACTTCTTTCTTTTCAAGAATTGTATTCTTTACATTGGCGCCCTCAAGATTGGCGTACCGAAGATTGGCGCCCACAAGATTGGCACCCTCAAGATCGGCATCCACAAGATTGGCGCCCTCAAGATTGGCGCCCCGAAGATAGGCGTACACAAGATTGGCGTCCCGAAGATAGGCGCCCCGAAGATCGGCTCCCCGAAGATTGGCGCCCTCAAGATCGGCACCCACAAGATTGACCCACCGAAGATTGGCGCCCTCAAGATCGGCACCCACAAGATTGACCCACCGAAGATTGGCGTCCTGAAGATCGGCATCCACAAGATTGGCGCCCACAAGATTGGCGTTCCGAAGATCGGCGCCCCATCCAATAGTGTACTCTTTTCCGTTAATGGTTTTTTTCATGGCTGGTTTGGTTGAACTGAGACTATTGTAAGTCTAGGAAGGTGGTCAGAGGTTGGCGCTTGTGCCAGTTTGGTGACTGGCATATTATAAAGAGCAGAGAGAGATTATCATAGCTTATTTCTATAAAATTCAATCACCCATTTTTGAATCTGAATAATAGCCTCGTCCGGTACTTTATAATCAGGATTGTCACCTGATTCAGATTGATAATTATTCATTTCACTATAAAGGTCCTCCCAATAAACCTGACCTTGGGGTGAACTATGCCATGTAAACATATTGACAAGATCCAAAAAATTTGGACAATCTAAGAATGACAGGGCATGATCTAGTATAAAATGTTTAGGGAGTGTATTCTCTTTTTCTTCTTCTTTCAGTCGTTCAATTTCTTTTTGAAGATCCTCGACTTGTTGCTCTAGTTTTTGATACTTTTTCATGGGTTTAATTTTGATAATGTTGCATGGAGAGAATGGGCAACGATCAGACTGATAAAAACCATCAACAGTAAATGTATCAAAAATTTTCAGTCCAACTTTATAATTAAGTTCAGTTTCTCTATAGCTGATTTCATAAGTCACGACTCCGACAATTTTTTCTCCACATTGTAGAGTTGCCTCTACTTCTTGACCTACAAACTTAGAAAGATCAATTTTCATCACCAGTCCCGATCATCAATTGGCACCCATTCAATATCCATTTCTTCAAGAATATCAATTGTAATCTCTTCTTCAAGAAGAGAAATTTCTGCACGACAGATACAATCTGCATATTCTGGTGGATCATAAATTGTGGCCCCAGAAACCATTACTCCATCCTCAATAATTGCCTCCACGATGAAGTGATTATCTCGTGGAGTGATAGATTCAATTGATTTGATCATTTATCTTGGGAATAAAGAACCGAATAGTGATTTGCCAGTTGTACTGCAGTCGCAGTCACCGGATCGCCACGAAAAAGACACATTTCTTCATCCTTATAAGCAACCCAGATAGTTTGCTGGGTTTGAATATCAGAGGCAAGAATGAAAGACATCAGCAATCGTAGATTTTGTTGAAATTGTATTGTTGCCGGAACCATTCTTGCTCATATTCCTCAAAAATAGGAAGATCAACAAGAAAATTGTAATGCTGCGCCCAAAAATTACAAAGCCATGGAATCATTGCATTAAGATCATTTCCATGAAGCGCAAGAGAGAAAGAATAAAGTTCGTTGTCCATAGTGTGATTTGCTTGGGACTTCCTTATTATGATGGATGGTGGGCTGGTTTGGGTGGATCAGTGGACAGTTTGGGAAGTGTCACAGCATATTCATAAGGTATTCATGATCTGATTCGATAAGTTTAACTCTTTCCATTGCCTTATTATAATCAACATAAACTCTAGAAACGTACTCAGTATTTCCATCATCCCAATAACCTTCACCATTGCAATAACGTTCTTCTTCCAATACACAATAATAGTCTGGATATTTTTTAGAACTATCGCTATCACGAAGAACACAATAAATCGTGGCTTTTCTTACTTTTTCGATACAAAAGGGCTCGATAACATAAACAGACATTCCAGGAAAAATGATTTCTCCATCAGCAGTCATGGGAATGGTGTTAATCATAACTTTCTTACCCAAAATGATGTTATTTGGAATGTTCATAGGAATTGGTTGAACTGAGATCAGTATAAAAGAGAATTAATTGTTGGTGGTAGGTCAGTGGACAGTTCACAGACTGTCATGCTTGCCATAAAGATACAAATAATCGTCGAGAATAACTGGGGAAATTGAGAGAAAAGTGTCCAGTAATTCCTGATCACCATTAACTAAATTATAAAAATCTGAATACTCATTTGCCATATATGTCCTGTGATTATAATTCATTGTTGCAATATATTTTACTTCTTTATTCTTGTCTGCTGTCAATACATCTAAAAACTCAATTGGTAGTTTTCGATTTAACGCAAGACCAAAACGAACATGAGAATTCCTATATTTTAGAAATTCTCGCATCTCACAATAAAATTCAGTGGTCTTGGCCTCCTCAAACTTTTTAGAAATGTTCTTAAAATAGAAATGCACTGCGACAGGTGGAAGAATCAATAAAAATAGTTCAATCATAATTGGGTAAGAAAGTAATGACTCGATGGGTGCCAGGTTTACTATATTTTGGAGACCGTTTGGATAGTTTAATCCATTTCTCAATGTATGGTTCTAGACCGAGAGATTTTAGTTGCCTACAAAAATCATGGGCGGTATTATATCTACGAAACCACCTATAATTGGCTGACCTTTCAAAATTATATTTGGGTGAAATATCAAAAAATTCTCCACCCTCACACCTGACTTCGTAATAATAATTTCTTTTATGCATTATATTAACCTAATTCATAACCAAGAAGGATCAATCGTTTATCGCACCATTCCCGGCAAGGTGGATAAAATCCATAAATTTCTTTTTTTTCTGCATCACCAGATCCCCCTACGCCTCTCGGCCCATATCTCCATTTTTTGTAATCTTCTGACCAACATTTACTATCATCATAAGGGGAAATTCTAATCCTGGCGGTTTTCTCAATAAATGCTACCCTATTCTTAACTTCATTTGGATCTGTTCCTTCTATTGCCCTAAAACAAGAATAGCCGTCTAATGTAATCCAGGAAGTAGTTTTAATCATATTCAACCCTCCAGCATAATAGATTCAAGAGTTCCATCCTCATAAATGGATTCTGCAATGTTTGCCTCATTATCGTCAGATTCCCGGTATTTGTCTACATAGGCTGCAAGAACAGCACCAATCTGGTTATGATCCCAGGTGGAAATTCGACCCCATTCTGAAATGCGATTGGGATAATGAGAAATAAATCCACTACGAGAAGTGAACATTTGCCTTACCTTGTTATTCAATGTGGTGCCTCTTACGGCACACAAAATCTTGGCAAAATCAGAACGGCTGATCTCTGCAAAGATTCGATCATTCATAAAATTATATTCTTTGGGTGAAATTAGTTCTTCATATTCAAGAGAAACATCCATCCACTCGGCTAGTTTTTTGACATATTCTTTTGCATATTCCTCAAATACATTTCTCCAATCACTTACTTCGGCCTCTCGCATTTCAAGAACATCATCCATGTAGGAATTATGAATAGATCCATAAAAACCAGAGAAAGGAATCAGAGAAGAAAACATGGTGTTTTTTTGAACTGTGATTATTGTAAGGCTAGAATGGTCTGGTGGTGGTGGGTCTTGTGCCAGTTATTCAGGTGTCACCCCACAATCTCATTAACTGTTTTCTTGGCAGGAGAATGAGCCGGGAATGCAATAATAAAATCCCGATCAACATTTGCACAAAGACCACACGTAGCGCAATTCACATTATCATGAATAGTGGCCGGGCAGGTAATAACTTTTCTGCCAGATTCTGTTTGATAAAACCTCTCAGTCTTATCAGAAGGAACAACCGCAACTGCCGGAATTCCATATTCAGACATTACCTTGTCTGCAACTTCTACTGATTCAGTAGAAGCATTGATTGCAAAACCCCTGGCATTAGCGTTCTCAATGCAGATGCGATTGTGCTCGTTGAGAATATGGTGAGTATAGGTGTAGCCCCTTTTATTTGTATTGGCCGTGATCAACTTTTTGAGTTTGATGTAATCAATGTTTCCATTATTATGGGGTAGATCACCGGCCTGTCCATGACGCCACAATTGATTTTTAGGGAGCCTCGCAATTTGTTTTACAAAATCGTCCCAATCGGTTCCCCTTTCTTTGTTAGAAACCTTGCGCCAATGGATCGCAACCGGGCCATACTTTGCATAACAACCTTTATCATAAAAAGGACAGGTTGTGGGGCAAGTAGAACGCTCAGAAGTAGAAACCGGAATGTTTCCGGTCTTGCCATTTTTAGATGCAATTGTAAGAGCAACCTGGGTCATGGGGTAAAAATCCCTTAACGACAAGTGTAGAATACAGCAGGATTAGTGGGTCTGGTCGGGTGCTTGTGCCAGTTAGTCAGGTGTCACACTGGATATTGATTCGCAACGATTATTCCATGCTACTCGTAGAAAATCTTTCCATTCTAGATAAGGAACCTTTCTTTTACCACACGCCTCAAAAACTGTTTCGGCGGCTACTCCACCTTCATACTTATGTCCACACCGGCATTTTGCATAATTCCCATTGTCAAACACCCAGGTACGTGGATGCTCTCCACAGTTGGGGCAAGTCTGCCAACCTGTTATATCATCTAGTGGTTTATAATCACTAATGGTAGCAGCTTCCCATGAGTAACAAATTTCGATGGCCATAATAGAAATGTTTTAGGGGTTAATTATTTGTATGTGTCACACAGTTTCCTCAACATACAATTGATCAGCAATTTCCCTCAATCGCTTGGCTAGTTCAATCTGTTCTTGTTCATTAAGAAAACCAGATTCAATAGAAAAATTGGATCCTGTTACAGTGAGTTCAGCATAAAAACTAAACCATTTAAGATTAAATTCCATGATTTTGATTAATTTTGAAAGGTGGAGTATTCTTCAATGAGAATACAGGTTGGCGGATGTAGACCAATATCCATAAGACGCTGAAATTCTGTGATTGCATCTTCTTTTGTCTGATAACCCCACCGGTTAAAAATACAATCGCCCCAAGTGTGCATAGGATCCTTGAGTAGTCCATCTTCAGAAAGAATTTTCCAAAGATACCTTTTAGTCAATTGCATAATGAGTTGAATGAACTGAAGACAGTATAAAAGAGAATTGGTGTGTCTGGTCGGGTGCCTGTGCCAGTTAATCAGGTGTCACTACCATGATACAAACAAAATTTTGGTAAATTTGTTATAATTCCATAATTTAAATCCTTCAGCTTTCAAATAAGCAGCAATAATATCGACGTATTCATCATCAATACCTGTTATTTCAGTTGAAATATAACCATCTTCTGCGGCGAGTCTAAGAGATTTTTTGACTTTTTCAATGGTTGAATTGTTTTGAAAAGAAATTTGGAGCAGATCGTAAGAAAGTGACATTTGTTTAATGGTTTAATAATCAGGCCAGAGCAAATTCTCCCTGGGCTTTTTGAATAAACTGGCTGATTTCACTAGAAAGTTCATGAGATTCTTTATGTGCTTCCTCAAGAATTGGGTCAATGAACCACTTCATTACCAGTTGTTCTGGAAGTCCTTTGTGCTCGTTCCTCTTATCCACGATAGAATCATAATCTCCCACCCCATAAAAGCCCAACCCAGGAATGATAGCATTTATTTCAATAAAAAAGAATGGTTCGGCATATTCAGATAGAACATCTGTGGCCGTAAACCAAGTATCTTTTGTATCCAAATAGTTTGTATCCTTTTTTACAAGAGATTCTGCCCAGCCTGCGATACAATGAATTGTACCGCATTCTGATTTTTTGTGCCAGGTTTGCATCTCAAACCGGTTTTCATTTGCCTTGATGATTGATGCAACCTTTACAAGATTACTCCATTGCTCGACAGTAAACTTATCATCTTCGGTTACATCCTTATATTCATCATACATTAGAGTCACTCCTGGAGTCACTCCAGTAATAGACTGACTTTCAGTAAGCAGAGAAAAATAGTTGTTTTTGAAATCAATTGGAGTCAACATAATTTTTTGGTTAGTTGGGTGAACTGAAGACAGTATAAAAGAGAATTGGTGTGTCTGGTCGGGTGTTTGTGCCAGTTAGTCAGGTGTCACGGCTCCAGCAATTCTCTTTGTTCTGGAGTGAGAGATTCTAAGAATTCTTTACGTTTTTTGGCCTTGGATTCTCTGGCTAATTGTTTTTCAATTTCTTTGTCAAAGTAATCTACCATATCATCATAGGTATAATCGCCAGCATCCCAGTCTGAAGTATTATCGTTTTTTATGAAAACCATTTTGTAATAATAATCTTTATTACCATGCCAATCATAATAGAGATTTATTTTATAACCTTCATCATTTTGAACAAAATCAGTACTAATTCCCAATTTTTCGGCCTTCGTTAGAAAATTTAGGATTTGTGTTGCAGTAATCATTTTAAGTTGGGGATAAGTTTAAGATGCAATAGACCAATTCAAATCATTTGTCAGATTAACCCAAAAAAAGTATGAACCATTTGATGATCTTAAAAAGATCCTATTGTCTTTGTGCTGTTCCACAATGCAAATAGGATCTCGATTCATCATATTGGCCAGGCGATTCTTGGCCTTTTTAGATTTTGCGATTACAGTAACAGTTTCCATCAGTTTGTGGTAAGAATCAGGTTTGCGACTCTATTTTCTCCAGAAAATTCTTGGAGTTTATCATGAACATCCCAAGTATCAAGTATCAAAATTCAAGGTTCAATAAGTAACACACCGGAAGGAACGCCCACAGAACGCGAGCGCCTTGATACTACCACCGCTAAAGATCTGGCAGCAAGCATCTGTTGTTTGAACTCTTGAAGCTCGGATTCCAGTTCTTGAATTTTGGTTTGGAGTTGTGTTTTGGTGGCCATGGCTAAAAATGTTTAACTGAGATCAGTATAAGGCGTAAATGGTGGTCTGGTGGTGAATTAGTGGACAGTTATGAAAGTGTCTACTTAATAAAGAAGATTTTTAATTTCCATAATGAACCACACTTTCGGGGCATTATGAATTAGAATTAGATCATGAATTTTAGAGCCTAGTCCGCCAACACTAAAAATTAAAAAAATTATAGGAAACGTAATAAATATAAGAATTTCACTATTATGCTCTCTTTTTGCTAGTTGAACAATGAATCCAATACTCACCAATAGTCCAATAATAAAAACAACTAACCCAATCGCATAAAAAGTGTTAACCCACAGACCATAAGAAATATATTGTTGGGCAATGTCTGGAAGTTGAGCAAAAGAAAAGTCTTTAACTTCTCCCACCGAAGTCATAATCTCGGCAAGAATTTGAGAAACTTGAGCCTGAAGTTGGTCGTTCATAATTTAATTAGAAAAAGGTTGGTTGTTGTGTTAGTTCTTTAATTACCTTAACAATCACATTTGTCAAGAACCCGTTCAATTTGCCTTTTCAAAATTGATTTTCCGCAAACAATACCCTCATTATAGATCAAGCAAAAAAGAGTCTTAAACGCATCAGAAGTTAGTAATTCATCTGAAAAATGTTCACCTGATTTCAAAACAAAAATCACGTCTCCAGATGGTATATCAATGAACTCAACAAAACCATATGCTGAAATAACTTTAAGATTGTCAAAAGTTAGTTCCATAAAAAGTGATTCCTCAATCAACAAAGATAATTTAGCATGAAGTCTAAAATGAGTCAATAGTCCGTATGACGATTTTGTTATTGTCACATGGTAGCTTGACTTTTATTCTGACTTCCAGTAGAGTTGATTTGTTCCGAAGATGCGGGAGCTATATTCTATATTAATTACTTTTTATTAATAATTTTATTGTATTCTTCAAGTGTAATATGTCCTTTAACAATAGGAAAATTACTACTGATCATCGCTTTTTTATTGTCGTCTCTTTCGACTGGTTCAAGTAAAATATGTCCAGGTATCCAATAAGGCCATTGGATTCTGTTATTATATGCTGTTATAGATGATTTAGTATACTCCAACTTAGTACATTTTTGGGGCGAATGAATATACTGATTATCTTCAACCTTTTTATATGGCTGGGTAAAATGAATAATTTCAACATTAAGTGGTTCAGTATATTGTTCCAAAGAAATTTTAAACAACTGACCAGTCCTATCCCATTTAGTCATAGACGGTATACGATACACCCAAATCTTTCCATTTTTATCAGTATCTTTTTCTGTTGGCCATTTTTCGTCAATAGAAATGAGTTTCATAATAAAAAATAGTGAGTGGTTAGTGTGGATTTTAAACAATTGACCCTAGGACTTGACAGGATCCATAATCAGTGATACAATACTGACCTCCTCGATCAAATCACCCTAAACTTTCTTTTAAGGTGAACACATCCATGTATTAATTGGCCGACAAGTAAATCCATGATCCTCTATATCTATAGAATCTGCTTCAAAACTATATTGAATTCCACATTCATATAAAAAAGCTCCCTCATCACCATAGTAAGGATCTTCTTCCACATCGAGAAAGGTTTTGTCGAACAGCTCAAGTAATTTCATAATAATCTGGTTGAACTAAAGACAGTATAAAAGAGAATTGGCCGGTCTGGTCGGGTGCTTGTGCCAGTTAATCAGGTGTCACATCGGCTATTGTGTATAGAATTCCAATAAGCCTCATAATCACTTACGGTAGAAGGAGTAATTTTAATAACTTTATGGTCATACATTTGATTTTCTCTCCAATTCTGCTCTACCTGAAACTTAACATCCCGAGAATTAAATCCCTCAATAACTGCTCGTTCAATCTTTTGATTGATAAGAGCAGTGACTTCAAAGTAGTGAGTATTTTTCATAAGTTTAAAGCAGGAAACCGCGATGTCTTTAGCTTCGCGGTAGTTCATTAAAATAATCGTCACTTGCAATGTGTCCAGTATAACCAGGAAAATACTTTTTAGTAATTTCTGGAATGGCCGTTGCGGTTACGGAACTAGAACACTTAAACCAGACCTTTTTTGAATCATGATCAACAAAATGTTCAAATTTGAGTTTCATGTTTGAAATGCGTTTAACGAATACAATTTAACAGAAAATTAATAGCACCGACTTTTTAGTAGACACTTAAAAAACTGTCTACTTTATGGCTCTATAGTAAAAGTTTTGTTCTTAATTTTGGTATCAAATTCCCCGGTTCTTCCTGGCCTCATTTTTCCGACATTTACGTTTTTGTTTTCACCAGGCCAGGAAGTTTTAGAAGTTCCAGTAAGAGTAGCACTTCCACTAGGCTTACGTTGGATTAGAACAGAATCTTGATTATACTTCTTTCCTAATTTTTTAAGAGTTTTTTTAAACTTTCTTTTACCTTGTTTACCTGGACTTACAACAAAACTTCTTTCTGAGACTCTTTTTTCTTGTGGTGTACCTGGATTTTCTACATAACGACCAGAAACTGCGGTCGGACCAGGAAGACCGGCGCCTTTTATATCTCTTTTAAGTTGACTTGATCTTTCTTTATTTTCTTCTTTAGACTTATCTCCTCTTTCAGCAGACATAATGGCCATCCCACCTTTTTGGGATTTTCTCATTATTCTAGAAAGTGATGATTCGTTTATCTCATCACATTCAATCATGAACTGCTTATAGGTCTTCATCTAATTTAAATATTTTAATTATTTATATTGTACTTCTTCTTAAGACACTTAAGAACCTGTTTCCTAGATTTAATTTTTCCTTTAGAAATTCCCCGAGTTTTCTTTTTCTTCTCGGAGTTGTGTTGCCAATTGGGAGTGTTCATGACTTTTTAACTATTTAACAAGAAGAAAGTTATTCATTCCGTATGTAAATACTTTATTTCTATTATTTTTAAAAGTTAAAACAATATCATAAAGATCATCTAGATCTTCATCATCAAGATCCTCATGAAACCACCCATAAATGTACATTTTTAGTTCATTATTATCTTCAAACAAAATATCCCTGATTTCATCAACTTCCCAAAATATAGAAATACCATACTCATCTAGCCTATGAGAAAGACTATTCATAAAACCCAAATTGCCCAGTTTTTCCACGGCTCCAATGAGCCAAATAGTTTTCTGTTCCTGAGTGGCCATGACGAAAATTGTTTAACTGGAATCAGTTTAAACGACAGTGATGGGTTGGGTGATTAGTGGTGGACAGTTCCTCAATCGACCCAGGTGATAATTCCCCTTTTCATCCACCCCTTTTTTGTGATTTTACAATCAGGAGTTTCAGGATCTCGATACCACCCATAAACGCCCTTTTCAATAAAACTTTGCCTCAATTCTCTAGAGAGTTGTTCTTGCTCAATTTCCTTAATCGCGGCCTTAATTTCTTTTTTATCCATTGTTTTGTGATGAATTTCAACGATTATAAACAAAAAATGCCCCGTTGAAGGACATTAGTGGACAGTTTACCAATCGCCTACTGTAAATTTACCATTTTTAATCCATCCTTTTTGGCCTTCTTTATTGGTTGCTCTGATTCCTCTCCCTCTGGTTCTTTCTTTATACAGTTCGTCTGATGTTTTTTGTCTCCCGGCTTCTTTTTTTTCTTGTTCTTTCTTTCTTTGTTTTTGTAACCTTTCTTGATAGTCTGAATCACCATAAGACTTGCTCATTCCAAGTTTTGGAGTTACGGCCTCAAGAAATTGTTTGTAGGTCTTCTTTGTATTTTGCCTCAGGTCCTCAACTTCCTTGCGGTTAAGGTCTAGGGTGCGGTCACCGGCCTCGGATCCGGCTTTTTTGATTGTTCTAATTATTTCTTGGGATCTTTGGGTCATTTTACTTCAAATGTCTGTCTGGTTACTTTTCTTTTTGTGGTTGGTTTGGAATTATCACCTAAAGTTACTCTAGGGGTGGATTGTCTATTTCCAGTGGGAGTAATTCCACGTTTACCTTCATAAGGACCGCCTGGGCCATATAATCTCTGTTGAATTGTTTTAAGTGCTTCTTGATCTTTTTTGGGTAATGGTTGGCCCTGTGTATAGGAAAGTTTTTCGTCGATTGTGTCTAACCATTCGTCACTCATTGCCTCATAAATATGAATTGCGCTTTTTACATCAGATGCGAAACCTTCTTGCATCAAAAATAGAATAACTTCTTCCATTAGATTGTAAGTATTTTCTACTATTTAGACAAAAAAAGAGGCCCTATGGGGCCTCAGAATTTCAAACAAGAATTAATTGGCCCTTTACATTCATGGGCTGGAATATCTCAATCACCCATAATTCCAATAAGATCAAGAGAAACAATGATTGCGATTTTAATGTAAAGCATTAATCTGAAAAAGAAGAAAGCGGTGTAATTTGGCCAAATGGATTTCGTAAAAACTCTTTAATATCCAATTCTACACCATCAAGATTTGTGATCTTAATTTCTTCTATTTCTGCCCCATCTTGTGACCGATAGTTATGAGTCAACTGCCAATAAAGATCAGAAATACCTAATGGGTCTCCAAGAACAGTCACATATTTAAATGGGTCATTTTTTCTGCTGTAAGAGAGTTTTAGCATTAATCTGTTGATTTATGATCAGAAGTTAAAGGTGTTTCCGTTTGAGGTGATAGAAATTACACGATTGACATCAAAAGACCGCCAGGCTTTTTCACCTTGATCTTTTGCAATCTTAAAATCCCTCACGCGAATAATGTCAGGGTTGGTGGAATTAGTGCCGGTTCCTACAATTTCTTGGCGATCACGCGGGTTAAATTGGATCTTGCGGGATTCGCCGTTCTTTTTTACAAATTCTACAGAGATGATAGTGGAACCAGATTCCTTAAGAAATTCACGGATAGTTTCTGCGCGGTTCATAATGAATAAAAGTTTGTTGGTGAATTCAGGGCTTCCCCCCTCACCGACCTTTATAAGATAACAGGGGCTGGAGGGCTTTTTGGCGCCCTTGGGCCAGTTTGAGGAGTGTCACATCGTCTTCCAATAATCAGGATTCTCTTCCACATAATTATTGAAAACTTCCAAACATTCTGCAACAGAGAATTCATGAACAGCAGATGTTTCGGAAAAAGAATTCCAATAAGGAGATTTTAGGTAAATCCAAATGCCATCATTGTTCCAACCACTTCTTTCATCTGAAATGAAATCCACCCTCGGATCATTCTTTATATTTTTTAAAGTTCTGGCTATTTTAAACTTAGTCATAATTACCCCAGTTTTCTCTGACAAAAATAAGAAATTCTTCAATTTTTTTATCATTATAAAAAGGATCTAGTTTTCTGTTTTCCACAATAAAACAAACCAGATTTGGCTGTTTTTTAGAAAGAACATAAAGATAAATCTGCCCCCATCTCAATTGAGGATACCACGCATCGTACTCGTTTACTACATCCCTTAAATAGTGGTTAAATTCAGTCATTTTTAAGATTGATAAAGGCATTGTTGTTTATTTTGTAGCATGAACCACGTTCACTGATGATAAAAATTTCAGGATTTCCTGTATAAGGATTGACATCAATTCGGTCAATAATGCCCTTATATATCCACTTTTTACACTTTAACCAAAGTTCTTTTCCAGAGATATTTCCTTTATAATCAGTAAAACGAACTAGGCCAAGAGTGTTTCCTTTGTTAACATTACACTCTAAACACATTGTCTGATAGTTTTCCAATGTGTCCTTACCACCTAATGATTTGGGTTTAATATGATCAATAGTGATCTCCATATCATCTTCAGAGAGAATGCGCCAGAAAATTCTAAGGTCGGGAATGCTTGGTCCCCGGCCCTCTATCATATCAGCATTTCGATAGGTCTGCCAAATAATCATGTTTTTGGGGGTTAACTGAGTGTATTATACGGGATATTGGACGCAAATGGAGACCGATGTAGACAGTTCAAAAACCGGCACAATAGTTATTTACAAGAAACTGAACATAATCATCCGGTGCTTCTCCAAGGTCCTTATCATCAGGCACTACCTCAACATAATCGCCAAATTTGGCCAGTTTTCTACCGGCCTCATCATTATCACAAACAACAATGATTGGGCGATTTAGCATTTCTAGCCAGTTTTTATAATCTTTTGGTGGATTATTAGCAAGAGTAGCAAAGGCCGATTGTTTTAATTCGGTTATCCGACAGGCATCAAAGATACCTTCGGTCAGAAAGATAGGACCATCAGAAACATAATAACTTTCAAGTCCCCAGATTGCAATGGTTGGTTGGTTTTTATTTCTGTAGGTATAATATTTTCCTTTTTTCGGGCAATTAAAAACTTTTTACATCCCTCTGGTTGATATTGTTGGTAGCCCACCAATTGACCCGAGAGATTATAAAGAAGAAAAGTGGCGATGTTTAATTCTTCATCAAGAATTGGTCTGTGAAGTTCTAAGTCAAGATGACGTTGTTTTAGGTGGGTCTTTATGTTCATAACCAGTTCCGCCACAATCTTCGCATCCTAAAGTTTCTATAATTGGTTCCTCTGCATAAACATAATACCCATCTGGATTCATGAGAACTTTTACGGTTCCTGTTCCACTACAAGTTTCACATTTAACCTTTGTAATCATTTGTTTTATCCTTTCGTTTTGCTTCCTAAGAAGTTCGGTTTCTTCCTTAAGAAGTTCGGTTTGTTTTCTTATTTTTTCTCTGAGTTTACTTTCGTCCATTCTTCATTCTTCCGATGTAAGTTTTCATAATACTCGGCCTCTTTTTTCTTATTCTCCTCATATTTAAACATCGCCCGAAGAAGAATCTTTGGGTCCTGAGTGACGTCCTCGCTAACAACAACCGGATAACCATTCTCCCAATCATCCTCGGTTGTTTCTTCTCGGCCAATATTCTCAAAAGTTGGCCAATCTACTTCAACTCCACCAATCACCTTCTTTTTAGTCTCATAAACATCCTTGAACCACTTTACATTCCAAGAACCATCATCATAAATGTTATAAGAAATAAAATGGAGTAGTGGTCCGAAAATATCGGCTTCTTGCCAAATCATTTCATCAAACATCTGATGTAACCATTGCCTTTTATGTGGTGAACCATACCATTCAAAATACTTTTCTACAAAAAGCAGAACATCGTCAATAGTATCTTTATAGTATGGATTTGAGCCATACTTGTACTCATTAAGTCGGGCCAGAAAATTATTGTAATTATCCTCGATTTCTTTGATGGTTTGATTGTAAATGACTTGGGCGGTGCTAGTGATGTTTTGCATTGTGGTTTCTTTTGGCAAGATTAGTTAATCAAATGATTCTAAAATAATTTGGAGTCCAGAAATAATTCCTTCAAGATTGCTCGGTGAAATGCGAATCTTATTAGAAAGAAACTCACTTCTACCATCATTCCAACTATCTTGAATAATTTCTATATTCCCTCTATAAAAATCAATAGTAATACTACCGTTATCCAAATCTTCAAATTGAAGAGTTCCTTTAAGTGCCATTTGAGTGAGTTGGTTGAACTGTGTGCATCATAAAGCAAAAAGGACTCCCGGTGAGGAGCCCTTGTGACAGTTAAAAAGGTGGCTACTTATACACCACAAGTAGCCATTTGTTCTTGTTGAGACTTTTGAACAAACTGAGTAATTTCACCAGACAAATCGTGAGATTCTTTGCGGGCCTCCTCAAGAATTGGGTCAATGAACCACTTCATAACTAGTTGTTCTGGGAGTCCTTTATATGACTCTGTTTTTAGATTGAGGTTAGAATGCATAATCCAGAAAAATGGCTGGGCATAATGGGAAAGCATATTCGTAGAAATTTCTAGAATATCGGAGGGTTTATCATCATAATAATCAATATCATTCATATAGAGGGCGTGTGCATATCCGGAGATACAGTGAGCAGTCCCACAACTAGTTTTTGTGTGGAAGGCCTTCATATAAAATCTATTTTGATTTGATTTAATAATAGAGGCAACCTTTACAAGATTACTCCATTGCTCGGTCGTGATGGAACTTCCACTATTGAAAATAGAATCATTCCGCCCAAACATAAAACTAACTGGCCTTACACCAGTAATTTGTTCAGACTCAGCAAGCAGAGCAAAATAGTTGTTCTTGAAATCAATTGGAGTCAACATAATTTAAAATGAGTTGGTTGAACTGAGTGTATTATAGGGGATATTGATGGGAGGTGGTAGGGTCCTTGTGCCAGTTACTCAGGTGTCTACTCCATCGCAGTAATCTTTATATTAGAAATAGTCGTTCCTTTTGAGAATTCTTTTGTCTGGTTCTTTATTGCTCGATAAGAAGTGTGAATTCCAAATTTCCAATAAAGAACTCTACCAACAAAATCGTGAAACTCTTTCAGATACACTGGTGGAACCTCAATATCTTCCTCTCGTCCTCGGTAATTTCTAATATTTCTTTCATTCCAGTCCTGAGTCATTCTCCTATAATCCCTCTCATAATCCTCAAGAGTAATTGTGAACTCTGCGGTTATTTTAATTGGTTTCATTGGAACAATCCAAAAAGTAATAATAACGAGCCGAATTGGGTGGGATATAGCGGACTACCTTACAATTTTTATAGGTGTCCACTTCTCCAAACTTTTGTGGTGGTTCTTTTGGCATCTTTGGAATTTTAGATACAAGATAAACAGCCAAAAATGTTGGTATGGAAAGTACAATACTTAAAATTATACATTCGCCAATATTTAAAAGTGTTTTCATAATAATCAACAGATCACGAAACGATGAAACGATGAGATTTAAAGATATCGTATCCATAATCAGTACTAACAAAGAATCCCAATTCTTCCAACCTCTTCTTATCCTCAGAGGATACATAAAAAGGTGAAATTGCAGGATTAACAGTCAAAGAATTGTTTTCACAATGGAACAATGGGGGTTCAAAATTTCCATATTTGGAAAAGATTTGGAGTGCTTCAATTAGGTCGTTCATTTTTGGTCACTTTGATAAATGTTCACGTTTGTCAAGTTCTTCTTTTATTATTTTAAGTCGTTCATCTTGAGTATTTCTTGCTCTAGTGCAAGAAGGACATCCACAATCCCACACTGAAGCCACCCAATGTTCCGGCATTGGCCTAAACAACCTTTCTTTCCTATAAACATTAAGTAGTCTTTTAGTAGGGAGTTTAAGAATCGTTTCTAGTTTGTTTCTGTTAGGGTCCATAATATTTAAATCGTCTCCATTACTTCTTCAAAAAATTTAATATTGGCAATTCTTTTTTGAGCATGTTTGGTAAACTCAATAAGAACTTGGGTTGTAGAAGTCAATGTATATTTTAAAGGACCATTCTGTAAGTAATTCAAGAGTTCCACCAGATAATTGACAGAGCAACTACGAATCTCAAAAGATTTTCCAACAATCCAATTATCAGTGATAAAGGTATAAAGAACAGGAGCCGGTGCATGACTATTGCATACTGACTCAAACATATCATTGCGAAACTCGTGCATTTCGTCATTCTCTAGGAACAAATAGACAACATCGCTAGTTGAAGAATGATGCTCAAATTTCATGATGAATTACCGTTTGGTTATGGAGTAATTTTAAAAGAAAAGGACCCTGGGGGTAGGGTCATTGTGCCAGTTTATAAAGTGTCAACCTCAATAACCTTCAATAGGGATATACCCGACACTATAACAAGTTTCACAATCCTCCAAATCACACTCTGCCCAAGAGTATTCTGAAGGGATATTATCCTCATCAAAATCGGCAGCAAATTGAGCACTTACAATTTTGTATTGTTCATTATTTTGGTCAGGGTCATTAACATCAACATAATGAAGTATCCAACTCTCTCCGTGACCTTCACAATCAGGGCACCTACGAAATCCTGTCTTGCCCGTGAGAATGTCCCGAAGTTCTCCCGCCTCAAGAGAAACGCCGTATTCTGAGAAGTACATTATTAGTTTTTGTATTGGGTTTGGGTGGAGCAGTCATCATACGTCTAAATGTGCAGTTTTACAAAGGAGGCTGTGCAGGTTCTTGAAGTGTCACAAGGGAATAAAGGTAATTTTTTGACCAATCCAAAAGTAAACATTAGTCTTGAATTAGAGTGATAATAGAAAGAACAGTATTGCAAAAGCCGAGCCGATACAAGCTCCCAAAAGAAATGGGTAGATTGCAAGGCTGTTTAGAATAAGAGCAAGAATAAAATAGATAATTGCTCGCTGAGCATATACAATGTAGCGTTGGTTTGGGTTGATGTTGTACATTGAAATGGGTGACTTATGGTGGTGTGGTGGACAGTAGGTTAACTGCCCATCCTTTTCAATCTTGTCTCCAATTGACTTCAGTTCGTGGATAAAAAAGCATTCCCCCGTGACCATCAGAATCAGATCCGGCATTGCAAACAGGACACGTCATCCATGAAAATTCTCCCTCTAGTAGATCTGTTGAAATGTGAGTCAGTTCTGATTGCCTTGCAGTGGCAGTAGAGCCACATTCCCTACATCGACCACGCCAGATGCGTTCTTTCTTGGGGATTCCGCGATAAGTGATTTCCATAATCAGGCGGGGTCGTAAGTCATTTCAAAAATATCTGGCTTGCAGAAGTAAAATTTGTTCTTTACTCCTCGGATAAGAAAGTCCCCAATAGTGCTACTGTGTGGACCCTCAAGAGTAGTGATATACATCAGGCAAGTTCCGTCTGGATTTTGAAGGTATCGGAGCTTCCAGGATTGCAGCTTTCCACCCACTCATAAAGAGCCTGGGTGCATTCAAGTGTTCCGTCAAATTGACGAGCCTCAATAGTGACTGGTTTTTTAGTGTAGAATGCCATTTTTTGTTTGTTTGATGAATTAAGTGGACTTTTTTAGTATAGAGTGAAATGGGCGGCTTGTGGTGGTGCAGTGGACGGTTTAAAAAGTGGTTTCATAATTAAGAAAAATTGGGCATAGGATGCCAATGGGTTGGTGGAAATGGGTGTGGCCATCTAGCAAATGTGTCCTCATTTTCCATCCAAACATAATATGGGTAAGTGGTATAGGGAACTCCATTTGGAGTTACTACAACATCCTTGGCAATGACAGCAAACATTTTGCGGTCTTTTGGTGCAGTTTCAAGTGGAAGCCAGCTCATTTTTTAAGAGAATGAAGAAGTTGAGCAATTTGTTCCTCAGACAGATTTTTTACGGCTTCTTTGGCCTTTTCTACTTCGGGGTCTACATCAGGAATTTCTTTGGTTTCAATGTGGAAGGCTCCTTCTTCATAGATTTCTGTAATCCATTGAGTAGTTGGGCAATGAGAACGCTTTCCTGAATTTGTAAAATGAAACCCACCGATGTTTAAATCACCAGAAACTTTTCCAATATATTGGGTTGAAAGGCTCGAATATTCTTTATTCAGCCGAATAAGAATAGTCTTTCCAATAAACTTATTGAGGTCAATGTGTGGATGTTTTTGGGCAAGTCCGGTGAATTTCATGGTTTTTGTGAATGGTTTGATTGATACGATGTCGTGGGGGTCTGCCTTACAAGAGCTACTATAATATCCTTGTGTATTATAATAATTTGGGTTATTTCCTATTTTAAATCTGAAGCTAAAACATGAATCTCGACATTCTTCAACTACGCCAATATTTCCCTCTCCGTTTCGGAGTTCTATTTGGACCTCTTGATTGAGGTATTTGTCAAGATGGATGCTCATAAGTTTCTTGTGAAATGCTTGGTAATTTTAGTGGATGGATTGCGGCTAGGCCTTAAGAGGTGGGCACCTTTCAAATCGTCACAACCACTCCTCTATAAAATAATCAACAGTAATTTCATTCTGTTTACAAAATTCTTCTACATTATCAGGAATACTTTTTGTAATTTCAGAAAGAGCGAATCTTTCCCACAAAAGATAGAAATTTTCTTCAGTCATTGGTCTCGTAAAGAATTCAGTTGGTTTTGATAATAAGAAATGTCGTCTAGAATAGAATCCACAATGTTTTGTTTATATTGTGGATTTTGGTCTAGTTCTTCTTTAAGATTTTTGATTCTTTTTGTGAGAAGATTAATGGTTTCTGTGGTGTTCATGGTAAAAAATACTTACTATGTCCAAGAATGGACTGTTGTAACTAATTCCTCAATACCTTCTTTATTAAACTGGTATGTTGCGACTAAATTACCTTCACCACCATATAATGGGATTTCATAAAGAACCAAGCCATCATTATGACGATGAACTTCTCCACCAGATTCTTCAGACATATTAATATCAATTACATCGCCGCAACTCATATTAGTAATTTTTTCAATGTCTTGATGTAAAGTGTTCATAATAAAGAATAGTAGGTTAGTACTCCACCCCAGATTTGAACTGGGAATCCGAAGAAGCAGATTTTGAGTCTGCCGCGTTTACCGTTTCGCCAGTGGAGTAAGAAAAACAAGCCTGCTTCAACTCAGGCCCATTGTAACGGATTAAATAGAAGAAAAGAAGCCTGCACAAATTCCTTTTCGATTTGTGTTAAGTGAGACGGAATCCCAAAATTGAGCGAGAGCCCTTAACACCTTTAAAGAATAGCACCCGATCAGGGAGAATCTGGTGGTCGTGTGCCAGTTTGTGAATTGGTCTCTTTAAGGGTTTGAATCAGTTGTTCCAGTCTTTCATTTTGTTTTTTAATTAATTTCGTGCTCTTTTTAATTAATTCTCTAAGTTCTTTTTCGGTTTTTACCATTTTTCTTGTTTACAAGTTTATCGACAGATTCCCTAAGTTTATCAGCGGTTTTATGAAGATCATCAGCATCTTTCTCAGATACAAAACGATAATAGCCAAAAAGTGCCCAGACTTTTTAAAAAGTGGACACTTTTAAGATTGGCTCAGTTGTGCAATTTTTTCTTTAATGTTCTTTGCCGACTCAAAATCTTTATTCGCAACGGCCTCTTCTAGGCTCTCTTGCAGTGAAGAAATGGCCACAAAACTAGCTGATTCTTCTAGTTCAGCAATCCAGGATTTAGGGGCAGATTCCAAAACTTCTAGAGCAGTACTTTCTTCTCTAAAGATACCCGATTCCATGAGAATTTTAAGAATTTCTTGGGCGATTAGGTCTTGCATGATATCAATAAATAATAAGTATTTATGGAAAAACAATGACCCAAGAAATTCTTACTGGTTTTTGTGTTCTTCTTGTTGGATCTGTTACGGCTTATTTAATTAAGTTCAGTAAACCATAATCTCCTTCACCTGGTCATTAGAAAAACCGAGGTCCTTACCAAGTTTAAAGGCACGCTTTTTCCATACAATAACAGCAGTTGTCAGTTGCTTCACTTTTGCATGATTGAGATAATGAGCCCGACGCTTTGCGACAATAAAAAGAGTATTGTAGGCCTTCATGTCCTCAAGAATTTCAACACTCTTTTCTGAATCAATCTCGGCTTTTGGGACCTTACGCCATTTTGCGAAATAAACTTCCTTATAAGATTGTAGTTCGTCTAGAACCTTATAAGTATCTTCTAGTGAAAGATTCTCAATATCATCAACAGTGAGATCATTGGCGAGAATTTGGGAGAAATAAGAAATCATTGGCTTTTTTCGATTGCTCTGTATCTTAGGGCACATGGTTGCCATTTGCTGACAGGGGTGTGACAGTTTTGGAATTGACCCAAAAAGACGCAATCAAAATTTACAAACTGTTCCATTTAAGCCACAAAATAAATGCCAAAATCCCCAAAGGAATGGCGATATACCAATAAGTCACGGCAAAATATAAAACAGTACCAATTCCTAAAATCCAGTACTTGATAGTCATATCATCTGGATCCGATGAAGATGTATAATTACCACCACTATCCCTACTACTAACACATCTAAGGTTAGTAATCATTGGGGGATTATTATAAATCGCATTAATTGTTGCTTTTGCGGTGTTTGCAGAACTTGCATTTACTCGCACATTAATAAAGGGTCCGTTTTGAACCGCAATAATTTTAGCTTCCCAAATTGCCATGTTTATTTACCAAAAACGTAGTATCCCTTATAGCCACGATGCCTTACAACAAAACATTCAGGGGCGATTCCGGGTGAAAGATACCGCCGAGTGGTGGACCTTGCATAGGCATTCCAAGCCGAGTTTTGTTTAGGATCTTGGGGCCAATTTGATGCATCATAAAATCCGAAGGTGTCCATTGAATTTGGATTAACTGTAAATATTATAAAACCCGCATTTGTGGTGCGGGCAGAAGTATGGACAGTTCCTCAAGTGTCAAGGTTCAATAAGTAACACACCGGAAGGCACGCACGCGGTTCATGATCGTCTCAATGAAGCTGAAGATGTTACCACCGCTAAAGCCCTGGCAGCAAGCGATGGTAGCAGTAATCTCTGTAGAAGACCAATAGTCGGTGCTGGCGAAGTGTTGAGGAATGGTCTTATAGGCAAGATTAAGTTGATTTATGGTTGGAATAAAGAACTGAGAAGGATTAAATCCTCGTTCTTCTAGTTTCTTGAAGACTTCAGGGAATTCTTTACTCCAAGTAGCATAAACCTCGGTTGAGTTTGGTGCTACAAGAAGAGCGAGACCATTTTCTTTTTTAAGGACGATACAGCCATCCTCAAGAACGTCACCTACAGATGCCTCTTGAATAGTTGGATGGTTTTTATAGTTATTCAATTGTTGTTTAAAAGAAGAAAGTTCTTCTTCCAGTTCTTGAATTTTGGTTTGAAGTTGTGTTTTGGTTGTCATAATCAATAAAAACTAAATTTCCAGCCGCGTTTTACAGCCTCTGAGATGATTTGATCTTGAGGCCATTCATAATCGGGGGTTCCTACAGAGATACCAAAGTTTTTCCAGAGAAAATCTTCAGCATCTGCTAACATAGACTTAGAATACGCAGTTTTTTCAGTGGTGGTCATAATCAGTCTCATAATAAGAAGAACAAACATTGTCGTCGTGATGTGTGGGAATGGACCGGCGATTTTTGATCCTATTCATACCAGAAATCTGAAACTCCACAGTTTCATCATCGGTGAGAAAAGAATCAATTTGACGTTTTTCGTTCAGGGTTTTGGGGCTCCTAAGAGCACATTTATTGTAAGAAGTTTGGCGATGGGTGCGGGACATTGGAAACCTGAATTGATTTGATCTTATTGTATCTAGGGATTTCTAGAATTTTGTCAGAAGTGGACAGTTCTTAAAGTGTCATTCTCGGCTAAGGTCGTGCCATCACCTCCCCTCAGGCACCGGGCACCGGCAGGGCGTGGTGGGGGAGCAGGTAGGTGAAGGGGGCTGGGTCGCCATCAGAAGGAAGGATGGGGCCGTAAGACCACCATCCACGGTCACACGGATCAAATCTCCAACACATCCCGCATTTATCACACCACCCCTCGCGCTCCCATGGCCGCTCAGCGACGGGCACCGGCTTGATGGTGGGGCGGGCGAAACGGGCGAGTTCTTGGCGGGCAACATCAAGCGCTGTATCGAAATCGCCTTGATAGATAAACCGTTCGCCTTGATAGCCAGTAGTTTCGTAATGCCGCCACATGCGATCTTTTATCGCGTCCCACTCCTCATCCGTCACCCCCTCCGGCTCGGGTTCGCCAACACCGAAATAGGGGCAGGCTGGATCACCGAATCGACCGCAATCGTCCACGTTTGCCGGGGCGATACCGCACATAGGGCACTCCCGAACTTGAACGGGCTTTCCGTCGCCAAGGTTCCGCCAATGAAACAGCCCATTCCCCTCCGGCTCGGGCACCGGCTCGATGGTGGTGGCAATGTCATCAGGCTCATCCATGGTTGAATCAAGAAAAGCTCTAGCCTCGTCCATGCGCATAAGCCAAGTCTCAAATCTACCCCCTTCGCGCAGCGATTCCCAACTCGCAACATCTCCATTTAGGTGTAGTCCCGCGACCCCTTCAGAGCTGTCAACCAGAGCATCAAGATCATCGAGTAACAGGTTCAGCAATTCATGCGCTTTCGTATCAGGCACCGGCTCGATGGTGGGGCGGCCGTAGCGGGCTAGGACGGCATGGGCGAAAGCGACTAGATCGACTGTCCCGTAGCCATCGGCATCCAATTCGTCGCGGAGAGCCAAGACATCCCTGTAGCTCGGCCCCTCCGGCTCGATGGCGGCTTCCACTATCTCATCAGTGTCATGATTAGGATGGCCAACTGCATAGTCATGTAGTCGGTCTAGTGCAATGTGGATAGGGTCAGTCATTAATAATTTTCCTTTGAACTTTCACAGTTTAACTCAATTTAAACCAGATTTGGAGCCTAAGTGGTCACTTTCAGAATCGTCCATTCCTAAAAGCTCTAGGTCCTCTTTAAATTCTTCCCAACTATAAGTCTTCACTTTACCAGTTTTAACCTCATCAACCAGCTCAAGTAGATGTTCTAGAAACTCTTTTGGATAAACCTCATCTTCACCGAGACTAGACCAAAACCAACCCAAACATTCTTCTAGTGGATCATCATTTTTTAGAAGAGCATAATTATCTAAATTATCTGTCATAAGGTCCGCCCAGATTCTAAAGTTCATTCTAAAAACCTGAACCCAGGTAGGGAGAACGTGAGTAAAAATATACTCGGCCCACGACATTTTTGTTTTATTTTCTGTTCCTAAAATTGGTTTACTTATCATCTTTATTTTTTCCGTAATTAAATCCATACCAGATAATATAAAGATCTATCAATACGTTAAACCAGTTAATTTGCATTTTAAAACCCCTTCGCTTTTTCTTGGTAGTCTAAAATCTCGACATAATCTAAAAGTTCACCTGGCGTCTGAAACCAAGTCTGAAGTACATCATGATAATTGTCAAATGTTCTTGTTTTTTTATTTATGAAGTGGATTTTATAATCGTGCCGTAAATATGGCTCGTCTGATGTTTGTGTAAAGAAATCACTCATTTAAATTTGCTGAATATTGGTAAATTTATTCTCCTCATCAGAACCATAACGTTTAAACACCTCTAGGGGGCTTTCTTTATAATTAATAAGAGTTGAATGCCCTAGTGTTCCTCCTTTCCAAGAACCTTTTCTTTTACCAACCTCATTATTGAATTCCAATTCAAGGTAGTATATGATTTCTGGTTTTACAAAATATTTTAGCCATTTAAACCACCCAGTCCCATGATCCCAGCGCCGTTCAGTAATATAACATGTAGCAACAATTTCCTCACCATCAAAATCATCGAACTTAAATTTTACTTTTGGGACATTTTCCATAATAGTGTGTAAGCGATCAAAATCTAATCTTTCGGACTTTTTAGGTTCTACAGTGTCATAAACTTCCCATTCTGGAGTCCAGAATTTCTCATACATAAAATCCTTTTGCTTCCAGGGGATATCAAATAGTTTAGTATGATCCGAATTTGTTTTATCAGACTTAGACCAACATCCTGGTTGAATTCCATAGTGAACATGAACATAATCATCTAGAATATGAAATCCATATTCTTTACGGATATAATTCCAATACCCACTATTTGGCGAAGTACTCCAGGAATATTTGGATGTGTCTACCCATTTTTTTTGGGGTTTAAAAAATTCAGGGAGGCGCCAGTACCAAGAGTGAGATCTAAGTCTAATATGTAATTGACAATAATGTTTATCCTCTTCATCCTCATTATAAGGATTGGATATCATAAATGAATATCCAGAATAATCTTTGGAATTTGTGTATTCTAATAATTTAAACATGCTTATTTTTTAATAATCACAGGACATGATTTGACCACTTTCTGAATTTCTTTCATAATTTCTTTCTTTTGAGTCTCAGTGAGACTAGGATTGGTTATCAATCTTTTATAAAGCTCGAAAACCTGATTACAAGTGAGAAGTGTTAGAAGAAACAGATTAAACATTTAGAATTTCCCTGGCTCGTTTTTCTACTGAATCGGGATAGTATCCCAATTCTTTCTTTTTATTTTCTACGGCCTCGTGCAGACGACAGACGGTCTTTCGGTCAGGAAGTTTTCGACCAAAAATCTTTTTGAGTTCCTCATAATTTTTTAAATCGGCTAGAGTGCATTTAAAATTAGCCGGATAAAGAAACCCATAACAATAAGGGTAATTATTAATCCATAAGGGCAATATTTTAAAGGTTGGGTGTTGAAGAGTGCATGAGTATTCGTCATGGATTACAATAGTCGTGCCCGAGTCATCCAGATACTGATTGATAATTTTAGACAGGGCCGGGGAAGTCGGCTCGTTCCTGATAAGAGACGCGAAGAAATAATTAACTTTTTTGAGAATTTCTTTCATAATTTAGATAGAGAAGGATCTTCTTTTTTACACTTACCAACGGTTTCATCCCAGGCAACTCTAAAATGCGTATCAAAATCATCAATAAAATATTGTAGAAACTGATAAGAAGCATTCATCAGGGCTTCGGCCTTCTTATAATCTCGCTCTTCAAGTGCAGTAATAGCAGTCTCAATGACCTCACGAACACTACAAGCATTACAGATAGTTCCTTCTAAGGAATCCATGGATTCCCATACTTTATCATAATCCATTAATTATTCTCCTTTGGTGGTTTAATTTGTTGAAACGGTACATTTAGGGTGTCTGCATAAGAAACCGGACAATTTTCAGCTGTTCCGTATTTGGCGACCCATCGGCTCAGGAGAATCTTAGCAGATTCCCTCCTAAAAGCAAAGGCCTCGCTTTTTTTATCGAAAAACTCCTGGGATTTTGGTGGAAACTCGTGGGCCTCTACAATCAGATCATATTCTTTTTGATTCACAAAATCTAGATATTTTTGCCTATTCTCTTCGGATGGATTTTCAATTAGGTCTTCAATCATAAGTCATCGGGATCCCCAAATCCAAGAAATACAGGGTGTCGTGGAAGTTCTTTTTGTGTACTTAATTATAATAACCCAAAAACACACCAGATTTTATCTCCAGTGTGCCAGTTTAAAAAGTGTCCTTTAGGTCTTGGAGCATTTTCTGTAGTTTTTTATAACGATTGATATAATGAAAAAACAGCCGCAATGTATTGAATGCATCATCAGATGCCCTATGTGGCTCACCAATAAATTCTAGTTTGTTTCTAGAAAGTGCCGACTTTAGGCCACCTCTTGAGTTTCGCCCACTGGTCATTTGTTGGAAAACATAAAGAGTTTTCACATCAAAAATTCGCCTTCCAAAAAAAGGAAAATTGATGCTCCTTTGATTAAACTCTTCTTTAAGTTCTGATGCATCTGAAGAAAAGCCAGACCCACCCCAACAAATTGGATTAACGAAACAATCATAAGACCTTATAATTTTCCCCAATTCTTCGGCCACAGTCTCATGAGAAACCGACTTCTCTTTGATAATTTCGTCGGTAATTCCTGTGAGTTCGGTGATAAATGGTGTAATATTTTCTTCAGGGTCAAGATACCAAGAGTGTGTCTTGATTTCCTCGGGTCTTATTGGACTCCCCCAGGCAATGCCAACCTGAATAATTCGTGGAGTAGTTCCATCATTTTTATTGTTCAACTCCAAATCCAATGAAAAATAGTTGGTATCCCTCATTATGAATTTTTAAGTTGTTTGTAAGAATTTTCTAGTTCTTTAACCAATTCTCGGTTATGATTTAGTTCATTTTCAAAACTCTGATAACTTTCAGTGAAGAAATCAAATGAGAACCAAACATAAGCACCAGAGAGATACTCAAGGCGCCCATATTGTTTGTCTTCGTGTCGGAATGCCTCAAAAGTTCCTTGGTAATGTGGAATGAGATTCACTTGTTCATCTCCGCAATAAGTGCAATAAGTGCAAGGATCAAAATGATTGCAACCACGATACTGACACTAATCAAAATCGGTGAAAGCACCCAAATCCAGGGCCAATTAATATACCCAGTCAGTTTAAGGCCGATAAACAGGACAGTTAAAAGACCAGGAAATCCGATTCCGCTAGAAGATGAAGAAGAATTGTTAGACATTGATTAAAACTCCGTTGTTGACAAATGTATTATAAGGCATCTAGACCCACCTGACGATGAGCCTCGGACACTTCCTGAACCGTCCCGTTACCCTGCTGTTCAATCAGGTCTGCGAGTTCTTCTAATTCATAAGGAGCGATAGATTTTCTAACCCCCTCCCTTTGATTAAATGCCTGAATCGCACCTCTTATTACAATTGACTGTAAGTGTTCACAAGAAACAGGCATTCCATGTGGCATAGAGGCAAATTCTAAATTGCAATAATCATTAAATTTTTCTAAGAGTTCCATAATTATCCGTAGTTAAAGTGTACTTGTGTTTCCCAGATAGTCAGACTTCTATCTCGGAGTTTATGAGCAACAACATTTGGAAGAAATCTAGAATATTTGTTCAGGAACTCCCTTTCATAAAGTTCTTCTGTTCCTGGCAGATAGAAATCGTTTCCTACAAATTGTTGCCATCGTTTTTGATAATATTCATTTGAATCATTGCGAGATATCTGTAGAAAAATGGTTCGGCCTTCACCAGTTGAACAATAATCAATTACGCGGTAGTTGTAGTAGTTTTTTTGAGATTCTTCAAGAAAAAATCCATCTGGGATATGTCCAAATTGCTCTTTGACATTTATTTTGGATATTTTGATATTCGCTTCTCTGAGACGCTTGTTTTCTTCTCTAATGCTTTCGGTTTCTTCTTTAATCCGTTCGGTTTCTCTTTGAATTGGTTCTAACCAGGAATAGTCAGTCATTTTTCTCAATGTAACGTTTGGCAAATTCACTACTTTTCTTTAAAAACTCTTGACCCTCTTCACTTAAGAAATATTCGGCACTGTTTACCCATTCGGATGCACCAGAATCTCTTATGACTATTTTTGGTTTGTAGACTTTAATTCTAAGTTTTGATTCATATTCTTCGCCATAACCACCAGCAAGAACCCACGTTTCTCGGTCAACTACCTTATAGCCCAATTTTGCGTATTGAGTTTCTAGTCTTTCTAGGGACTTACAAAGAGAGTTGTATCCAACACATTCACCCATAAACGAATAAGATTCTGCGTCACCCCATTGAAGCCCAACAGAGACGTAGCGCGAGATAATGAAGTCTTCCCATAAAGATTTAAAAAAGTTAATCATAATTCAAATTCTCTTTTAAAGGCATCTTCTCTGATATTTTTAATCGTTTCTTCCTTCCAATTAATATCTAGCCTAGGAATATCTCTCCAATCATATTCTGATAATGAATATTTGTTTATACCATTCCTCGCATCTTCAACTATTTCATTAAAATAACTACCTTCTTTTTTGGTACTTGCGATGATTATTTTAGGAGAGCTATTACGATGAAAGAAAGAGCCCAATAAATTCTCAGAAGTATAATATTCCATAAAAGCAAACTCATCTAAGAATGCGTGAGTGTATTCCCAATTCTCCCAAGTTTCAGGGGCAGAAATATTTGTTACTATTTTTACCCTAGAATTATTTTTAAGTATTATCCACATTGAGGTTCTTTTTACTATTCCGGGTTTAATCCAATCGGGTAACTGTTCATATGTATTATAGAATCGTTCAAGTAAATATTTTGAATTTTGATAACTAAAACTACTAATCACAATATTGCAATTAGATTTAAAAATTGCCTGATGTAAAAGATAGAATAATGGAACGGATGATTTGCCAAATTGTCTTGGGGCCTTTATAAGATTGTATTTGTTTTTATGAATTTTTTTGACAATTTCTTCTTGGGCGGGATAAAGAAGAAAAGGCGCATTATCTTCTTTAAACGAAGAAAATTTCACATAATTGTTAATAAAATAAATTGGGTCATTAGAACATTTAATTAGTTCTAAAAAAAGTGGAATTTTAATTAATGGATTAATCATAGCATTAAAATGGTTGAATGTGGTCAAGAATACTTACAATAAAAGGTAGTATAAGAAAAAACAATAGCCAAGAAATTTGGACTAATTCAAGGCAAATCCAAAAAAGAAAAATCGGATAAAGAAAATACATTACACAATATTGTTTATAAAATTCCTATCAGGAACGAGGCTCTGCTGATTCCTCAACATTGTACCATTAAACCCGTCCATTAGCAAGAGGTTGTACCCTCGGCTCCAGGCGCTCTGCAGACCAGAAACATTAGACCGAAGAGGCCAAGAGTGGTCCGTATCAAATATAATTGGCTTATTACTCTTAGAGAATTGTCCTTTACTTAGGGCAGTAAAAGTCGGACCAAACCAATCTGCTCCTGTATTTTTCATCCATACCGATTCATCTCTACCACTAGATGCTCTAATCCCCCGAGCATAAGAAACGCCAACTGGTTTATTCGTCCACTTGTTAATCCATTTTACAACCTGCTTTTGAAACCAACCAGTTGAGTTGGACATTAACTCATTACCAACCTCATAAATTACATTATCATAAGGTTCTAGTATTTCTACGACTGTCTTAACGTGGGCTCTTTGAAACTTATTCCAAGGACCCTTTGTATGAACAAGTTCGTGTGCCTTTGGTCCTAGACCATTGAATGGATGATTCTCCCAGGCTAGGGGAAAAATATCAGGAATAGAACCTTCAAACAGGACAACTCCGGTTACAATATCTCTTTTTTCGGCTTTCTTTACTGTGGACTCTAGGTTTTTGTAATAAGTTTTATTTAATGAACCGTCTTTTTTCCAGGGACCATTACTAATTCTAACGACCCCTGGGGTATTGCTTCCCCAGATAGATTGTGAAAATATGGCACCTTTTGTTTCTACTGTCCAGAGTCTTGTGAAGTTCCCGGTTATCTTATCAATTCCTATTTTTTCACCACCAATTGTCTGAACAGTGTTCCAGGTGTGATTACCAGCAAGGCGAATTTTCTTTCCGTCTTTGTAGAAATTTTTACCTTTTATGGTTATAGCCATAATCTTATTAAGAATTCCGACTATTTAGGGTTAGTCCCATATAATAAAGAAGTCTGATGCTGAAGATGATTCAGTTTTGGTTTCTGCTACAATTTTAAATGTACTTTTAAGTTTATCTAAAGTATACTCTACTTCCCAACAACCCCAATAAGGATAACGGGGGCATTGGGTTTTCCACCATTCAGATGAGTTAAATTGTGCAAATGGTCTAGTTATCCATAGGTCAGTATGTTCTAGAACTGCCCTATATCGGTTTCCATCTGGCCCTTCCAATAGATAAACGTCGGTCATAATATGAATCGGTTCTTTGGCAAGTGTTTTGTAAATCTTCTATCTGGTCTTGTAAGTCTAGAATAATCCCTATGATTTTATATTTGTCGATATTTCCATTCTCATCAATAATCATTGGAAGATGTGATTCGTTGATTATCTTTTGTCGTTCTTCGTAACTTTTAACCCAGAACTCTTCTCTTTGTTTAGAAGAATATGTGTGGAAGTCTTTTGGAGTTTGTATCATCAGTACTTTGGGGATATAAGGTCATTATACAACAAAAAAGGCACTTGTGAAGTGCCCTTGTGACGGTTCCTCAAGTGTCTTCATTCTATTCTTACTCTTTTGGAAGTATCTATTCCTCTTGCTTTTTGATATCTCGAAAGTCCACCAGGAGTAGAAACATAACTAGTTTCAGTGCACATCCATCTTTGCGAGTTTGTTTTTTTTACCACTTCCCTTCGTTCTTCTGGGGTTAATGAAAAACATCCAGTTTTATTTTCAAAATTTATTTTTCCAGATATGCTACCACCTTTTTTACCATCTTCAATCATTTGTTCTTTTGTTCTCGCGTGAACTCCAACCCCCATCTCATATGCTTTATTTCCACCTTTTTTTCCGTCCTCACTTAGTTGTTTTTTTGTTCTTCCGTGAACTCCAATTTTATTTTCTTTGGATTTATTTCCCCATTCTTTACCAAGTTTTTGTATATGTCCCGTTTCAACATTTTTGTTTCCACCCTTTTTACCATCTTCAGTCATTTGCTCTTTAGTTCTTCCGTGAATCCCCAATTTTAATCTTTTATTTTCTTTACCAATTTTAATTTTTTCTTCTTTTGTTAATGAAAAAATCCCTCTATTTAATTCTCTATTTCTTCTACCAGAAACTGCTCCTGCTTTTTTAGCATCTTCAATTATTTTTTCTCTACTTTTACCACATACACCAGTTTTATTTTCTTTGTGTTTTAATCCAACTCTTTTACCAGTTTCTCGGTTAATTTTTAGAGAAATAATGCCACCACAATTTTCATTTAAGCACCATTTATCTGTATTGTAAACTGGTTTAATCAATCTTTTTTCGACTTTTTGTGCTTCAATATATCCTTCGTCAGTATAATCAAATATCTCCAATATTTGCTTCTTTGGCGTATAAAGTTCCCAACACCATTTATTTGTCTTTGGAGAACCCCAATACTCTTGATTATAATATTCCTCCTTCTTTACACCATAGTAGTAATAAGGAACTTCTTCAAAAGTAATCTTGTATGTGTAAATTCTTGGACTTTGTGAAGTCATCTGTATTCTCTATGAACGGCATTATTATTTATAATAGAAAAGGTGCCCGAAAGCACCTAATCTGTCCGTAGAGAATTGCCGTTCCTAGAGACATTTTTATTTATTATTTTAATTTCTCATGCATTATCCTTACACATCTATTCCAATCATAAGGATTTGTATGATGCGATGGAGGCAACCATTCGGCAACTGCATCAATAATTTCTTGGGTGCAATCATGAGAATATCCCAAATTATCGTGAATAATTTGATAGAGTGTTGGTGGTTTATTCTTTTCGGCCCATTGGCCAATGATACTTAGGCACTTTTTAAGATGCTCGTCTTGTTCTTGTTCAGACATTGGGTTTCTCCATACTCATTTTAATTCTTGCCAGACACAAGTTCCAGCCTTTGTCAATATCATCATAAATCGGGTCTTGTGATGCAGGAAGAATATCCTTAAAATGCGTAAGAACCTCATCGACTGCCATATTGACTTTTACACTCCAATGGGTTCTCTCGTACTCTGGGTTATAAAAGACTGATTTAATTCCTTCAAAGAGTTTTTGACGAAACTCACTTGTAGGTCCTCTCAAATCTATATAACCTCTTTCATCAATAGGTGCATTAAGTATCCGTTGGAAGTACTTATTTGGAGTTGATTCTGGTGGAGGGGATTCTTCTTTTAGTTCATATTCTCCTACTTCATTAGAAGTATATGTATTTTTGGCCCATTCTAACCACTGGTCAGCCGTCATATTATAATACCCGTTAGGTCCGACACTAGAAAGTAATTCTCCAAAATTGAGTGCTACTGTTTTCCAATCATTACTTTCTGGCAATGATTGATGGGCCTCATAGCCCTTTTTAAAAACAACCCAAAAAGGTTCGCCCATAGGGTAATTACCATAAGCATTTTTATATGCCTCTTCTACTGGTGATTTGTGATTCTCCATTTCTTTGAGAAGTTCTAGTTTTGCTTGAAGAACTTTGATTTCTCCTTCTGTTTTTTCAATTTCGCTATTAAAAGTCATTTTCAAAATCCTCCAGTTGGTTTCTCTTAATCTCTAGTATTCTTCCTGTTTCTTTATGAACAAGTTCCTGAAGTTCTAATTCGCGTGTCATCAAATGTTGGGGTCCGAGTAAATCGTGATAAACCTCAATTCTTGCCATATGGCACATATGAAGCAGCTCAAAAAAATCTTTCTCAAGTTGAATCCCCTCACCTAGCTCTCTACCCAAAAGAGTCTCACAAACAGACTTATGAGCAATGAATTGGAAATCCCACCAAATTCCATAAGGGTCAATCTGTTCTTCTACATGAGAATTAACACATCCATAATCATCATAATCCTCGACAGAGATATAAACAAATTCTCCGCAAGATTGATTATTGTCCCAATAACGTTCATTAAAGTGAGACAGACTTAGAATAGAACTTGTAGTAAATTTTTTGATACCTCCAGATCTATATGTTGGTTTTACGAAAGCAACGAAAACTGGTTCGCCAGCACTGATTTCAGTACGAGTGATGCAACAAGAAGCAGAAAAACAGCCCATAATAATTAGTTGAGTTTAGTGTGTTGAAGATTAGAAGATTTAGTCATTTTCGTCTAAAACAGTAACAACAAGTCCATTATTAGTATCACATTTTATTGCTTCTTCACAATAATAAAACTCTCCCCAATCGTATCCAGCTTTGGGGTCTTTTACATTTACATATTGAACTTTTCCAATATGTTCTTCACAACTACCAAAACATTCTTCAGTCATTTTCAATTACCTCCCATTTAGGGGTTTCATTTGGATTATTAGATTTCAAATGAACTAACAATAGAAAATCACGAAGATCTTTATTAGGAACTCTATGAATTTGATACCCTTCAACATTTAGTGCTTGTGCCAAACTAGTAGCAATTTTATTTTTGTATTCGTCAAATTGTTTGTTTCGTTTTAGAATTCTCAAAAGGTCATCTTGTTCTTCTTGGGTGAGTTTATCAAGTTCGGTCTTATCCCACCACTCTACATCACCAATCCCAGAGAAAAAATCATAACAATGTTTATATCTTTCCTCGCCACCAAGAACCACCTCAGAGCCATAAAAACAGCCAGCATAAAATGGAATATAGCCATTCCATTCAGAAATGAATTCTCCAGTTTCAAATTTTTCTTGCCATTTATATCGGTATTCAGTCATTTTCAGTTGCCTCACGATAGTTAAGTGCGTTAAGAGTTCTCCACATTATAATCTGCTCAAATAATTCCCCTAAAGATCTACAAACAAAACTTTCTTCGTCAATTCCATCCGGCCCATCGCAAATTGTGGCACAATATCCTTTGGTTGGATGAGGCGTATATGAGATTTCAATTTTCATTAGTCTGTCCAATCTCGCAAATCAACAATTTCATACCAATCGAAATTTCTCACATAATCTCCACCACTTACCTTATAGGTGTTGTGAGTAGATTTGATTTCTCCTTTGTTTTTACCTTTAGTGTAATATGTGTGATGCGGTATAACTTCTACCTGTTTATTTGCCTCCTCAGAAGTCTCATAACAGGCAATCCAATCGCCAGTACCCGAATAAGGATAATAACAATCTCCTGCGATAAGTAAAAATGGTTTTTTCATAAAAAGTCTCCTCAATCCTTAATGAGGTCTACAAGGTCATAAAATTCATTATACACCTCTTCAAGACCACTAGCGTGCCCTTTATCCCAGGCAAGTTCAAACGCCCGGTACCTTTTAGGGTTATCGCTCACATTAAAATCTTCAAAGAGGTCATTGATAAACTCTCCGCGAAGTTTATGAACTTCCTCACCATACTGTTTTTGATGTGTCTTATATCCTTCTTCGTTAAGAACTTCCTGAATGACCGCGTTAGGGTATTTTTCTTTTAGAATACTCTTTGTGTAATAATCGCCTTCGTGAACACAAAGACCTTTATCATACACATAAACTGTGATGTAATCCTTTTTATTGGGATAAAGAGTTTGGGGCCTAGAGTAATAATCAAAGGGTTTCATAAAAAGTCTCCTGTGTGTATAAGGTCATTATAAGGCAAAAAGGGCACCAGTGAAGCGCCCTTGTTCCAGTTCATCAAGTGTCCTCTGGGTCCCTAAAACCCAAAAACACCGGATGCCTTGGCAGTTCCTTTACTCCTTGGGGAAAATATTTGTACTTAACCAATTTTCCAATATATTTTTCTTTATTATTCCAAATTTCTTCTCTCAATTCGTCATTGAGTCCACTACCCACACCAAAAACCTGACCTTCTTTGTTTTTGACAATCAGGGTCCCTGCAACACCTGTTGCGACCATTCCTTCTAAAGAAGCAGACCGCTTAACGTGTCCAAAAGCGTCTTTTTCTTCTGGATTCTGGTTACTCATCTTCTCTTGAATCTCAATAAGTTCGGCCTCGTCGTCTAAAAATTGTTTTACTTTTAGAAGAATATTGTCGTTTACAGTAGACCTACCGAATTTATAGGTTCCCATTGGGTCCCTCACCATTACCCCTTCATAACCTGCCTCAAGACAGATTCTTTCATAATTATCAAGCTCTTCTTGGGTTTTGATATTAACCCCAAGAAGAATAGAAAGTTCAAAACATTCTTTAGGGACATTTATTCCAGGAATCATCAAGGTCCGAATATAAAATGGAGAAATCTCTTCTTCTTTTGGATTTACATAATCAAAAACCCATACCTTAAAATCTGGTGTCCCTTCGATGCTCATCACAGCGGATGTTGATGATTGGAAGGTTTCACCGGAAGTTAGTTCTCCATCAATTCCATCAGGAAGATGTGTTTGAAGGAGATTTTGAATGTGATTGTTTCGGATTGGTTTGAATGTTCTAGAAACAACAACACCATCTACCATAAGAAATCGGATTCCATCAATCTTTGGTGTTGCAATATAGGGAAACTTGGCCTTTGATTGGTCAAACTTTCCGGCCAGGAGTGGTTTTTGGATTTTGGTCATTTTTTCAAAGAGTGAAGAAGTTTTGCGATTTGTTCTTCGGAAAGGTCTTTAATTGCATCTTTTGCCTTTTCCACGGCCTCATCGGTTGGCTCATCAAAGGTTTCTTTGGTTTTGATTTCGTAGGCCCCCTCACCGTAGATTTCGGTGATGTAAAGAGAAGCGGTTCCACACACCCTACCATCGGAGTATATGTCTTCGGTTAAGCATATAGCCCACGAAGATTCTTCTTCATCATCACAACAAACTTTATCATATTGAATTTTCCCATTACTCCACTTGACAATACACATTTGGTCCTTAAAATCATTAAGGTTAATGTTAGGATGGCGTTGGGCGGGTCCATTCATGGTAGATACTTCGGTGATTTCGGTGATTTCGGTGATTTGAGGCATACTCATTCCGTCACCAGTAGTAGTAAAAAGATAATGTGAAATATTATATGGAAATTGTACATTACCCGTAGGAATTACCACACCGAAAAGTGCAGTTTCATTATTAAAAGTGCATTTAACTTTTTTGCCAATATACTTGGACAGGTCAATCATGAATAGTTCTCCTTTGTGGTGATGAGTGTATCATAAGGCAAAAGCCACTCTACCACAAGGCAGAGTGGACAATTGTTTAAGTGGCTCAGTTAAAAAGCCTCAAGATTTTTTGGGCATCATAATCAAGACTTTTTAGGTCTTCATCTGTAAAAGGATTGGTAATTTTGGTTCCAGGTGGCAATTGTTCTTTAATTCGGTTAAGACCTTTTACGGCGATTATTGCGGTTTCTTTTTCACCAATAGATTGACCCCCAATAGCACCCATAAGAGCGCCAAATGCAAAGACCATAGCACCCAAGAGGACTACGATCATTCCGAGCCCAAAAGACTCATCGTTGTTCATTTTTTAAACCTCAAAGACTAAGACGACGACCAAGAAGAACACCAAGTCCACCACCAAGAGAGAATACTGCAAACTCTCGGAGAGGATTGTGACTGTATTTACGAACAATCATCTGGTTTTCAGGGATTTTTACAGATTCTCCTTCAGAATCTTTAACAATCACCTGAGTCGGAACCTGTTGTTGAACAGGTGCAGATTGTCGGTTGTTGTCAAACATATACATCCAGAACCAAGGGTTGCCCATAATTCCAGGATCATTATAACGCTCTACATAAGTCTCTCGTGTCACCACAGGAGCCGGGGAAGTAGGAGTAGTTTTTGGTGCAGAAATAGTGTTCTTTACTGGAGGTGCAGAGACTGTCTTTGGTGCAGAAGTCGTTTGCTTATTGATGCGAACAATATTATTCGCAGGAGCCGAAGAAGATACTTTAGGAGGAGCGGAAATCTTGGGTGCAGGAGGTGGTGTGGAAATCCTCACGGGTGCTGGTGATGAAATCCTAGGCGCAGGAGGTGGTGTAGAAATTCTAGGAGAACTGAATGACGGACTAGAACTGGGTCGGAAAGAAGAAGTAGACCGAAAAGACGAGCCAGAACTAAAAGAAGAAGATGAACGGAAAGAAGATGAACTACTCGCACCAAAACTCTTTGCATAAGCAGGAGGAGTCAGGGCCTGAAAAATTACAGGAGGTGGAAGTTGGGGAACAGCGTGAGAAATTGACAGAGAAAGAAGAGTTTCAATAATCATAGTAAGTTTTGGTAATAAATCCAGTCAGTGTGAGTAAGAGTTAAATACTTTGAATAGTCTTTTTCAAGTCGTTCACCGAAGACTCTAACATCATTAAAGTCTCCACTGACGAGAAAAGAACCAATAGAACGAGTCCAAGAAAGTTCTTGAGAATATTCTACGAGAGCAAGTCCATGAGAAAGAGACAATTGCCCAACAACGTCTCCAATATTTGGTGAAAGCCAAAATCTCGGAGAATTCCAAGAATTTGAATATTCAAAAATCACGATACTTTTCGGAGAAAAAAGACACTTCGACCAATCATATCCCTTGTCATATAGAGATATTGACCGTCTTCAAGTACAAAACTTACATAAGGTAGAATTGAAAGATTTTCAAGACTTTTAAGAAGTTCAGTTTCAACCTTAGACTTTTCTTCCTCAGAGAAGGGTTTGGTTCCAAGTTCTCCCAGAGGAGTTGCGATAACGATTTGATACATAATAAAATCTCCTTTGTTGTTTACTCTGTTATTGTAGCAGAAGGGTGATTGGGTGTTTATGAGCCTTGTGCCAGTTTTTCAATTGGAGTTCAGACTTCTTCGATAAATGGTGTTTCCATAGGTTCAATAAGTAAAACAGTTGCATTAGATGATATTTCAGCATTCAATAAAGGTTCCCACTTTTTTATAAGTTTCTTCTTTTTTTCTTCAGTCATTTCAACCTGACCGATGATGTCATAAGACCGCTCAAAAATATCCTTGTCGCAAATATACAGTTCACCGTCAATTCCGCGCATTAGATAATCACCGACCTTTCCTGCTTATAATCGCCTTCCAGGCTATTTACTCGAAATGGCTCATTAATCTGAATACAATGGACAATGATAGGCTTCTTCTTACACGGAAGCATTCCATCTAGTTGTTCAAAAGTGTCAAAAGTTTTCATGGGTGTTTTGTTTAAGGCAATTGTAGTTTAGGGGATTGTTGGAGGTGGTTATGAGCAATTGTGCCAGTTAATCAGGTGTCCTTGGGGGTCTCTAAAACCCCGGATGCCTGGGCAATTTTTTTTACATCTTGAGAAAAATATGGGTATAAATACAAAAATGCATAAAATCAATAAATTTCCAATAAAAACTTTACTAAATAAAGATGCCTGGTTTGTTCGCACCTTTCAGGTGGAGGGGGGATTTATTCCTCCTCCTTATAAAATAAAAATTGTATAAATAGTATTGCGAACAAACTCAAGAGCAGATGCAATTAAAGGCATATAAGTATAGGATTTATCCTACAAAAGAACAAGAAATTTTGCTTGCCAAAACTTTTGGTTGCTGTAGGTTTGTGTGGAACAAACTAGTTGAAAACTTCAACAATAATGATGGTACCATAGTAAATGAAAAAACACTAAAAGACCAAGAGGAGTTTGAGTTCCTTAAAGAAGTATCGGCATCAACACTTCAACAAAAAAGAATGGATTTTGTTGAGTTTAAGAAACAATACTTTAACAAAAAAAGGAAGGTTAAACTTGGAAAGCCGAAATTCAAGAAAAAGACCAATAGACAATCATTTAGGCTTCCAGAAAAAACTAGATTTAAACTTGATCAAGAAAAATGTTCAATAAGGATCGAAAAAATTGGTTGGGTCAAAATTGTTCTGGACCGAAATATCCCTGAAGAAGCCGATTTTAGAAGCATTACTGTTTCTAAAACTCCAACCGGAAAGTATTTTGTTTCAATTTTAGTCCAACAAGAACTCAATCCAATACCCTCTACTGGTAAAGTAGTAGGTATTGATTTGGGTTTAAAAGAACTAATGACTTTATCAAATGGTCAAGTCATCAATAACCCAAGATGGTTTAGAAAGAACCAATCTAAACTTAAAAAAGCACAGAAACATTTAAGTCGTAAACAAAAAGGTAGTAATCGTTATAATAGACAACGTATTAAAGTTGCTAAAGTACACGAAAACATTACTAACTCAAGAAATTATTTCTTGCATAATATTTCAACAGAACTTGTTAAGACATTTGATTTGATTGTTGTTGAAGACTTAAATGTTTCTGGAATGTTAAAGAACCACAAACTTGCAAAATCCATTAGTGATGCCTCTTGGTCTACTTTTGTTTCTATGTTGGAATACAAGTGTAATTGGTACGGAAAAACTTTGACCAAAATAGATAGATTTTACCCTAGTTCCAAGACCTGTTCTAACTGTGGACATAAAGAAGACAAGATGCCTTTAAGTGTTCGTGAATGGACTTGTCCTTCTTGTGGCTCTCATCGCGATAGAGACTTAAATGCCTCTATCAACATCCTTAAAAAAGGGTGGTTAGACCTTTCGGGTCAAGAATTAACATCGGCAGAGTATGTCGATTACGGACGTGGAGCGGAAGTAAGTCTAAATGGTGTCCAACATCATTTAGCGTCTGCGTTGAAGCGTCTAGAAAATCAATAGAGTTTTTAGATTTTTATTGGTTTTTATTACTATTCGGGTCTTGATTTAGTCATTTTTTAAAAAGTTTCTCAAGTTGATTTTTCTGTTTCCAAAGTTCTTTGGATTTTTCTTGCTCTTCTTCAAATCTCAAAAAATGTTCCATAATCTGTTTTTCTTCTGACGTAAAATCCATAGAGTACTTGGATTTTAAACAAAAAATATTATGTAAATCGTTTATGGCATAAACTGGAAGGTTCATAAAGTCTTTATAAGTCATTTCAAATGTTTTTCATCAATAAGAATCACAGTTTCAAACGCAAGTTCTTTACAAAGTCCACAGTGGTTTCCAAATTTTTCCATTAAGTACCACATCTGAAATTTTGCATATCCATTTTCATCTTCTTCGGGTGGTTCATAAGGATTTTCTTTCAATCTACCAATAGAACTCCAAAAATCTTCCCACTGCTGTTTGTGGAGTTTCTTACCATACTCTGTAAGACGAACCTTAACCGTTTCGTTGATGTTAAAGGATTTCATTTTAAAAACAATTCAATTAAAAAGTTTACTTGTTCATCAGTCAGTCTGATGGTTTTATGTGTAAAAACATTTTCTTTATTTAAAAGAAATGAAGAGATTGCTTCTCGCTCTTTGTAGTTTATGATAATAAATTTATAACACTGTCCATGAACAGAAGAATGAAAACTTTCTTTTATGTAGGATTGTCTTATATCAGTGAGGAGTTTATCAAATTTACTTACAGCATCACCATAATATATATTTACCAATAAACATTGATTTCTATCAGTCATTTTTACCTCCAGGTGAATTTTTTAACCAGGTTTGTATTTTACACCACCGATTTCAATAATATCAGGAGGTTCTTGATTAGTCATTTTGGTGTTTGCAATTGTTCTTTATGAATAGTAAATGTAACCTTTTTCTTCATCTTCTGTTTCAATTACTGTGTGGTCAATTAGCCAACCTCGTACAGTATTACAAATCAACTCTTTTTGCCCCTTACTGAACATATATCCTATAGTGTGATAAGGAAGTTCAAGAGCATCATAAAGTGAAAGAGTCTGTGGTTTTGGTGGTTCAACTCGTTGATATTTGACATTATTAATAATAACAATATCATCATCAATCGGATGAGTTGATGTAATTCTAGTATAATTGTCTTTTTTTTCGTTAGTCATTTGGCATTACCATTTGTTTTTTAGAAATACTCACGACAAGTTTATTATCATCTTCTTCAATTACATCACAATACTCATAAAGATAATTTAAGAAGTTTTCTGCGTAATTTTCAATTTCAATTTTTTTATCAAAATCAAAATAAGGGGGATTCAATTCTCCATATTCACATTGAACAAGAAATTCATAGATTGTGAGAGTCTGCATCTTTTGATACTTCACTCCACCAACTATAATGGTGTTCTCGTCTTTTTGAATAACGATTGGAGTTGGTTTCTCTCTAGTATAAGATACTCCATTCACAATCACCATTCTTTCATCCAAATAATCAACGTGATGTTTTGGTGGTGTGCGATGATTACAATTTGCTTGGTTAGTCATTTGTGATTTTAAATAAGGACAATTTTCTGGAAAAGTACATTCTCCTTGAGTAGCATTAGTTTTTATGTCATTTGGGGCATAGCACCATCCGCAATCATAATAGTTACAAGTCATTTTATCTTTATACCTCTCTTCCAAAATATATTTTAGTTTTTCTAATGCTTGACTTCCGTAAACTTCTTTCAAATCTTCAATGATTTCTCTTGCGATTGACGCAGGAAATCCTTTGTATGTTGTATCTATTATTTCAGATGTTATCTTTGTATTAAAGATGTCTTCTAATTTCATCCGGCCTTTACTCCATCACAATAGATCTCAGGAAAAGAATCAGGAAATCTGGCAGGTGGTTTTGATATTACTGGTGGGTGAGTAAATGGAATACTTGGACCAGGATTTGTAAGAGGGTAGGGATTATAATTGAATGGAGTTTTACTCAAATATTCTTCAATAATGTTATAGTCCCAGGCGTCTCCACCACAAGATTTGCCGTAGTCAATGGCCTCATCTCTTGAGGGAAAAGAGGCCACAAATTTGTTGTGGTGGTAAAGTGAATAAACTTTCATTTGCAATCTCGGGAAGGGTCAAAGTCAATAAATTCTACAATATCGTTCTTTAGGTAATTACACAAGTATTTTTGAGCGTCTTCTAGTTTTGAAAACCCATAATACCCTAATGGTGCTCCATCAAAAACGTTTGTCCACCACCATAAAAACTTTACCTGTGGAGAATAAGTAATCCATTCGGTTCCCTCAATATCAAAGTGGGTTACTTTTTTAATGCGATAGTTTTTCATTGGTTGATTGGGTAAAAAATCTTCACGAATTAATCTTGGTTTTGGAAAAGTTGGTTTGTCCATTAATAATTATTCCAGATATACTCTCCTAGATCATAAAAAATAGAAAACAAGAAAAGGATAAGAAAACACCACCAGATATTAAGGCCAGTAAGTGTTGTTATACCATCTAGTGCCACATAAAGAAGTGGATACTTAAATAGAGAATGGAGGATGTATTTCATAGTTTTATTAGTAGTATGGTTCTCCTACAAGTTCAACAAAGAACCATTAGTTCTTCTTCAGTCATTTTTCTCTACCTCTTTAAAAGTTAGAAATGCGACCGCCAATTTTTCTCCTTTGCTTTCTTTATCGCCCAACACGACATACTTGTATGTATCCTCTTCGTGTTGATCCACTTTTATCATTTTTGTTTTGGTCATCAGTTCTCCTTTGATGGTTCATATCATTATAAGGTATCACAGACAGCTCTGGATACCCTGTGTGCCAGTTGTTCAAGTGTCCTAATAATATCTTTAAGGTCCATGGCCCATACTCCTTGTAATTTTCAACATAAATTCAAAGTCTTCTTGAGAAACCAGAATTTTCGCTCCATCCTCTTTGGTACATTCAAATGCAACATCATTATCAGGATTGATTGTATCATTAAAAACAAAAATTAGTTTCTCAATCTTCTCCATAAACATAATATCTTCCCAAGAACCAACGAGCACTAAAAATTCATCAAAGTTGTCTTGAGTTTTGATTAATACTCTTGGAACTGGTTTATGTGGAATTCCAGCATCATGTTTAAGGCTTCTTATGAGTGTGATGATGGACAGTGTTTTTTCGTAAGGGTGTTTATGCTGGCTCATAATCATTCAAAAAAGTTCCGGTTCCTTTGACTTCGTAGGCCCAGTTTACCACAATAAAATCTTCTATGCAATCTTTACTGGTGAAATTAGCATCCACGTACTCTTTGCCATATTTCTGGTACATCTTATTAAACCAGAAAAGTCCATATTCACACAAAATTTGTTCTTCGCTCAGAGTTCTTGTTACGTCCAACCCTAGATTAGATGGACAATGGTATCTATAGTATTTCATTGGGGTTGCAACTCCATAAGAAAACTGTTTTCGGAATCTTGGGTGTCCGTGTAATGCACGACCATCTGTTCTGATTTTACCATATGTAATACTTTTTCCCAATTATTCAAGACAATCCCAAGATAGGTGGGATTATCGGTAATGTAAATGGTGACACTAGGAATGATTTGGGTTTTGAAACCAGCATCGTGCTTCAAACTCCTAATGGTTTTTACTGTTTTTATTAGGATTTCAAAAGGATACTCGGGGTTCATAAATTATTTTCCATTGTAGTAAAGCTCGTCCTCATAAGCGACCATATCCATATTCAACATCAACCAAAACTCAAAATACATTTCTTCTGGGGTCTCCGTTAGATGATACCACCACTCCCATTGGTTGTCAAACATCTGTCTCCATCCGGTAACAAGTTTCTCGAAAAGATTCATTGGCCTTTTGTACTTTCCGATTTCGTTGTAATTCATTCTCTCACCTCATCAACTTCTTCATATAAAATACAGAGATTATCATAGTAATTCTTTTCCCAATCTGGGTCAAGTCGTTTCAATTCTTTGATATAATCAACAAGTGAGTTTGGTGGTTGCCCAAGATTACCAAATAAAACAGCACGATCAAAAGCATCATAAGGATAATCAATTATCTGTTTCCAATACCGATAGTCATGGAGTATCATTTTCCAACCTTGTAGTATTTTATTCATTATGCAATCTCACTAGAAAATTTAATAATTTGTTTTAGTGATATGCTCTCAAATGAAACCATTTCTTGTAAATAATCAAGAGATTTATAATTATCAAATGAATCGGGGTGTTTATATCTGATAACTGGTTCTCCTCGTTTTATAGTGACGATTTCTTTTTTGGTTAAGTCAACTTCACTAACTCGTCTTCCTTTAAATAATGGGTCAAGTCCCATTATTTTTGCCCGATAAACATAAGAACAAATCTCATCCCATTGTGTTTTGGTTATCATAGTCACCCCAAGTAAATAACTTTTTCGTCAACAAAACTATCATCCCATTCTGCATCATCATACATTTGCTCATACCTTCTTTGCGAAATGTATTGAGTGAATGATGTACCACTTTTCACAATTATTTCACGGGGGTCTAAATCAGCATCATACTCAAACAAACCACCATCAACAACAACTTCCATATCCATTGGATACTCTTGGAGTTTTTCAATCAGGTCTTTTACTTTCATAATCAAACATCCAAAATAAAAACTTCTTTTTTCTCTGGGACAATCTTATGTTCTTTACCTAAATTATCACAATATTCATAAGTTTCTTGTGTATGTGAGACCCAATCAACCCATTCTAACCCATATTCATCACTTCTTATTTCCACATATCCAACAGTTCCAGAATATGCTCCAAAGTTAGAAGTGCAGACCCTCTCATAACCATCGTGATGAGATACAAGAACTTCCATATCATCAGGAAGATTTTGTAGGTGTTCTTTCAGATACTTTACTTTCATAATTAAACCCCCAGCAGTTCTCTTTCTCTTTGAGTAAGTTTATCAAGAACTTTTTGTCGTTCTTGTTCTTTTAGTTCTTGTTCAAGTTTTTGAATATCGGCAATGATGAAATCAACTGCCTCATCAATAGTGGAGACCTTTTGATTAATATATACATCCGTCCTAGGCTCTTCTTTATAAACATATCTTGGTGTTGGACCAAAATCAATTGTATATTTGATTCCACCAAAGGCGAGAGCACTGCAAACATCAGCATAAGCAAATGTTACAAAGTAGTTTTTATATTCGTCTTCCTTAATAGAATAGATGTTATATCCATAATTTTGAAGTTTAATTGAAGCGTCAAAGAATTGTGTTAGGTTCATAAGGAGATTGCGGGCTATTTTGGTTTTCTTGTGATTTAGTCATTTCAATTATTACCAACTAATTTCATCTTGAGTTGCTTCAACAACATCACAGCCACTTACATCTTCGGGGGCTGAAAGACAGAACTGCCTAATAATCAGATTGGCAATTTCATTTGCCATAAGGTCTCCTATTGTATCATCTCCAAACCTATCTTTAGTAAGTGCTAGAGTCTTAAATGGATTGTATCTTATAGTAAAGGTGATTTTCCAACCCTCAAGGTCTTTTCTTGTTTTCTTATGTTCTTCAATTTGCTTTTCAAGTTCACAAAGTTCTTTACTTGAAAGTTTACTTAAGTCGATCATTTACAATCGCTCCAAATAAAAATCCAGAAATCCATTTAGTAGCACCAGAAGGTTCTGGAACTATCAGTAAGAACATAGCAATGAGAAGAAGCACTGCTTTAATTACTTTAAGTGTTTTCTCTTCGTTAGTCATTTTTTAAATAAATCCTCAAGGTCTTTTGGAAAGAAGCTAGTTTTTACAAGAGGCAAAAGGTCTTGCCCATATCGTTCTCCTTTTGGGTCTGGGAGTAAGGCATTGTTCGCAAGAATGTCACAAACAATTGTTCGTTCTGGGTCTCTCATATACTTTTGGACTTTTTCTAGAAGTTCGCACCTTGATTTATAAAAGTCCCTAGAAAACTTTAGGTTTTTATTGTCTTTTTCAAGTTCTTCAAGATGTTCTTTCCAAACTTGCCCCATCTCAACCCATTCTTGAATACTTTGGGAATAATTTTGGTTTTTAGATTTTATGACTTTTGGATTATTGGGGTCTGTCATTGTTATGCTTGTAGTTTGTATTTTGTAGAAACTTTACAACTATCAGTGATTATATAATGACTTGGAAGATAATAGTGATAGTCATATTCTTCAGTCTCATAAACAAAAATGTCTTTCAAATTTTTTTCAAGAAATTCTTGATAGTTAGTTTCATTTAGAGTTGGAATTTCAGTTAGATTGTTCATTTCAATTTCTTCAATTCTTCCAATTTTTCCTTATATTCGGGTAGTTGATACCTGTGAATATGAGATTTTGATTGAAGTTCATCTGTTCGTTGAAACAATTCCTCTAAAACAGCATAAAGTTTGTCCCGATAACCTTCTTCGTCTCCCTCCCCATCATCTCCATCAATAATAAAGGATAGTTTTTCCCAATAATCTTTGCTCATTCTGGTTTCTCCCCTTCACGCAAACTCAATTCAAATTGCAAAACCTCTCTGGCAAGTTTGAATAGTTTTTCTGAAGTAAAAACTCCAAATGTATTAAAAGACGCAGAACTCCCATAAGACAGAAGAGATAGTTCTTCGCTGATACAGTCGGGGTCTACTACAGTGAGAGTTAGATAAACACTCTCTCCTCCATTATTCTCTGGAGTAAGATTTACACAAAGTTTTTTAGATTTAGTCATTTGTTGTTCTCCTGAAGTTTTAGGTGTTTGTAATCATTTTTGCAATTTTGTGGCTGTTCTACACAAAACTTAACAGCCTTATTATATCCATTGGTATACGAATTTGAATTATAAGTAAAAGCAATGACAAGACCCGCAACTCCAGATAATGCAATTAGGTAGTAAATAGTAATTTCGTCGTCAAAGTTCACTTGTTGTTCTCCCTAGATGCATTAAATTCTATTCGCGCTTGATAAAAATCAAACTCTTTTTTACATTCTGCGGGTTTCTCAATGCAGAATTTTACAGTAGATTCTCTTACTGACGGTGTAATTGTATTGGCACCACCACGAGAATCATAACGGTACTCTGGATTTTCTAATTCTGCTTGGCAAGTCCCATCACTAGAGTCATAATAAGAATCTTCAGACCACCCGCAATTAATGCATCCGTATGGGCCGTGAATAACACCAACCCCAATGTCTACAGACTCTCTATAGCAATAACCACCACATTTAGGACAAACGTTTGCGTCTTGTTCACTCATAATAACGCTCCTTTTTCATATAATTAAATGCATCTTCAAGGGAAGAAAACTCATTGTTATCATAAGAGTATCGTCCACTAATCTTTACGTGTTTAGATTCTGGATGAATAAGCAAAGAAACACTATTACCGTGCTCAGAAAGATAATGGTCAAAAATTGAGAAGATTAAATAACCTTCATCATCTTTATAGGTAACTTTGTCAATGACCTTATTTAATTCTGATTCAAAATCTTCAAACTTGCCATCTCTCCGGGTGAAAATTTCAAAAGAAATATAATAATTTGTATAATTACGATTAGAATATCGATTTACATCCCAAAGATGTTTGGAAATACTATAAAGTTGTGGCCAAGTTTTATAATGCTTAAATTTGATCTCTCTATCATTCTCTTTTGCATAAATCCACCAATCAATTACCTCATCAAGAGGTTCATCATTGTAAGGCCTAGACATTGAAGTGTTAACACAGGCCAGAGTTCTCCTGATTGAACCAGACTTAACCCATTTCTCATACTCTTGAACCGCATCAGCAGTTTCAACAACCTGTGAGTGTTCGGCCATTGATGAGTAAGTGTCAATCCACTTTTGGGCCTCGTTTTTGGTATTGAATTGAGTAGCAAAAGTTGGGTCGTAAATCTCATCAAAAGTCTTGTCGTTAACTAGCCTTACATAGTAAGGAACATTTTGATTAAAGTCGTGTTTGATAATGTAGGTCATTTGTTCTCCTTGGATGAATTGAATTCTTCGCGCATTTGATAAAAATCAAACTCTTTTTTACATTCTACAGGTTTCTCGATGCAGAATTTTACAGTGGATTCTCTTTTTATTGGTCTAGAATTAGAATCTCCGGCAACAAAAACAAAACCAAGAAATAGAGCTAGAAGATAGAGAAAAAGCAGAAAAAATCCCATAATATCAAGAAAGAAGGTTTTTAAGTTCAAGCAGGAACCACACTTTGGGTGCGGTCAGTACCATAATGAGGTTATGGATTTTGTCAAGAAGAATAAAAAAACTAACAAATCCCATAGCAAAGAGGATAGGAAAACCCACAAAAACATCTCCATCTTCTTCATCGTTAGCATATTTAATAATGCCCCAACCTAGACCTACACATACAATAACAACCATACCAGAAAATACAGCATAAAAAGCATTTGCCCATAGGCCATAAGTGATATACTGCTGGGCAATGTCAGGTAGTTGGGCAACAGAAAAATCCTTGACTTCTCCGACTGATACCATAATCTGAGAGAGAATTTGCGTAATTTGAGCCTGTAGTTGTTCGTTCATAAGGAATTCGGTGGGTTACAAGGGCATTATAAGGCAAAGTCCACCCCACCACAAGACAGAGTGGACGGTTGGTCAAGTGTCCTGCTTTATACAACTCATAAATCCTCCCATTCATCAATCATATCATAATAACCATCATTTACCATATACCAAAAGTTTGCGGCAATTGTATGTCCACTTTTACGGACACTCCAGTATAGTTCATCTGGATTATATGGACTCGTAATTTTTTGCAAATCTTCATAAGGAGTGGTCATCCAATACTTCCACCCATCAATAGTCAATCTCAATCTGTAAAGATAATAGTTCAAACTATTCATAAGGAGTTCGGTGGTTTACTTCGTTATTGTAAGTCAAAGTCCACTCCACCACAAGGCAGAGTGGACGGTTGGTCAGGTGTCCTAATATTTCTCATAACAAATGAATTGATTAGGTTCAGTGGATTCGTACCACCATTTATGTTTTGGGTGGTGGTTTCGATAACACCAAGTTTTTTCAATGATCACAGTTGGGAAATCAACTTCAGTAATTTCGTGAATACCATTAACATAGGTCCTCATTTTCTTGGCCGAATGAAAATATTTTGTTTCTCTATTTCCATTATACCAAAAAGAGACCTCATAGGATAGTCTTCGTTTTATCTTTCTCTTTGAATTCATTCTAGTTCTTCTAGTTCATTTACTACTTTGTCAATTTCGTCAGAATAAACGACATAATCGCTACTACCATAGAGCCTAGCATAAAACTCATCCATATCCTGGTTTGGTGATAGTGATTCTGAACACAAAGTATTTAATTCACGAAATGCGGTTGCCAAGGCTTCTCTCATATCATCAGTTGCGGGCTGGGTGAGTTCTCCCTTAAATGCCTCCCAGATTTTTTGGGCCTTACTCATTTTCAAGTTCCTCAATAATCTTCTTAATATCCTTTACATTAATAACATCAATTCCGTGATCCGATAGATTTTTGCTAACTTACGTTAACAATGCACAAGTATTGCTACTTGAGGGGCTATCTCCCAAAGCCTCAAGAATTCTTGAGACGCTTTTTACCCAAATATTTCGGGCTCCATTAATATCTCTAGGGACACAATGGTTTTTGTCTTTAACAACTTTAGATCCACCTAAAGAGTAATTAATTTTTCCATTCCAAGACACTGTTTTTGATGTATAGGCCTCATTAACAATAAGAAGAACCTTATTAAATTCTTCACATTTGTCTTTAAGAAAACACTTAAATCTATAATGAGCCCATGTCAACATAGATCTGGTCGTTTTAGAGTTGATTTTTCTCTTACCCTTTTTAACCATTTGACTTACATCAAATGAAGGAAGAAGAATAATATCAAAATTATCAACCAAAAACCTTGCAGTCTTATGATGAATTTCATCGACCAAATCTTTGATTTTATTTCTCATTCGTTTGATAGCCTTATTGAGTCTATATTTTTTTCTAGACTTAGACTTATCTCGTTTTGAGATTAGAGAATCAAGATGATAACATAATCTGGTTATTCTACCAATGTCGCCATCACCAATAGCCCCGGAAAATTCTGGGTTATAAAATGTCTGGAATATTCTAACTCCTGGATCTAAAGAAACAACTCTTGCTTGGTTCTCACATGGAATTGTTTTTTCTTCGTAAGGAATTATTAAAAAGTATCTACCATTATCTAATGTTAATCTTGAATCCATAATGTTGTCGGGAAGCATTTCACTCATTTTTAATTTCCCTAAAATAGTGTGATAAACACCATTTTTAGATATAGAAGTCTTAGGAACGTAAATTGTTTGTTTTGGTTCACGTCTGCTTCTAAATTTAACTTCATGCCAATCTTCTGGTGGAATTCCTCTATTTTTTCGTTTACACATAGAAACTGCCTTACAGCAATCTCTTACGGCAACAGATTTAATTTGATAAGGAATTTCTTCCGCCCAATCGGGTAAAGAATGAATCAAACCAGTTTTTATTGATTTCCAAGATGCCTTAGTATCTGGTTCTTTTAAAAACTTAACGGTTTCATTATAAGTGTATCTTGATGCACCAAACCATTGTCTAAGGATTTGTCTTTGAGTTTGGTTTGGGTAAATCCTTATCTTCTTTGATTTGATTTTTATACTTTCGCATCCCATGTATTCTACAAGAGAAAACATGGATGATAGAAAGGATGTCGGATACAAGTTCTCCTTCTGGACTGTGCTCGATTTGATCGAGAACCACGATTTCTCCACCGTTTTTAACGACGAGATATTCAATGAGGTCAAATCCGAATCTGCAAAGTCGGTCACGCTGGGCAACCACAAGTTGGATTGAATCTCCCTGCAATAATCGTTCCAAAATGGAACGCAAACCTCTTCGTTTAAAATTGAGTCCAGAGCCGACATCAATAATAACCTCTGCTCCTGGGTACTTTGAGATGAGATAATTTTTTTGATTTTGGAGGTCGTCTTTTTGTCTAGCACTTGAAACTCTGCAGTAAAGAATTGTTTGTAAACTATTTTGTTTTTGTTTTATAAAAGATTCAACATTGAATCTTCGTTGTCCAGATGGAGTTTTTATTGTTTCAATAATCCCCTCATCGGCATACTTTCTAAGGGTATTTGGATGAAGTCCTAGTTGTTTTCTTGCCTCCCTTAAAGTTACATACATATTTATTTAGTAAAGTTTGTTGTTTAACGTTACTATTTAGTAGCGAATGATTAACTGTTTATGATCCTTTCCATCATAAGGAGTTTCTATGGGATTTACAAACCCCTTAATATGTCTCCACCATAACTCAATATCATATTCAAACTCATCATTACTCCATGGAAATTCATAGTCTTCTTCAAAAAGACACCCATAGCAAAGTTGACCATTAGTCGAAATGCTCATAAAATTACTCCAATTAGTTGTGTTTTAATGATACTAGAAATTATTTGATTTGGTTAAGTTCTTGTTGCCCTCTTTTATACATTTCTCGGGCAAATTCTATTAAACTAAATCCCCCAAATAAGATTCATAATCCTCTATAATTTTGTCATTTGCCCAATGAAAATCTGAATATCCGCTGCTTATATTACGCCACAAAAATCCCAGAATCTTTCTCTGTGGAAAATACCAAACTTTACCATTAGGTTTTGTGACTTTTTTAATCCTGTAATTAGATAATTTCATTAGTACCTACACCCCATCCAATTGCATACTCTACAAAAAACTCTATATTGTGGTGGATTAGATAGTAGAAGAAGTCCAGGGGAACTATCAAAAAGTTCATTCCCACAATTCGGACAGGCGATTCCAGTATGGCCGGTCTGTTGAATTTTTCTTAATTCTTCAACAATCTTATTATGTTCGTCAAGTGTTTTTAAATTATTCTGCATGGTGGAAATTCTGGTGTAATTAGGTTTGAAATTTCAGCTTTAGTCATCAAGGTCTCCAAATTTTATTTCAACGCGGTATCCCGCCAATATCAACAGTAAAATAATTACTATAAAAATCATAATTATAAATTTTCCATTTCCATATTGTCCATAATTGCATAAACTTTTTCAAGAACGGCTTCTCTGGCATCTTTAGTATAACCACCCAGAGCCTGTTCAAACCCCGCAATTGATAGAGTTCTAGTGAGTGTATCAAGAATTACGGAAAGGTCCAATGCAGATAGTTTAGGATTGTTCACTGTCCCTTAATCTCCTCAAGTTCTCTTTGTGCTTTTGCTAGTCGAAATCCTAATTCCATTACTTCTTGCTCCTTTGCCCGAAGTTCTTCATGCTTTTGCCATTCTAGATACTTTTTACGAAGTTCGGGCCTTTCATCGATAAAAAGAGCCTCAAGATTGTCATAAATGTAAAGGCAATCAAGTTCTTCTTCTTTAAAGAGAATTTCGGCCACTTTTTCAATTAGTTGTTCGTCAGTCATGTTGTTGCTCCAGGATTTACTTTAGTATTATAAACCAAAAGCACGCCACTCAGCAAGAGTAGTGTGCCAGATTATTGAGTGTCCAGTCGATCCCATCCCCACTTGGTCAAATCTTTCCCCAACATTTTAGCAATTGTCACCAATGTTTCTTTTTTAAGAATATCTTTCTCTAGTTCTTCTGCAGTTGCACAAGTAAGAAAAATATGGTACTCATAATCAGACAAGTCAATAGATGGGATTCGACCAAAATAAGAATACATTCTTTTTTCTTCTAATGGGTCCATGTTTTACCACCTAATTTCCCTCTTTGAAGTTTTTCACAATAATCAGTATAAAGTTCTTTGTGGAAATCACATTGTTTTTGATATTCTTCATCATCTGGAATAGGTATCATCTTTCCCCAATGTTCAGGAGCGTAGTAAAAAGCAGAACTTCTTTTGTTCCACCTCCAAATCGTTCCATCTTCACAAAGAACGAAATTATCAGAAATTGCGATGGGGTTTCTAGGCATCATTGCTCTCCAGTTACATCATAACATCACGTCCTTGGTTATAACCACTCTCATAACCAACTTCAAAAGCGGACTTAATCCATCTAAGAAGTAATTTTCTGCGAGTTTCTACATCCTCTACCCCACAGTCCTCATAAAAATACTCTATTCTGAATGAGAATCGACCATAGAAGCCATAGAACCATTCGTCAAATTCTTTTTGCATTTGGTCAATCATTTTTCAGTTAATCTTCCCCATTTTACAATTGGAATTTATTCACTATCATCAAAATTAAAGTGGTTGCAAACTTTGTACCACAATTCAGAAGAAATTTCACCATGCTTATATGGACCAATTTCATCAAAAAGGTTTTCTAAGAGTTTGTGTGATGATTTTAAGAAGAATATTTCGTCAATGAATTTGTCTATTTTAGGTGTTTCAGTCATCAATAATCTTCCCCAATGTAACGAGCACTTTCATCAAAAGTTCCTTGGTGATAACCTTGCTTATACATTGCCTGGGCGAAATCTAATATATCTTGATGTTTACCCCACCATTGTAAATCCCCCTCCTCACCATCACTATAAGGAAGAAAATATTTCATAACAATTTTAACGATTTGATCATCAGTCATTTTTCAATCTCAAAAGTAGGAATTCCATTTTTGTCAAACTGAACTTTGACATTTAGTGAACATAGTTTCTAGGTCAGTCATCAATCATCTCCATTTTTGCAAGTGATTCACAGCCAAATTTCATTGGAGTATCATAATTCACTCCCATCATCTTAAGAAACACCCTTGGGGAATCCATACTCTCGACAATACCATCTTCTACGGCTTTCTGCCAAGAAAGGTGGTGGCGAATGACCTGATACAGGTCCCAGGCAATGTCGCGGGATTCTGGAAGTTTGGTATTTCCAACCCCCAAAAAAGAGCCATAACCATCAATCCCGTCCATAAAAATTTCGGGCATCCTTTTGGTCAGGTCATCTCGAATTTCGTGATAAACTCCCCAATCAATGTCTTTTTTAAGTGGGAGGTGCCCAAATGCCTCTAGAATCTGCCCACTTTGAATGCGAGACAGAAGTTCACAGGCAGTTGAGATTGTCTGGGCCTGTTTTTCGCTGAGTGTTAGCGTAAAGGTTTTAGTCATCATTCAAATCCCAATGCAGTAGAAATTTTTTGTAGTGTTTCGCGTTTTAGTGTGTCTGTTTCCAGTTCTTCTGGTGTTGCATAATCAAGAAAAAGTTGATACGCCTCATCCCAGAAATCTTTAGAAGGAATTTTTCCAAGATAAGACTGACTTTTCTTGTCGTGAGTTTCCCAGAAATCTGACATATCAATTACATGGTTTAATTCTTTTTCTGTCATCATGATGAACCTCCTTTGTTTACCAGACAATCATAAGGTAAAGCACACCACTCAGCAATAGTAGTGTGCCAGTTCAAGAAGTGGTCAACTCGATAAATTTTGCAATCTCTAAAACCAAAAAGAATACAAGAAGAATCACAAAATCCCAAATTTTATATTTTATTGCCCAAGGAAGAGAGAGACAGTTTGCAACAATTCGTAGAGAAACCCCGGTTAAAATATCAACATTTAAAAGAAAAAAATATCCGATTAGTACAAGAATACTACCCAAATATCGAAGAAGAATCAGTCTGTTATTGGCCATCTCTAAAACCTATAATATAACCCAGAATTAGACCACATAAAAAAGCAATGAACAGGTAAAGTTCTCTTGAGAAAAAATCTACAAATTCTAAAAATTCAGTAGTTGACATTGAGTTTAATTAGCCAAATAGAGTGAATGATCCCAAAAGTAAACAGAGCGCCAATAATTCCACTAATCCAGCCAACCCGGATTTCGTGGGATTTAATGGCCTCATCAATCATTTTCTGAACTTCCTTTTCTGTCATTTAAAGACTCCCAGGGTGATTTTCTATTCATAAATTTCTTCAATTTCTCAACTGTTTCTGGATCTGGTGGCTCATTGATTCTCCTGACCAATGCATCATAATCTTGTTGAGAAACATAAATCGTTTCCGATTTACAACCAAAATATTTGATGCATTTACGTTTCCATCTCCACATCTGGAATTTATGCCAGAGATTTAAAATAAAGTTCATTCTCTTGTGTACAAAAGATCCATTGGACAACGATAAGTAATAAAATCGCAATAAAAAACCAAAGAATAAATCTCGATTCTAAAAGAGAAGACCGATCCAGAAAAAAGAGAAACTCTCAAAGAAACATTGGGTTCCCAGTCCATACACATAGACTGAGAAAACGTGGCCTCAAATAGATTGAATTTTTTAAATTGGCCTAAAATTAGATAAACATCCCAACCGTAATCCCATCCTTTATACCAATCAAAAAGTCGAATTAGTCCCATAGCTTGTCTGGGCTTTTTGTGTGCATGGCAACTAGTTCTTCATCAGTGTACTGGGGATTGTCGGGATCCTTGAGTCTAGACAGCTCGGCCTTTAGTTTGATAATTTCGGCCTCATAACGATCTAGTTCTTCTTTATGGGTTTGTTCAAGATCTAGAATTTCCTGGGTGTGATCAAAAGAATTCATAAGACCTTCCAGTTCTAGAATTTCATCTACCATTTTTGAATCATTGCAATTCTTATCGGTTGCGGCTTGTAGTTCCCCTTTTAGAATTGTATAATCTGAGAACCCAAGAGCCTTTAGGAAGTTATTAAAAACTGTAAGATATTCTCGGACATTTACATCTCCGTTTTCAATCTTAAATTCCACTTTATATTCGGGATAGTTGGCACATAGAACAGCAGGAGAGTGTGCCGAAAAGATGATTTCATTCATTTTTGCACAGGAACCTGAATATCAAAAGTTGGAACAGGTGCGCCACCATTGCTCGGAACCATATAAACAGTTCGTTGGGTGTTTTCCTCACCTTGAGTAATCCAAAGATATTGAAGATAGGCAGGATTTCCTTTCAGGGATTCTCCAATAATGGCATTCGCCTTGGCAACGCCTTCGGCCCTAATGATCTCGGCTTCAGCGAGTTGCGATGCGGAGTCTTTTTTGGCCTGGGCTTCTAGAACAGCCACCTGTCGTGTATATTCGGCTTTCTGTAGCTCTGCCTTACCAGAAAGAGACTGTTGCCATACATTATATTGTGGAAGACCAAAGGCCAGGGCACCTATCAAGACTACCCCAGCAATAACAGTCCCGACAACAGGATCAATAAAGCCATTTTGATTTTTCATAATTTTTTACATCAATTGTTAAGTTCTGCGCGAATTTCTTCTACTTCATTTGCTTTGCGCAGAAGTTCACGCAAATGAAGATTGATTGCCGAAAGGTCATCGGATGTTTTTCCCATAATAGCATCATAGATTCGTTCAAATGCTGATGATGTTTGGAGGGTTAGATGTGGCGGCATGAGTTTTTTGCTAACTGGGATTATTGTAGGAGTTTTTTGGGGTATCAGATAAATCGTGTGCCAGTTTGAAAATTGTCACACTACTATTTCTAGATCTGGATCAAAATTAGGATTTAGTCCGGAACTATTATAGCCATTGTAATACCCACGCGAATTACATATCACTCGACACTCACCAATTTTATAATCAAAACTTTCATGAGTATGTCCATGACTAAAATACTTAATCTGTGGATTATTCAAAATAAAGTCATCTAAATTACTAGCAAAGGCACTATTAAGAGCCTGATTTTTGTACTTCTCATGAATCGACTGATAAGAAGGAGCATGATGAGTGCAAATCCAGATCTTATAATCTTTAAACTCTTCTACCTTTTCTTCAAGAAATTTTCTTGACTTTTTATGAAAATAAAGAGTATCTTCTGGCCTTAGTTTTCTATAAGTAGAATCGATTCTGATTACATTATAATCAGACATAAATCTAGAAGCATCCAACATTTCAATTGGATCTTCATTAAAGAAGTCGGTCCATAGAGTGCAACCGAGGAAAATAACATCTTTGATTTTTACATAATCGTTTTCTATATAATGGATTTCTTTTGGAAGGTGTTCTTTAAGAATCTCAAATGTTTTGTTGTAGTTTAGAGAATAGTGCTCATGGTTTCCATTTAGGTAAATTACGTCCTCAAAATTTTGTACGCATTTATTAAGAAAATCGGAATAAATCCGTTTTAGTGGCCCATCCTTGACAAGATGTCTTGCACATAAAATGTCACCACCTAAAATCAAAACTTCTCCGGATCCAAGATCAGGAATTCCATGTCCGTCTTGGCAAAATTCTAAGTGAATATCTGAAACTACGCGCACTCTCATTCGGCTGCCTCAAAGTAATAAAAAGCGTCCTCAAACACTTCATCATCGGTTCCTAAAATCATCCACCCTGCGCACATACTATCAGAAAATTGTTCCCAGGTAATCACAGCATCAGATTCAGAAATCTCATAACCCCGTTTGGCGAAGATTTCTACAATTCTCTGAATATCATGACGATACTCCATGTGGTGATTATAAGGAGCCTTAACTTTCAGTTTTTTCATGCTTGTTTTGCGATTTCTTTTGTGCGAATTTCCAGGGCCTTTGAGAAGGTTTTATTGAATTCCTGGGTTTCTTGAGTATTCAAACTAGCATTACAAACTTTTACAATTTGAACCACCTTAAAATTCTGGTTCTCAAGTCTCGCCTGCACCGTCAGATAGGGTTCATTATTCTTTAGACCAAGAATAATAAAGTGCGTCTTGTTTTTGATACCGTTTATATAGGTAGAATTACCGACACAATTTCTAACTTCTCGACCCCACTTCGACAATTGGTGAACGTCAAACGGCTGAATGTAGGTCATATTCTCAACTTTAAGAGGTTGTGGGAAAAGATCCTGATTCAGTTTTTCATTTTTATTGCGGAGCTTCCATTGTTCGCTCATAATATGATCATGAAATTCCCTGGGCCTCCACCTTCCTTCATAAGTAATCTCTCCATTCCTTCGCAAAATATCAGAAAGCATGGAGATTGCATCTGAAATTTCACCAGAAGACCGAACAAACATATTCACAAAAGACTTGGCCGGGACGTTGTTTCGCATCCAAGAAGAAACAAATTCATAACTATTGGAAGCATTAAAGGCATAGGAAGTATTTGACATCTCGGCATTCCAAATCTGTTGATAAAGATCCAGAGAAAGTTCTTCGCCATAAAGAAAATAAGCAAGATTAATTGCCCTAATCTTCGCCAACAACGGGCCAGAATTAATAGCCCGATACCGCTCCATTGAATTATATTCATCAATGAAAGACTGAATATAAGTCTGAATTGCTTTTTTAAAGAAAGGAGTTTCTAGAATAGAAATAATTTCTTTAATAGAATAAGTGATTCTAATGAAGTGTGAAGTGTCCGGAATCCAGTTGAACAGATCAGTTGAACTGAGCGATGAATCATAATACCCCATAATAGTTGCCAGTGAGGTATTGTAGGCCCGAAAGGGATCTTGCTCATTATTCCAAACCCTGATGTATTTGGCTAGTTTTGTCTTAAAGGGGAGAAGAAAATCACCATGCACATTGTAATACGGAAAGTTGGGAAACAGTTCATATTTCCTATTTTTAAGATCTTCTGGGGTCACAGACCGGAACAAATAAAGATATTCTTTTTTATTGTGTTTCTGGGAAGTGAAGTCCTCTTCACTAACTTTATGGTCCCTAAAGAAGTTATTATCCCTATAGGTTTTATAAGAAGAGAGATTCCTCAGACAAAGAGAATAATGAAAGACTGTCTCAGAATCATTCATGTCAAACCAAATGGCAAACCAATACTTACTGGAAAGTTTGCAGATCAGAATTTTTTTCAGATTATCAATGTGGTGTTGTTGGACCACACTCCTATAATGTGGATCATTTGATCGATTCAGGGTTTGAATAATATTGAGAAGTTGCTGTTTTGGAAGAATATTTTCGGGAACCAGATTCTCTGGAATACCTGCCCGAGGGAAAACAGGACCTTTATTGCTAGTCTTCTGTGTTTTGGGTTTTACGGTATCGTAGGCCTCGATCTTGCCGTAAAGATTTTCAGGAACAGTAAAATTCAGAATCACTTTTTAAAACCTCTCAATAATTTCGTTAGTTTGGTTGTTTATGACGTATGATGAGCCGAAATGTTCGGCCATGGACTGGGCAACTTCAATTGCCTCTTTTAAATTGTCTGTCTCGTAGAATTCGGTGTCCGAGTGGGCTGAATATGATTTCATAACTTTGCTTAAGTATCAAGTATCAAAATTCAAGGTTCAATAAGTAACACACCGGAAGGCACGCACGCAGCACGTAAGCGTCTTAGTGCCGCGGTACGCACTGCCAACATTAAAGAACACGCCGCAAGCGAGAGTAGCAGTGAACTCTATAGAAGACCAATAGCCGGTGCTGGCGAAGTGTTGAGGAATGGTCTTATAGGCAAGATTAAGTTGATCCATGGTTGGAATAAAGAACTGAGAAGGATTAAATCCTTGTTCTTCTAGTTTCTTGAATACTGTTGAAAACTCTTTACTCCAAGTAACATAAACCTCGGTTGATTCTGGGGCCACCAAAAGAGCGAGACCATTTTCTTTTTTGAGTACAATACAACCGTCTTCTAGAACATCACCAACTTTGGCGGTTTCGATGGTTGGTGTCTCTTTGTAGTTATTCAGTTGTTGTTTAAAAGAAGAAATTTCTTCTTCCAGTTCTTGAATTTTGGTTTGCAGTTGAGATTTAGAAGTCATAAGTCTTTAGTGAACTTCCAAAATAATAGCCCATCCTACGAATAGAATGGGCATACGGTGGACAGTTTAAAAAGTGTCAGTCGGCAAACACAATCTCTTCAGAAACCTCTGACGATGTTTCTTCAACATCGGAAAGAGAAACAATCTTATCTAGAAGATCTAGAATTTGACTGCCGTTTTTGCCAGAGCGAATAATCGCCATTGCTTCTTGTGCGTTCATAAAAATAACTCCAAATATAATAAATTAAAAGTCCTTTAGAAGTTGTTTTACTTCTAAAGATAATTCTTCCTTGACAGATGACTGAAAAATATCAGTCTCTAGAAGTTCGTCAATCAGAGAAGATGATAGCTTCTCTCTAGACCTCTTGATCCTAACAGGCATTTTTGCTTTTTTATCCATTAGTGGACAGTTCTTCAATTGTCACCGTGCCCAGTCATCAAATTCTGGATAGCAAGGCTCTTCATTTTCTTCTTCCTCTACGTCCCTATTAAGGTACTCAAGATATTCCCAATCTTGCTTTTTCTCAATGACCTGAGTTTCCATGGTGTTCCCTCCTTTTTGTGGGTTAGTTGTATTTAGTAAACAGCCGATTCGGCCTCTTGATAAGAATCATAAGGGCCAAACTCATCAAATTTCCCATCAGAATAGGTGACTACAGAATAGTACCCGTCTTCTTCAAGAATAATGTCAACATCAACAATGCGAATTTCGGACTCTACAAAAGTGGGTAGCATAAACAAATTCTCCTAAGATGGAATAATTTTTAGATCGTAGGCTTTAAGGTTTTCTTTTACATGATTTTCCCATTTGAAGGAATCTTCAATATTCAGAAAGGTGGCTTTCTGTTCTTTTTTATGTTTTGGAATTTTGTAAACAACTGTGAATCTCATTCGTTTTCTTCTTGATAATTTTCTACGAAAGAAAGAAGATCTTTGGTTTTTTTATAGATGACTGAATCAGATCCGAGATCGTATTCCGCATCATAAAGAATGTCTTCAATTTGTGCGATGGTCTCATAAATAAATTTTTGCTGCTGGTTCAAGTGTCCTCCAATTGGGCTTTTGTATTATATAGGATGTGATTAGGGGATCTTATGGATCTTGTGCCAGTTTGAGGAGTGGCTCATTCGACAGGATGGCATTTCGGGAGATTTTGATGTTTTATAATAATTTCAGCAGCCTTTTTGGCATCATTTAAACTAGAATGAGAACGGCCAATAGATACCCACATATTTAAAATACTACACCTTTCAACATCATAGTATTCTTCATCTCCCTTAGCATCATAAGACTCTTTAATTCTATAACGGGAATTGATAGGGTGAATTATTGGATGACCATATTTTTTAAATTTCCTAGCAACCTGCTCGGCTTCACTAAGGGTATAATAAGTTTTATAGTTAGTATTTTCCCAATCGCCATCCAATATTGATTTTAAAATTATATACTCTTTGCGTAGAGTGTCATAGTTAAATGTCTCTAAAATTTTATATTCTGGTAATTTAGGCAATTCTATTGGTGGGCTAGAATATTCGATTTCAATATTTTTCATGGCTCTTTTTAAACTATTCTCCCTAAAAAGTTTAATTTTATCAAAAATAATTTGAATAAGATTCATGGGGCCTTTCCAAGTTTTTCAGAGAGTTTTATGTAGCCATAAAGTTCTTTACATTCATTGGGCTTTTCCATACAGGAAACAGTTGTCTCATTTTTTGCGTCTCTTTTACCAAAAAAATAACCCATATTATAAAACATCATGGGAAACACAATTAAAACCATAAAAAGACTAACACCTATAGATATTATTTCACAAAAATCTTCTTTATCCATCATTTATTATCTCCATTAGAAAGTTGCATTTCTTTAGTATTATCAAAAATTTGCAGGAATTTATTTCCATCAGTGTTGGTATCAACGCAGATCATTGTATGAGTATCCGTTCTATAGACCCATTTTGGAAGAAATCTCTGTTTATAAATCGAATTAGAATAATATTCCCCAGCATACTCATCCATAAGTTGCTTTTCACTCTCGGCAAAAATAACTTCTTCTTCATGATTTAATACCCAATAATATTGTGTTGCATCGTCAATTGGGATTACTTTCCAATCTTCAACGTAACCGAAATAATCATATATCTGCTGTTGTAATGAAAAATAGTCCTGTAAAGTTTTTGATAGATCGGTCATTTGTTGTCTCCAATAAGTCCTAACTGCTCTTTTTCTTCCTTACTCAAAGAAGAAAGTTCTTTCTTGAGTTTTTCAAGTTTTATAGCCTTGGCCTTTTCTTTTTGCTGTTTTTCTGTTTCTAGTAGTTTCATTCGTTTTTTATATTCTTTATCATTTTCCTCGCGGTGCTTATAGAGATAATATACAGTATATTTCTCGTTACCATAATCATATTCATAATCACTCTCAAGGCCCTCCCAACCAGCGTCTAAATCTGCCTGAAGTGAATAAATGATACTCTCAAGAGAACCTTCAAAGTCCCCATAATACCGTTCAGTTTCTTTTACTTGAATGCGTTTGATAGTCATTTGTCATCTCCCATTTTTAAATAATCATAAATGATTTTACATTGAGCCGGTTTCTCAATACACATAACAACAGTTCGTCGTTCCCCAAGAATATAAGTGACATTAGAAATTGCAATCATAAACATCACAATAATAACAAAATTTCTAAGTGATTTGCTTGATTCATCAATCATTTGGTGCCTCCACGTTGAGGAATTGGCCCACAGATCTTGTCCATCTGGGAGATTTCTACAGACTTACGGCATTCAAGAACCGTTTTGAGATTGTGTTGAAACTTGCTATTTTCTTGATGTATAAAATAAAAAGGAGAGCCAATAAGTACAAAAAACCACAAATAAAGCGGACTAAAGGCCAAAATAGCCACAATAGAATTCGGATCCTCAAAAAAACGTTTCATAGTTTAAAAAGTTGGATAAGGTTGTAAATGGTTGCTACAGTAAAAAATACTGAAATGGATACAAGTGGCAAGTAAAGAAAGAATTTCATGTGTACACGTACTCCTTCCATTCATCAACATTAGATTTTCTCAAAATAATCTCCAATTTACTTTTAGGTTTGTAGTTGGTTCTGTAAGGAAACTTCCCCCATTCTTCTGGAGTGCGGTTCCCTTTCTCTTCATTGCAATTTCGACATGCTGGAACTAGATTATCAAAAGTGTGAAGCCCTCCGCGAGATAATGGAATTACGTGATCAATCGTTAGATTGCCATAAATTCCACAATAAGCGCATTGATAATTGCCAAATTTCTTAACAAGATTTTTAGTTGGCCTTACACTTAAGAGGTTTTCAAAAGGAATCCTCACATAATTTTTTAGGCAAATGACTCGTTTAGAAATAAACTTGACCCGTTCTTTCAATAAAAGAACAATGGCTCTTCGCCATTTTAAAATGGAAATCGGGTTGTAATCAGCGTTTAGAAGTAACACGTCTCGGTAAGGCTCTAGGTCCTTGTAACTCATAAAAATCAAAACTCCTTAATTACACCAGATTCTACATTATAAAGTGACAGTGGAGCCAGACAATCACCCCCACACCCAGAATCAAGAACAATAGATTGGTCTCCAATAAAAACCGCATGATAATGACCGGCTACCCGGACATATTCCTGGTTTTCATTCTGTGCCTCCCACCACTTGACTCGGATATTGTCCCGGTCGATTTTTCCGTAAATAAATACGTCCCTGTACCTACGATTAAGGTCACTCCTATAAACAAAATTTGATTCGGTCCTTAGGCTATTCGGGAAGTATGCGTGGGCAATCCGGTATTCCTTGCCTCTATCATCCTTCATAATCGCCCCATAAGGAAAAGATGAAAGAAGATCAAACAGGGCCTTTTTATCGATGTTGTTCTCCTCAAATTCCTTGATTGTGACATCAAGACCGTTATTTTGAGAAACATTGTTTCCTTTTAGGTAACGAACCAGCTTGTCCTGGTGATTAGAGTGCATACAAACGTGACCGTTTTTTACAGACTTTTCCACCAGATTCAGAACCCCAATGGAGTCGCTGTATTCGATCTTGCTGTCAAAAATGTCTCCAAGAAAGATGATCTGAAGATTTTGAGACTCGGCATAATCGATTGCCCTTTGCAGTCTTTGGGACTGAGAGTGAATATCTGAAATGAAACAGAACGACATTAAAAAACCTCGGTTAGTGTTTTAATTCTAGCCGAGGTTATGGTTTTATTGGGTTATGATGTGACAGTTAAGGGATTGTCACCAGTCGTTTTCGGATTCCAGTTCGTCAATTGCGGCGAAAATCTGGTCGCGGAACTCGTTGAGTTTTGCGTCAACTGCAGGCATCTTAACCGCCCACATATTGATCCACCCGATCATCTCATTAACCCCCTCACGGGCGCGGTCAGCGGCGGTGGGCTCGACTTCTTCCTCTTCAGGAACATCGGCCTCAAGATCATCAACAAAATAAAAATGAGTGAATCCCGAAAAAACTCGGACATCGCCAAGAGTGGTTTGTGACCATCGACCACTAGAATCACGGGCCATCACGGTCACATTTGGGTCCTTAGAATCAAAATTGTAAGACCGATCATAAGTTTGTTGCATTTTTAAAATCCTCTTTGTTTGTTGGACAGGTTAATAATAGCACGCCTTAAACAGAAATGGCCTGCGGTTGTGACAGTTTTTCGGCTGGCACAAGAGAAAATTCTTCGCCGCTATAGACGGTCAAGAATCCCTCATCAATAGTGGGCCGAATATAAGAACCATGCATAGATTCTAAAACAAAATCTGGAATAGTCTTGGTTCGATCTTTATTATGATTTCTTTGGAACATTTCTTCTTTAGAAATTTCAAAATAAACAGCAATCTTCTCATAATGATCCGGAATCATTTTGAGTTTCCGCTTTCGTACCTTTGGAGTCAGATGCGTCTGATCAACAATAATATTTTGTCCTTGGTGAACAAAATGCCGCAATTGACCTAGCATCAATTCAATTGCAGTTTCGATATAATCATCGAATACCTCATTATATGTAGAGCCAACATTTTTGGCATAATTTTCGATGATATTGTCCGATGAAATGACCATATAACCGTCACTGTTTTGTGCCACCCAGGAAGATTTGCCTGAAGTCGGCACTCCACAGAGAAGAATAGCCCGGTTTCGGATTTTCAATTTTCTGACTCCAAATCTACAAAGTTTTCGTTGTCCAATTCCTTAGTTTCCCATTCTAGGAATTTGAAGGATTTTAGTTTATAAATTTCAGAATCAAAAATATCCTTTCTTAGACAGACACCTTCATCTGGTACTTTCTTAGATTTGCACAGTTCACAGTCTTTTTCAAGATAATCTCCAATAAGACGATCAAGGAAGTTTTGATGCCAATGATCATTCACGGAAAGTTCGGGATATAAGTCCTTTGCTTTTCCATAATAAATCTCTGGAACCATATTCAGACCATATTTTTCGCAATAGTCCTTGACTTGCCTATGAGAAAATTCATAAACCTGCCCAGAATGATTGGTTGTTGTAATTCGGTAGACATAAGTTGCAAACTGCCCGGCGGGGCAGCCATAATCATATCCGGTTTGAATGTACGCCCCGGTTTTCGTGTACCCCACTGCTTCACCATAAAGAGTAATGGAATCTTGAATGGCATATTCGACTGATTTGGCGATTTCTTCCCAGAGATCATAAGAATAGAAATGATCTTTATTCCCGATTTCTAGAAAACCGTTCTTTAGAACTCTACGAGAGGCCCAAAGAAGATCGTAATGAGTATCTTGAATTTTGATACCAAAACGCTTCAGGATTTTTTCAAATCGAGTCAGTTTTTTATTACAAAGAAGGCGACTTGCCACCCAGGAAGTTCCATGAAGTTTTCGTGTAATAGAAATATAATCATTTGGAGAGATATTATGAATAGATTTCTTCAGTTGAAGAGTATCAGGATGGAAGCGGAATTGTCCGTCCACCACTTTTGGCTCACGAACAACTTTCTTTTGATTCTTTTTCTCTTTATTCTGATTTTTAAGGACTAGAGGACTTACATATTTCTCACAGATCAGAATATCATCATATGAATCAAACTCCTTTCCGATCCATTCTTCTTTAAGAGAAATGGATTTTCCAGTCTTTTCTTCTAGCCAATCAAGAAATTTTTGGGCCGGAAGAGCATAACCTTGTGATGGGATTCCACGGAGTTTAACTGCCCTCACACGACCTTTCGTATTAAAGAATCCAGCCACTTCTTTGTCGTTATTAAGTGTCTTATCGGAAAACGAATTACTCCAAGAAAGAAATTCTTTATTTATGGCGCACTCTAATGGGAAATAAACATAAACATCCCCTTCCTTGGCATCAAGAGAAACAATCACACTATTTCCTTGAATTGTGGCGATTTGCAATCTATCTGCGTTTGGGTGTGGTCGCAGATTATTTAATACAACGATCTCCGCAAGATAATTAGGGTTGGCTTTTTCAGAAATTTTGAACATAATTGGAATTTACGGTAGTGAACATTTACAGGACAAACCAAGAATACCCCATAAAGAAGGAAATTGGTCTAACAAGTAGACAGTTTAAAAAGTGTCTACTTTACAATTTCCTGAGAAACTACTTCGCCTGCAACAAATGACCGATAAATTAAATTTTCAATATCGGAAGCAATTGATTTCGATTTGGAATCACCGTGAGGAAGTACTACCATACCATAAGGCTTCTTGTAATTTTTATAATCCCCGACCCGCAATTCACCAGAAGCAATGTGATCTGCATCTTCTTTATGAAGACGGATCACACGTCCAATGGTTTGCAACATGGCAATTGCATCCATATTTCTCATAAAGATCACGGCATCCAACGAATTGACATTGATCCCTTCAGAAAGAATCGAGTAGTTAAGAAGAACAAACTTCTTAGAATCGTCATTTCCCCACTCATCCAAAGTTCTAAAAAACACATCTCGCTTTACCTCTTTACCATCAATATATGCCCCGTGAGCCGCAGTTATATGCATAATACTATAATCTCTGTCCTTCATCTGAGAGACAAAATCGGTCTCAGTAAGAAGAGAAATAATTGATTTTGTTGATTTCGCAGAAATAAGAACCTTCTTGGGAGTATCCTCGTCCAAGGTTTTTAGAATCAGATTATTATTCATTTCATCCATACTTTCTTCAATATTCACTTCCTTCTTAACCACCAATGGAGGCAAAACATAACCACCATATACCATCTCGGTCATAGGAATCTTACAAATATCATGACCATAAACCTCGGCAATATTCATTCCGGGTTTTTTTGTTGGAATTGCAGAGTTCTTAGGAGTGGCAGTAAAAAAGTACTTCTTGTCTGCTTCCCTTACTGCATCTTCAATGTGTGGAAAGAAGGACTTCTTAGTAGAATTGTGACATTCATCAAAATTGTAGGTGTTCACCTTAATATTTGACTCGGTGATTTTCTTCAGGGAATTATAAGAAGTAAAAATAAGTTTATGATCATCTTTATGGATATTATGCCACTCTTGAATATCTTTTATATTGGTAGTGCGGTAGTTTCTTAGCCGACTACCAGAATGCACATGCATATATTTCGCATTATTAACGTGCTTTTCGTAATCAGCAGAAAGTTGAACCGCGAGGAGAATCCTTGGGGCAACAACGCAAACAGTCTGGGGAATATCAGATTTAAATTGCTCTATGGTGTTTTTGATAAAAACAATACTTTTACCTGCACCAGTCGGAAGAATAATTTTACCAAGATCGTTTTCTCCCATAGAAGAAAGAGCCGTCGCCTGATGAGGACGAAGAATAATAGAGGTCATTACAAAATTTGGTGAATAGCAGAATAATAGACGATTATTGGACTTTATGTTAAGTTAGTGGACGATTTATAAAGTGTCCACCTGGTTAATGCCTGGAGTTGTTCATTTGGTAAACGTTTAGGCCAGTATATAATTCTTCTTAACCAATTTTGTTTAATTGGGCTTCCGTCCGTCCTTGGAACAAAATTTAAAGAAGTAGAATTTGCATAATACGAATTATTTTGATTTACTGAAAGTTGAAATGCAGTCTTTTTTCAAATTTTGCTCCAACTTTTTTTGCGTTTTCTTCGACTAAAGATTTATGTTTCACATCTAAAACATTCCAATAATTATCGCATAATAATTCTAAAAGTCCTCTACTTTCATCTCCTTTTCCCCACCACCAAGAAGAAATTGCCTTTTGAAAAATAAGCAAATGTTTCCCGGAATATTCTGGAATATTAATGTTTATGCATTCATCGTTATTTTCATAGCAATTTAGACCTAGTGTTGCATAAATGTAAGAATGTTGCCATTCTTGTTTTCTTTCATATATCAACGAAAGAAAATAATATGCTTCGGGTCTTTTGGGTAGCAACACAAGAGCATTTTCTAGTAATACTTTTTCACTAGAATCTCTTGATTTTTGTGCCCCATAGCAGAATGACCCACGAATTAATGCGGAGTATGCCAAAAGATTATCTTCACTTCTTTCTGCTGCTCTCAAGTAATAGATATGTGCTGGTGCAGTATGACCCTGACTTTCATACCACTTTGCGAGATTATAATTTTTTTCCGCATTTTCAGTATCTAATGAATATTCTATTAATTCATTAGATATAGATTTTACTTTATACATCCAACAATCTTCAGAAAATTCTAATTCATCAATTTTTAGTGTTTCATTAACCGCTTGCTTTACTCCAGGGAAAAAGTCAGTCCCATTAAGATAGTAATCGTGTCCGGCAATAATTCCACCTGGTTTTACCTTAGGCAACCAAGAAATAATATCTTTTTTCACGTCTTCATATTCGTGAGAAGCATCAATAAAAACAAAATCTAAAGACTTATCTTCAAAAGTTTTTACCGCTTCAAGTGAAGTCATTCTTAAAGGAATATGATAGCCTTTTAAAGGCATCATATTTTGGTTAAATGTGTCATATAAAGATTTTAAATCGTCTATATCTTGATGCTCTACACTTCCTTCCCAAGTATCTACACAATAGAACTCAATGTTTTTATTGGAATTTGCAATTTCAACTGCCATAAATGCGGAAGATTTTCCTTTCCAAGAACCAATTTCAACAAACTTGGAACCTGATGGGAATTTTTCAATCATTTTCCTATACAGATTTGGATATGAAAACCAATTTTCTCCAAATTGAGGTTCTTGATAAATGTGATTAAGTTGTGTATTCATTATTTGATTAATAGTTAAATTTTTACCGTTATTTTCCCACCAATTTAAAACATTACGATAAGATTTATGATGACAATCATCTACCAGTTCTGGATTTCTGTAAGTTGATTTTGCATTATAAAAATCCTCAACAAATAAAGGAAAACAATATATGTTTGGATTAGTATGAAAAAATAATACGTCCTCAACTACAGGAATAAAACTAGTGTTTAGATTAAAATCAGTATCAAAATAATATAAGTCTAAGAGATATTTTGCATAGTTTCTTTTTATTAAATACCCAGCAACACACCAGTCTTTATCTCTTCTTTCTTCAAAAGAATACGCTTTAACATTATATTCTCTTACAATAGTTAATTGAATACCATTCCAATCTTTAGGAAGATTTTGATAGAATTGCTTCCAGGTAAAGTTCCAGTGTTCAACAGTTTCTAAAGACAAATCGTCTTCAACAATCAAAAAATATTCATCATCATAAGTCTCGTATAATTCCCTGAGTAAACATAAATGAGAAGTAATCGGACCTTTTGAATGTTCCGCCAAAAGATGCACATTTGTTCCGATTAAATTATGATTATAATTTTCAAATCTTTTGAATAAATGAGGAACATAGTTTGTTATATTATATTTTTGAAACCAATTTTCTAAATTAGTTCTTCTGTCTAGGCTTTCTTCTAAACTAATGTAATGAATAGTTGGAAGTCCTTCAAGTTTGTTCATGAATAAAATCCTCCACAAATGATTTAGAAACTTTTAAAATATAAGCAGCATTATCTTGAGCACCAAAAGTAATCAAGTAATCATTTTTATATTCTACAAGACCACAACAAAACTCAATTTTTATATTCATAAACGAAAATAATTTTGATACTTTTTGAAGTTTAAATTCCTTATCCCAAATTACAAACCGATGGCGATAAGTCGCGTTTTTTCTTCCCTGTTCTGAATTATAAAGATGTGTCTCGTGAAGAAGTGATAAGTATCCGTTTTTATAAGGAATTACCTGAGAACCACCTCTTAGGTCAGTTTGTAGAGTAGGATTTGGGTCAGTTTGAAAGACTTCTGTTTCCTTTCCAGTAATATCAAATTTCATTAGTGCAGTGGGATTAGACCACTTTAATAAATGAAAAGGTTTATCTAGAATTGGAGTACAGTTTTTCATACAGTATTCTTTATCTGGGGAGGGTCCAGGAATACGATAACGAAAAACTTCTTTGACCGAATAATCAGAAATCTGAAATTCACTAATTTCCATTCTTCCGGTTCCTTTGTCGTCTAAGTCTCTGCGAACACCAATACCATAGAGTTTATCATTCCATTCTACTAACCGAACATCTTCAAGGCCCACAAAATCCCACTGTGGTTGATAGGTATCAAAGTCTGAAGTATCTATTTTTGAATAGTGAACCGTATCTATATTGTCATCTAGTTCTGCAATGTAATTTGTGGTTCTCAGGTGCATATCATTTTCTGGATGAATGTAGGATAATGGACCCCACATATGCTCAAACCGATTGAGTTCTGCGTGATATAATGTATAATTTACATTACGAAGATTGACTAATATTCTGTTCTGATAAATGAAGACAGAAGGATTTGTGATTGATGGTCCCGAAAGGTCTTCTGGGTTTATAAGTAGAGGTTTAATTGTTCCACCATTCTCCAATGCATATTTAACGAAATTCATGAGGACATTATAAGTTTTGTTTATTTATAAGTTTAGTAAACCGATAGATTTTTTCGGATCACTGCGGTTATTCATTGTTCGGTGGCATCATCTGAGCAACGAAACTGGTCGGCAGGTTGAACTGATGGGCCAGAGCGCCGATTTCTCCCAGTAGCTCGGGAGAAACCCCACCAGTGGCTAAAACTCGCTGCCACAAACCGATGAATAAGCGGGTGTCGCCCTTGCTGGCTTCAGACAGGCCGATGCTCAGGCCATTGGCCAGTGCGGTGGGGATGCTGTCGTACAGTTCGGTGATGGCGGGGTTAACCGCCAGCTCGATACCGAAACCCATCCACTGGGGTTCGGGAGTGTGGGCAGCGTCGTAGCTGGCCTGTTCCTCTGGGGTGGTGTCGCGCAGTGCCCAATTGATCACCCAGCCATCAGCGGTGATGGTTGGCGGGATCTGCTCAACGATCTGCAGGCGGTGGTCGTAACCATCGGGCTGAGGGTTGATGGTGACCGGAAAGACGTCGAAGGGCGCCAGGTCTTCCGGGGTGGGTTCAGTGGGGAATGAGATGTTGGGGTGTGCTTTGCGGAGCTGCCAGAGGTTGTAAGGGTACTCGGGCTGACCGTCTGCAGCGATGTGGACGTAGTTCATGAGATGAGTTCCTCCTGGGTGGACAGCTCGGCAATTTGCTCCGCGATCACATCGCGGATGATGCGAGCGCGAAGCTGCTGGTGGAGTTCTTCGTCAAGGCGAGCCTGCAGATCATCACGGAATGAAAGCAAATCATCGTTATCGGCGTGGTCGGCGTTGATTTTGGCGATGGCCAGGCGGTAGTTGTCGATGTTGATTTGATAGGAGAGCAGTTCGTGATCGCGGCCTTCAAGGGCGGCGGTTAGAATGGAGAGCTTGTTCATTAGGAGTTCCAGGGATAGGCGGTAATAAATGGAGAGCTGCCATGAGCCACTGCAATAGTATCACCAGCCGGAGAAAATGCAACGCCAACGCCGTCACCTGTAGGCAGCGTCGCGGGATTGGTGTACTTCGTGCCGAAGCCAGATGCTGACCAGGGATAGGCGGTGATAAATGGAGAGCTGCCATGAGCCACTGCAATAGCATCACCAGCAGGGGAAAATGCAACACCGAAGCCGGTGCTCGTAGGCAGCGTCGCGGGATTGGTGTACTTTGTACCGAAGCCAGATGCTGACCAGGGATAGACGGTAATAAATGGGGAGCTATCATGAGCCACTGCAATAGCATCACCAGCAGGGGAAAATGCAACGCCCCAGCCAGTGCCCGTAGGCAGAGTTGCAGGATTCGTGTACTTTGTGCCGAAGCCAGATGCTGACCAGGGATAAGCGGTAATAAATGGGGAGCTGTTAAGAGCCACTGCAATAGTATCACCAGCCGGAGAAAATGCAACGCCGAGGCCGTCGCCCGTAGGCAGAGTTGCAGGATTCGTGTACTTCGTACCGAAGCCAGATGCTGACCAGGGATAGGCGGTGATAAATGGAGAGATGCCATGAGCCACTGCAATAGTATCACCAGCCGGAGAAAATGCAACGCCGAAGCCGGTGCTCGTAGGCAGCGTCGCGGGATTGGTGTACTTCGTGCCGAAGCCAGATGCTGACCAGGGATAGGCGGTGATAAATGGAGAGCTGTTATGCGCCACTGCAATAGCATCACCAGCCGGAGAAAATGCAACGTCCCAGCCAGCGCCCGTAGGCAGCGTTGCAGGATTCGTGTACTTTGTGCCGAAGCCAGATGCTGACCAGGGATAGGCGGTGATAAATAGGGAGATGAAATGAGCCACTGCAATAGTATCACCAGCAGGGGAAAATGCAACACCGAAGCCGGTGCCCGTAGGCAGAGTTGCAGGATTCGTGTACTTGACCCCAAACCCCGGCGGTCCACCACTATTCGTTGCTGCCAGCAACGCACTACGTCTCAGCATGATCAGACCCTCCCCTTAAGTGGTGCAATTTCAATTGTGGTCTGACCACCAACGACTGTAATCACCACGGTCTCTATTTCATTTTCTGTTGGTGTCATTGCGCTACCTCCGTCCCATTTCACCGTGTAACCACTATTTCCCGTAAACCATGAAATCGTGCCGGATGTATACTGAAAACTCAGCACCCCGCGCCATAAATACCCGCTCGGGATTGTAGTCAGATTCGACAGGTTAATCGTAGTTGCCGCTGCAATCGCTGCAGCAGTAACAAACTCGTTGGCAGCCTGCACATCCAACGAGTAAACATTGCTCGCCGCCGTTACCGTATTCCGCACCTGGCAGGTGGCACCCCCTACCGTCAGCTCCCACCCGGCTACGGCAGCCGTGCCCAGACCCAACCCTGCAAACTGCGGTGTGCCAGTGGTGCCGAGACCCACATTACCATCAGTAATTCCAGTTAAATTTGAACCATCTCCATAATAAGTTACAATACCAGAAGTGGCAGTTACAACTCCTGAAGATATTCTGACTATTCCTAATGTAGAAATACCCGTGACATTTAAATTATTTACGGTCGCATTTGAAAAAGCAGACGCTCCTTGAATACCTTGAATACCTTGAATACCCTGTGGGCCAATAGAACCAACAATACCAGATATACCTTGAGTTCCTGTAGTGCCCTGAATACCTTGAATACCTTGTGGGCCAATAGAACCAACAATACCAGATATACCTTGAGTTCCTGTAGTGCCCT